TACTGGAGATCAAGGACCACCCGGACCAACCGGAGATCCCGGTGCATCCGGAGCTAGCGGAACAGCCGGAGCAACCGGAGCTACTGGAGATCAAGGACCACCCGGACCAACCGGAGATCCCGGTGCATCCGGAGCTAGCGGAACAGCCGGAGCAACCGGAGCTACTGGAGATCAAGGACCACCCGGACCAACCGGAGATCCCGGTGCATCCGGAGCTAGCGGAACAGCCGGAGCAACCGGAGCCACTGGACCTACTGGAGCAACCGGAGCCACTGGACCTACCGGAGCCACTGGACCTACCGGAGCTGCTGGAGCTGCCGGAGCCTCTAACACTATAATCGCTAGTAGTTTTGGCGGGTTGTAGTTATAATTGTCTATACTAAAAAGGAGCACATATGCCAGTTACATCGACACCTATTTTTCCGCAAGCACCATACTTTGTCGCAAAGACACTTGCAGCACAAACAGCTTGTACTACTAGAGCTCCTACTGCAACAGCATCACTAGCAGCAGCAAATATTGTAGAGGTTGTACCAGCTTCAACTAATGGGTTAAGGATTGATAGTATTCAAGTCAACTCTTGCTCTACTTCTTTTACTTCAGCCACTGCTGGTAATATCGTAGGCATATGGGTATGGGATGGTACTACTGCTTTCTTGTTTACAGAAATACTTGTGACCGCTGTAACTCCTTCCACTACTGTTGCTGGGTTTACTACTACTTTGACTTTCGTAAACCCTCTTGTATTACCCCCTACATTTAAGCTTTTTGCTTCCGTTAGCGTTACTACTACAGCTAGTACTACAGCTTTGCAAGTTTGCGTGATGGGGGGAGCATATTAATGCCAGGAGCATTTAGTTACGGAATGACTCCGGCTAACTCTCCAAAGGGTTCTGCATTCCAAGCAGTTCAGCCTTCTGTAATTCCTGTTGGTGTTATCGAAATGTTTGCTGGTTCTACCGCCCCTAATGGATGGCTAGTTTGTGACGGAAGAACTGTAAGCAGAAAGACTTATAGCGATCTTTTTAAAGTCATTGGCACTACTTATGGTGCTGGAAATTCTAACGATACATTTACTTTACCAGATATGCGCGGTAGGTGTCCAATTGGCGTAGGTACTGGTTCCGGTTTAACAGCTAGAACATTAGCCTCAACTACGGGAGCAGAGACTGTTACTCTGACTGCTTCCAATATTCCTTCAATTACAACTGGAACTCAAAGTGCTAATCATACTCACTCTGGGACTACTAGTGGAATCTCTGCAAACCATTACCATCAGAATTACTCCGATGGTGTGGGCAGCGGAAACATGGGAAGAGCACAGTACGGATTTAGTGCTCTTGGTGGAGGGTATGCAGGGCAGATTATCGTAGGAAGTGGTGCAAATGGATATTCTACTTCTTATACTGGCTATGTCTCAGGAGATCATACCCATACAGTAACGACAGGTAACGAAAGTGCAAACCATAGCCACACTTATACTAACAATAGTCTAACAGCTACAAGTATAATGCAGCCAGCTATTGCCATAAACTTTATAATCAAAACATAGGAGGTTATATGCTTCATTTAGGAATATTTAAAACACAGAGGTTAGTAGCAGACCAATACGAGGATATCTATAATTTAACATTAGATCAAAAAGATGAGTCTAATGTTGTTAAGAACTCTACTATGCCAGTTCCTTTAAGCTCAGACCTTGGGGCTTATTTGACAACTTTAATTAATCAAGTTTCAAATTTCATACCGAGTGCAGAACCAGACGAGCTATCTCAAGCTAAAGCTAGAAAACTACAATCCATAAACAATGAATGGATTGCACTAGAGAAAACCGGATGGGACTCGGGTAACGGCTACCACCTTGGTATCACCCCTTCTGATGTTGCCCTTATCGTAGGAGTGTTCTCTTTGGCTAGAGAGGCTTCAGCTATGGGCTTACCTTTGCCAGGATTAATTAGTTTAGAAGGAAACCCAGTTGAATTTGAAACCATACAAGATATGACTGTATTGCTTATGTACTATGGTAAGGCTAGATCTGATATGGCTAATGCTTTTGCTGCTAGACGAAAGGCGGTAGAAAATGCTACTATGATTGAAGAGATACCTACAATTTAAGAAAGAACAAGTATGATACCTTTTAAAACTCGAGTGGCAGTTCAGCTCAGTGTAGAAGATCCCCACGATTTAGAACCTATCAAACAAGCTTACTGCGTACTCGTTGAAGTTCATATGAACTTTGAACTTGAAGCTATGGTTGCTGTGTTTAAGTGCTGGAAGAGTGAACAAGCATTTCTGTCTGACCGCAAAGCATTTCATACTATTGAAATTCCTTTCCCCCCAGAAGAGGGCGGTAAAGAATTCTTTGAAAAGTGGAACACAGACGCAGCAAGCGTAATTTTAAGCACACATCTGCGAAATCATTGTTTACTCCATCCATCTCTAGCACAAGCAAAGGTCGTAAGTGAGTAAGACTCAGCTTGTCATCAAGCACAAATGGGCACTAGGTGACACTGTGTTGCTAACCGCTCTTGTTCGTGATATTCAACTAGCCTACCCCAATCAGTATCAAATCGTAGTAAACACCAACTGGAGTAATGTCTGGTGGAATAACCCCCATGTCGTAAGGGCTGACGCAGCGGCCTCAAGTAAAGCAACGCATGTAGAGGTAAGCTGGGGCGATGCTATTCGCTGGAACTCTTATGCTAAGTATAATGACCGGCGTGAGATGAAACATATCCTAGCTTGGTATCACTACGACTTCGAACGCAAAACCGGCATCCATGTCCCAGTGACGAAACCTCGCCCAGATCTTCACATGTCTGAACAAGAGTTAAATTCCAGAATTGAAGGACGCTATTGGGTTATCTTATCCGGAGGTAAACTAGACCTAACTGCCAAGCACTGGCACGCACATCGAGCACAAGAGGTGGTAGATAAGCTGTTGGCAAAAGGTATTCACTGCGTACAAGCTGGGGCAACCCATACTAACCATATACACCCGCCATTGCAGAACACTACAAACATGCTTGGTAAAACTGAGAATGTAAGAGATTTATGGAATATCATTCGCTATGCTGATGGTGTGATTTGCGGGGTAACTGGTGCAATGCATATCGCAGCAGCCTTTGAAAGACCTTGCGTGGTTTACGCAGGCGGGCGAGAAGATCCTTGGTTTGAAGCCTATGTAAATGGTTTTCAAGCTTTTGGGCCAACTGCTGAACCTGTGAAAGTAGAACACAAGTTTTTACACACTATTGGATTACTAGAATGCTGTGCAACTCAAGGGTGCTGGAAGAACAGAACAGTAGCTTTAGACCCACAAGATCTAACACGCAAAGCACACACGCTCTGTCGGCAGCCGCTTCGCACCGCTCCTCATCCAGTACCGAAATGCCAAGACTTAATTTCATCCGATCATGTAGTAGAGGCAGTTATGGACTATTACGATAAGTCGGTGTTACCCCCTATTAAAATTGTAGACAACCCTGCTCCAACTGTAAGCATAGTACGAGTGCAAGAGGGTAACCCTATAACAACAGAAATGCCTATAAAGATTGTGCGAGAGCCCTCCACCGCTATCAAAGAACAGAAACCTTTTCAAAAGGTTCATCCACAAGAACTCACAAGTGTAGGGGTAGGGCAGATACAGCGGCAGTTACCTCTCATGGATAACCCAATAATCGGAGGTAAGATTACTATCTGCGTTCTTTGTTATGGACCTCACCCGCAACTCGCCAAGACTTGTCTATCCAGCATTCTAGCTACTATCCCACCCGAACGATTAGACTTGCGTATTGGGCTTAATGAAGTGCATCCCGATACTTTTGCTTATGTGAAAACATTACCGGTTACAAAGATCTACGCAAACAGTCTTAACCGTTATAAGTATCCTGTCATGCGAGATATGTTCTGGGATGAGCAAAGACCTATTACCACGAACTATGTAGTATGGTTTGACGATGATACTTGGGTAGTTAATCCAAACTGGATCAATGATTTATGCCAGACCATCATAGATAATCATCCTAAAAATTATCGTATGTTTGGTTCTTTAATGTACCATGATTTAACAATGTATGCTAAAAATGGCAACGACCCTACCGCTTGGTTTAAGACTGCAGACTGGTATCGTGGGCGTAATTTTCGAATGCGTGGCAGTCAAAAAGAACAAACAAATGGAAGTGTGATAGACTTTGCAGTAGGGTGGTGTTGGGCTATAGCTACGGAAGCTATTCGCAAAGCGAATATCCCAGATGTAAGGCTTGGGCACAATGGCGGAGACATTACATGTGGCGAAGCATTGCACCAAGCTGGCTTTGACATCAAGCAATGGAATATGGGCAAATCGCTAGTGGCCTGCCCAAGTATGGCTAACGGCGGGCGACGAGGTTATTCTGAGAAATTCCCATGGGCAAACGAGTAATAAAATGAATAAAATTGGCTTGTGCATGATTGTTAAAAACGAAAGCAAAATAATAACAAGATGTCTTGATAGCGTTAAACCCTTAATAGAGTATGTCTGCATCGTAGACACCGGATCAACAGACAATACGATTGAAGTAATTCTAGCTTGGCTTAATAAAAATAATATGTTGGGTAAGGTAATAACAGAACCTTGGAAAGATTTTGCTCATAACCGAACGTCTGCTCTTGCTCACATCCGAAAACAAACTGACATTGATTATGTGCTGATGATTGATGCAGATGAAACCTTAGTGTATGACAATGATTTTGATGCGAACAAGTTTAAACAAAGTATGGACAAAGATCTTTACATGATTAAATGTCATCACGACAACATCGTGTTTGATCGACTATCCATTACGAAGAATAAAAAGCCCTATGTGTACAAAGGAGTGCTGCACGAATACTTAGACTGCGAAGACCCAATAGAAACTAGAGCTGTGTTACTTGGTGTTCGCAACACCACGCCACATGACGGAGCAAGAAGCCAAGTTAATAAGTTTGAGAATGATGTGGCCATTTTTGAGAATGCTCTTTTGACGGAAACAGATCCATTTCTAATAGCAAGGTACACATTTTACCTTGCGCAGTCATTCCGAGATCTGAATCAAGATGCCAAAGCATTAAAATTCTATCTTCAAAGATCTACACAAGGTTTTTGGTCTGAAGAAGTATATATGGCTCTTTTAAACGCAGCTAGGCTTAAAGAAAAGCTAAAGTATAAAGATGAAGATATCATCCAAAGCTACATGCAAGCACATGAAGTCATCCCCCATAGGATTGAAGCTATACACGGAGCAGCAAAGTTTTGTCGCACAAGCTCAAAATACCATCAAGCTTATCTCTTAAGCAAATGGGGGCAAAGCCTTCCGGTACAAAAAGATGGGTTGTTTGTAGAAGCTTGGATCTGGGATTATGGCATAGAAGATGAAGTTAGTGTAAGTGCTTATTGGTCAGGGCATTACGCAGACGGTTTAAAAGTTACTAAAGAGCTATTGAAAAAGATACCAGAGAAACATTTAGATAGAGTGAAACAAAACCTAATCTATTTTGAAGGTAAGATTTGATGCTGGTTTTAGACCACACCATAATGCACGAATTGTGGCAAGATCCTCTATTCTGGGAATGCGTACCCTGCCTTGAAAACTACCGAGAAGAAGCAGAGCAAGTAGCTGTGCAAGCAAATATTGCACAAAGTAGTCTAAAAGTAAAACACAGTTCGTTGTATACTCAATGGCTGCAACTACTGCACGAGTGGGCAAAAGAGCAGCCCGCTAAGGTAGGACAGCTAGTAGACTACATTCAACAGAAGCGTCCGCATTGTGCAGAAGATATAGCCCTACCGCTTATGCTAGGGCAAAAAGATCAAGTGTTTATTTTTAGGAAGTAATTACATGACTCGGCGTATATGTCTTACACGATCTGCGACTACGACTACTTCAAATACAAATTACGGTACTTACCGTCTGCGGGTTGATGTCGTTGCAGTAGAAGGTCCAGACCTAGATGCCAATATTTTTGTGTACCGAAACAATCCGCCAAGTCCTTACACAACACTATCCACAGATACATTTGAAGCCGTTGCGGGACCGCCTCAACTTGCTAACATACCTGCAGGGGCTTCAAATCCGGATTTGAGCTGGCCTTACTTTCGTTTAAACTATATTGAGCTAGATGTGGCCTCTACAGCAGAAGCAGATGGAATCTGGGCAGAGATTCAAGCGGAGACTAAAGAACTGCTTGACGCGCTAGAGCGGCTGTCTCAACTTCAAGTAATTCAAACTGTGTGGTTTCCTTCTGCACCACCTACCCCATAAGAAGCTATTAACTACAAGGAAAACAAACCATGGCTGAACTAAACAAAATGTTAATCCTAGAAGAATCTGTGCTACTAGGTATGATTGGTAATCCAACCTTTGTACAAGAGTTTCCATTCATGGCTGGGGCCGATGGTGTTATAAACGCCAAACCTTCTGGATGTGGTCGCTGCAATCAGAAAGCGGGAAGACGAATCCAAGCACTCAATGGCATTAAGCAATCAATTGTTTCCATGAGTGTTGAGAAGAAACTGAAGCTTAAACAAATGGTAAATGCAGAAAAAGTCCGTGTTCTAATCTCCGCCGGCGGTAAGGTTACCGAGTACACTTTCTAGCCTAAATAATAGGCAAATTCGTGTCATTATTATATGAGAGCGATTAGCTCTTGAACTCTTTTATCTACTTGCTAGTGCTAGCAAGAGTTAGGAGTTCTGTTTCTAGGTATGTATGTAGGGAGACAAGTTATGATAAGCAACACAAACGGTATGGCTCTTTTCGTTTTAGCTCGCAATCATGGGCATGAGTGGACAAATCACACTTCGTTACAGCAACTTCAAGATGTTGGGTGGGCTATGGCATCGATGGCTGCGAATGACGGAGTGGAGCGGTTAATGGCAGAAAGACAGAAAGAAAATTTGTCGCTGCCTGGTGGGATCTCCGCAGACATCGCCCACACAACCGGCAGTGGTCGGTTAAGCTGGTTCTGCTACCAGGGCGAGTCTGGCCGGATCAGTATGTCAGTGAATAGGCCCGGTGTGGGGCTTACTGGCAGCACCTCGGTGGTGCTGAGATTGGAGGCAATTTGCTTCAATCACCCAGCAGGGCTTGAGTTGATATGGGAACTTGACGATATCGAGCTAATGGAAGATCTTGTACACCTTAGGCATATCCGAGCAATCACGGTTGCTCTCTTTAACAAGGCCGATGAGGCCGAAGTGGAGTGGTTTTTGGGGTTCATTAAGAACCCAGCATTCTGTTCGAAGATCCGTAAAGAACTGACGGATGAGACGGAAGCTGCTGAGCTGGCAGCTGGGATGCCCGCCCAGCGACCAACTTCTGGTACTGTGCGGGCCCCCGCCATAGTCGATTAATAAAACCGTCCTGAGCCGACGTTAAAGGGCTCATTGTTATAATTCCCCGCCCTCGCTTACCAGCTAATGGTAAGTGAGGGTTTTCTTTTTTAACTATCGGAGAACAAGTTATGGCCAAGTTTGAATGCAATGAGTCAGAAGGGCTGTCATGTATAGACCGCCTTTCCAAAATGGACCCTGCCGCCCGTTGGCATGACTCCGAAGAGGAGAAATGGGCGAACAGCGGTGCAGCCCTATTTATAGGGGGCCCAGAGGAACCGAATGGCGGTGGCTTCTATTGCCAGTTCTTTGAAGACGAAAGGGAGATAAGGTGTCGCATCACCTACTCCTCATATAAGGGATTCAGTGAGGAGAGTATAAAAGCTCTCCTCGAAGAGTCGGTAAAAACCCCCATTGTACTTGCTCGGAGGTATTAGTGGAAACTGTGACAGTTAAAAAATCCTTGTTCTCCGTAATAAGACGGACAAAATATCACTTCACCAAAGAGCCAAGGTGGGAGACGCTTGTTCCCACCTTGGTTTTTCTAGTGTCCATGTTAATTGCTTGTGCCTATTACAAGTTTTAGGAGGTGCTATGAAACGGGAGTGGGAACAAGTTGACTGGTTACCAGCTGGAGCTAAGTACACAGGCAACAGATATGTGGTTTGGGATTGGTACTTAGCCGATAAGAAGAAGTTGGTGACGGTATTTAGGGCATACACCACCGCAAAAGCTGCTGCTAACTATTATCAAAAAGTTAGTAGAGAAGCTGCCTTTTTTGGTGGGCTAGTTAAACGTTTGGGGGTTAGGCATATGCCTTACAGTAAGTTGATTCCCATCACTAAGGTTTACGACCCTAAAAACGGAAAACCAACTAAGATACCAAAAAACGATGGATGCTCAGCTGTTAGCTGGGCAGCTGCATCGTTGTTAGTCTTTGAAGGTTAGTCTTTGAAAAGCCCTCAGCTAAATAAATGGCAATTCGGTGTCATTATTATATGAGGGCAACCTTAACTATTACGCCCTCGCTTGCCAATTTTGGTAAGCGAGGGTTTTCTTTTACCTACTTAAAGGAGTCAGAGATGAGTGAGTTTGAAAAAGAAACTTTGTCGGATTTGGCAAAGGTGATCCGCCTCCAAGCGGATCGGCCTACACCTCCAGAGTCTATCTGGAGACAGATCGAAAACTCGTTGCTAGGGGCAGTAATAATGTTTTTAGCAACATGGTGGCTAGCCACCATAATTAAGTTTTAACCAACGTCCTAAGCAAGACGTTAAAAGGCTTCGGTATTCTTACCCGTTAGCGTTGCCTGAAAATACGGCCTAAATCGCAAAGGACCTTATGGAGTGGGGGATTCACTCTGGAGTTTAAGGTTAGTCACCTTGCGCTACTCTTCAAGCGGAAACGACTAGTTAGCAATAGCAAAGCCAGTAGCTATTGCTAACTTGCGCACTGGAGGCATGACAAGCCCTCCGGCTGGTCCCGACAGACTTCGGGAGAGGTAACCCACCTAGCGAAAATGGGAATTAGATGAAAATTCTAATCGCCCTCGACAAGGCGTTAAAAGGTCAGGCTTCATCGTTACCCCTCGCTTGCCTGCTACAGCAAGTGAGGGTTTTTTATTTGTAGCAAGTTTTTAGCAGGGAGGTTTTTGTTATGAGCCCTTACACTTGCCCCTTTTATGGGGAACTAAGCCGAGAGGAATATGAGTTGCTAAAAGTGCCACACGGCACAAGCTTCAGTCATGTCCGCATGATAAGAACAATCAAACGTATCGAGCGTTTAATTGTTCTTGGTGCAATAGCGGTGGCGGTGGTGGTGGCGGTGGTGGTGTCGGTAGTGTGTTTAGTTTAAACTTTTAAACCCCTTGTGTGAGGCACAAGCGCAAGGGGGCAATCTAGTGCCATGGAGATAGACAATGACCGAGGTGATGTTTGAGAAAATGTCGGAAACAATCGGCGAAACAATGGGTAGCCAGTTTCGGCTGGCACAGTTGGCCCAAAAGGCCAAAAGATTGAAGGGAAAAGGCAAGAAATTGCCAAGGGGTTTTCAACTAGAGGCAGCTGACCCGCAAAAGGTGGGGATGTCGGAGCAAGCATCCGATGCCTTCAGCCCTGAGGCACTAGTCGAACTTTTTGCCCATCCGGCAAAGACAGTAGACTGGGACCAATTGGATTCCGTAAATTATTTCTGGGAGGGCGAGTAATATGTTGGTACTTACTAGAAAACCCGGTGAAATAATTATTCTCGACCTTGATGGTCGAGAAGTTAGTGTGCATATCTTGCACACTTCCACAGGCAGAGTTTCCCTTGGGGTTGATGCCCCGAGAGACATCAAGGTAAGGCGAGGAGAACTCGCTACAAATCCTACCAAGATGGTAGGAACAATTGGGTAAACCCAATGGTCGCAGTATGCGATTTGTTATTGTTGCTTTATTGCAATAATAATGAATCTCATACTGCGGCCGTTACCTTCCTATTGCTACAACGCAATGGGAAGGTTTTTTTCTTAGCTATTGGACAAGGAGATGATATGGAAGCCGAACGAGATAACATGTCGGATGTGTACCAGAGCTTCATGCTGCAGGTGCAGTCCACGCTGGAAGCTAACCTAGCACCAAAGGCTAAGCTGGATATCATTGCGGAAGTCGTGGAAGACTTCCAAAAGTTCCGTAAAGCATGTAGGCATGTCAAGCGAGTACTACGAAAACAAAAACCCTCAGATAAGTAATTTTGATTTCTTTTTGAGGGGCAACATACTAAACTAAACTTAGTTCAACAAACGAAAGGAACTAAACATGGCCGTAAAAGCATTGGTAGTAGAAATCTTGGGAGATGGTAGCCGAGGCATAGTCACTATCGAGAGTGATCTGCCTGACTTCGTAATGCAGATTGAAGAACTTCAGTCTGCCAAAGCAAGGGACTTTGTCTTGCAAGCAACTGTAAAGGCGGGCATCAAGGGTCTGCCTGGCATTAGCCGGACAGTGGATAGCCCTTATCCTGTAACAGCAGAGGGTGAACCTCTTGAAACTCTTAAGGATGAGAAGGGTTTGCCAATCCCTCTGACCGACCCTAGGGCAACCCCCAAGAGCTACAGAGCTCGCTACGAGGTCACTGCCCGTCAATGACCCAACATGAGATGATCATGCTTGATGAGGCAGCAACAAAGCGTCTCATCAAAGCAGTAGGTACTGATTTAGAGCAAATCTTATGGCTGGCGGACTGGTTGCTGCATCTGAATGTATTTTCAGATGCACAAGTCTATGATACATTGAACTTTGTAAAATCTGGAATTGAAGCTTTTGCAGTATCAGTAAAGACTGACACTCCACAAGTTACCACTGTCTGTGTATGTGATTCCCGCTGGGTTTCCATCTCGGGTGCTGCTTCTTTTCTAGATACGCAAACCTCGGAAGTGGTAGAACAATTACCACAAGCAGCGGTAACGCATATCTTTTGCGACCTAGCTGCACTACAGCTACGCATGGAACACCGAAAGAGGAAGTTCAATGGTCCACAACCAGCTACTAAAGAACCTGCTCAAGCAAGCAGCAACAAGCCAACTGAGCAAACCAGTAGCTCCGAAGATGATTCAGCGCACACTGCTGATGTCTGAGGACGCATTTGCTACACCGCTATTCTTACTAGTCATGGATAAGTATGGCCCAGAAGCTATGCAATGGGCACCAGAGACGATACGCATGGAGTTAGAAGCGGATTTCCAATGTGAGCTGCCTTCGTTCTCCCTCGATAAAATCATGGCTGCAATTACAATTGTAACCACAAACTTCTTCTACAAGGATGTAGGTAGGTTCATATCTATCTGCAACATACTCGCAGGGGACGACTTCAATCCCGAAGTCTTTGACCCTGCAGACACAGACGAAATGCTTCTTGGAATTACGGAAGCCATGCTTTTATGGCCTCCGGATGAAGATAAGAATGACTCAGAATTTTGTGAAGAAATCCGAGAATACATTTCACAAATGTTAAAGGTAGAGGGTATACTTCACCCCTTCGATGTCCTGCGATTGGCGTTTCCCGCCGACCAATCGATAAATGTGGACGCAGATTACGCCGATGATCCAGAGATGTATTCTGCCATTTATCAAGTACAGCAGGGGAAGACAAACGAGACGCGGGCTATATATCTGGATAATGTCTCAGCGTTGGCTAAACAATTATCTGCGTTGTCTTTGCAAAACGGCAGCACAGAACCTATGGTTAAACAACTACAGGATATTGTACAAAAGGCTGGGCTGGGATCTTCTCAAGGAGAAGCGTTATGATGAGTTTGATTGCGGTAGGATTGTTATCGATAACAAGTGCGGGCGAACCTGCACAGTGTGCGGGAGCTAATTGCTCTGCTACTCGAAAAGTAGAAGTAAGCCGAAGCAGAACTCGGACGCACAGCCGCATCCAGTTTGAACAAGAGTACAATGGTAAAGTACCAGTTCCGGATGCGTGGTTTCCTTGGAAACCAAACAGTACTGATATTAAAAGATTTAATCACAAAAAACGCTGCTGCCGTTAAGCACTAGCGTTAAATAATAAACCAAAGGACTAGCATGAAAGTGCTGGTCCTTTTTCTTTTATAGGAGCACAAAATGGAACCAGTAAAAGTCGTAGTGGTATGGGCATCCACCCAAGAGAACTTAGACAAGGGATTTGTCCACATAGTGACTGGGCACGAAGGCCCAAGAGTGTACGACAAGGATGCCTTGGATACAAGAATAGAAGAGGACGGCAAAGACATCCCATATGCGTTGTCTTGGCAGGAAGCTTGGCACTTCATGGATGGAGCTAATATCGGAAAAAAGGTGCAGCTGAATCTGAAGACAGCGAAGCGTATTGGACTATTTAAATAAGGAGAAAGAATGATAGTCAATTTAGTCTTTAATGAGCGGGGTCGGGCTCGGTCTAGAGGAGCGTATCACCCACTCAGAAAACGCTACCCATTTACTAACAACGAGAAAATCGTCGTGAAGTTGGCAGCGGGTATAAAAGAAATGACTATGTCAGATTACATAAGGTCGGTAGTTGTACCGAAGGCAGCGCAAGATGCAAAGAAAATAAACGAAATTCTCGACACATTATAAAGGAGAAATCATGAGTCATCTCGCAAGCGGATTTTGTGTCACAGATATTGAGGCACTCGCCTTGACTGTGAAGGAAAAGTGTCCGGAGCTAGAGCTAGTAAAGCAAAAGCATTATAGAACTTGGACCACCGATCATGGTGGTAGGCTTGTGGGGGATTATCCCCTACCAGGCTTGTATCAGTTAAAAATGATGGCGGTACTGAAGCGACAAGGCATTGATGTGCATGCCAAGGCAGAATCACAGGGAGTTAAGCTCCCAGCTAACCTCGCAGAGTTGGAGCTAAAGTCTTGGGACCTAGCCCAGCAAAAGTTGCTGCTGCAAGATGCAGAGTTCAAAGCTGCGTATGAAAAGATATGCAGTGAGACAGTAGGTCAAGATGCCGAGTTCGTTATTCGATACAAACAATCGAGTAATAACAACAAAGCCTACGAGATAGGCTTGATCCCTCACCCAATAAGGAAAGGTGAGTACTTAATGATGACGGACTTCTATGCCCAAGGGAATGGGCTGCTTAATGCCCAAGGGGTAGGCCAGTACAAGTACAAAGACGGCAGCTGGGGTGGAGAACTTAAGCAAGCCTATGCAGGGATGGCTGCAGAAAGGGCCATCGTCTCTCAGATCAAAGCTGGAAACCCTGAGTATGGTCGGTATGAGAAGACTGTACTTCCCGACGGCAAAATCAAAATAGAAGTCTTTCCAAGGAGTTAAGCATGAACAACAAGAAGATCGTCATCATGATCGATGACAAAGGCGAAGTGCAAGTAGAAGCCTTTGGGCATAAGGGCGGAAGTTGCACCAAGGCAACGGATCCACTGACCAAAGCGTTAATCGGCGGAGTGATAGAAGATCGGAAAAAACCCGAATTCTATCAAAATGATGTGTCAATAAAAGTGCATGAATTCGAATAACTAAAGGAGTCAGTATGAACATTGTAGAAAAATTGAATGGGTATTTCGCAGCCGGCCAGTCTGGACTAGTGCTTACCTCAGTCGAGCCAGAGGAGTGTCTTAGGGAATTGGCAGAAGCGGCAAGGGCTTCCCAAGGTACGGAAGACAGACTTGACCTATTGTTCTGGGATGTGGCAGACGGAGTTACCGACGCACATGGTAACCCTGTCAACCTCGGGGCAGCAGATGCCTCGCAGGATGACGACATCGCAGCATTGGGTATTAGCAGCTCGTCTAAGAAAATCGGGCTGCATGACTGCTTCGAGATCGTGCTAGGCATGATCCGTGGTCGTGCTTACCGAGCAGCAGCAGACGAAGTTAGTGCGGATGACAAGCACATGCGTGTGCTAGTCGTAAGAAACTTTGATAGGCATCTAATGCCACAAGGCCAGCAAGGTGCACTAGACTCGGTGCTGCTAGCCCAAGCACAAAAGTTGATCAATGAAGGTCAAGCAACGCAGGTGTTCTTGATCATGCAGACCACCCCAGAGTTCGAGCTTCCGATGGAGCTCATGGTCCATTGTGAATATGTCGTGCATGAGCTTCCTACTGGGGAAGAGCGTAGCACCATCATTACAGACCTAGGAGTGTCCGAGGTCAGCCAAGCCCTGCTAAACGCAACTGCGGGCCTATCTAGGGCCAAGACGGCCCAGTATGTAGCAGAGACGATGGCAAACTTTGGGTACCTCAACCCAGCTGCCATCTTCCAGAAGAAGGCAAGCCACTTGTCTAGGGCATCTAAGCTGGATGTCTGGAGCCCCGAGTTCGTCACCCAGATCAAGCTGTGGCCAACCCCCAACTGTCTTGAGTTGCAAGATGCTACAGATGTGACGATGATCCAAGAGGAGACTCATGTCCAGAACAAACAGCTCAAAGAAGGGGAAATCCGTGTTAGGGTCAAGTTCATTCAGAACGGCAAGAAGATAGAGAAATGGCTAGACCCCATGCTATCCAGTTACTTTGAGCACACTTGTAGACCCGAGCGTGACTTCTTCTCGCTCAAGTCGGTAGTTGGGCTTAATGGTTTGAAAAACTTTCTAAGGAAAGGTTTCAGACCAGAGGTGCCAGATCGTGCTCGTATGAAGCATGTCCTTATGCTAGGTGTCCCGGGTACGGGTAAGTCCTTCACCATGCAGTGCTGCTCTGGTGAGTTCAACACTCCGCTGTCCAGCATGCAGGCTTCTAACTTATACAGCAAGTGGCTGGGCGATACCGACAAGATCCTAGCGAGGATGCTATCCACAGTTGAGATGATCGGTGGCATCCTTGCTATCGACGAGTTTCAGCGGTTCCTTCCTCAAGGTGGTGGTGGCGAAAGCGGTGGGGTGGAAAGCCGTCTGCTGGGTACGCTGCTTGGCTGGTTTAACAATCAGCAGAGCAATCTGGTGTTATCGGCAGCTAATAACATTAGCAATCTACCCGACGAGATCACTCGCTCTGGTCGTGTGGATGCCCTAATGTTCGTAGGTTTCCCAGGCAGAGAAGCCAAGGATGCTGCATGGGCTATGTACATGAAGCGTCACGAATTGGTTGAACAAGAACGACCAGAAGACAACTATTGGACTCCAGCTGACATCATGTCGTGCTGCCGTCTTGCGGAGTTACAGGGCGTAACCATCAAGTACGCAAGTAGGTGGATAACTCCATCCTACGAAAAGAATCAGAAACAGATGGATAGTTTAATGGAGTGGGCAGAGTCCGCTGGTTGTATCTGCTCTGAAAGCGGAGAGCGTTTTAAACATCCAAAAAGTGCAGGGAAGTCCTCTGTAACGGATGCACCAAAGAAAGTGACTAGAAAAGTAAAAACTAGTCGAGAACTCTAAAAGGAGAAAGAACATGGGAATCATTACAAGAATGCTAGTTAAGTTAGTGCCTCAAGAAAAAATCGATAGCCTCATCAAAGAGGTTATCGAGGAGAAGTTCAGCAATGTGTTAATGCAAGAGCAGATCCAGTTGTCCATACGGGCAATTGCACACACAGAGATAAACGAGTTAGAGTTGGAAGAAGCGGTTTCTTCCAAGTGGAGCCTCAAGGAAATAGCAGCTTCGGTTGCGGATGCACTCGATAAGGGCTTATTGGCAGAAGAGGTAGCGGAGCGGTTTACTGCATCCGAAATTGCCAGCGAAATAGATGCAGGTGATGTTGCCTACGAGATTGGTGCCTCGGAAGTGGCAGAGAATGTCAATCTAGATGATCTAGCTGGCTCCATTGATCTCGATGAGCTTGCTGACAAGATCACGGAAAAGAGAATGAAGGACATAGACATGTCTAAGATCGACTACGAACAACTAGCGATCTCATTAATGTCCACAATTAAATTACTAGCAACTCTCAAAGAAAAAGTTTCCAAATAATAAGGAGAATAGTATGCAGAAGGAATTATTCAGTACAGAAGGCAAAGCATTGGCAACTAACAAGACGGTAACCTATTGCACAGTGAAGTTCACTGTAGGCTGGTTGCCCGGAAGCATAGGCTTCACAGAACAAGCCAAGGCCGTTCTGGCCTCTGGTCTTGGCACAGACAGCAAAGTCATCCGAGGATCCTATGCGATCCTCGGTGCATCTAGAGACAGTCTAATCCAAGAGGGAGCTGCCCTTCGTAGGCTGTTGACTCTTATCCGTGACAGTTACACGATCCCCGAATATACCTTAGTTGCATCCGCAGCCCAAGATATCTCGACTCTTCGCCCAGAGAAGATCAAGGGTAGCTACTTGATCGAGTCCTGCAAAGTGGATGAGTTCATGGAAAGGTTCAATGCAGCACGACTGCAGTACCTTACATGGGGGAAGCGGGTATCCGAGCCAGATAACTACGAGCGGATTAAGGAGGCGGATCGTATATCCCTAGCAAAGGACTGGGATATCATCAGTTCCAAGTACCCAAGTGCTCATGCACTTGCGGACGCAGTGACTTGCGATATGCCTCGCATCGAGCCTTTTGATGCCTCATTCACCATGGCAGATGTCGCACCAGCAACGGCCAAGTTCCTACGAGAACAAGCAGAAGCACGACTCAATGCTTCTGTGGAAGGTGCTACCTCTGAGCTTATTGCTGAGTTCAAGGAAATGGTCGAAGCAGTCGCTAAGAACTGCGGTAAGCGTATCCGCCTATTGCCTGGGCTAGAGTCCAAACGGCAAGAGCTAAGGTATGCCGAAGTTCAGCAAATCCTCCGTCACACTGACGATGAGGAAGTACCAGCGGGTAAGCTTCTGGTAACAGTACAGACAGCAAGTCCTAAAGGCGGGTCATCCGATGCCTTCATCCAAACAGGCAAGCCAACTACCATGCTTCTCACCGAGGCAGAGTACAAGGAACTACAGCCCTACGAGACTGAAGAGCATCGTGCTCTCACTCAGTCTGCGTTTGAGAATCTTCAATGGCTAGCCCAGAAGATCTCCGCAGTCAAAACCATGCTGGGAACTAACCCAGAAGTTAGTAACCTAACCAGCCTTGCAGATGAGATCTCTGCAACTTTAGGCACCCTAGGCGGTTCTGCTGCTGAGATTACCAAGCAGCTTAAGAACTCAAGCTTTGCTAGGACTACAACCAAGCAAACATTCAATAAGTTCTTTGATCGTCTTGTAGCTCAAGACATCGAGATCAAAACTAAGAGCAAGGTAGCTCGTCGTAAGATTAAGGTAGGTGGGGGTGATGAATGATCATCTTCATCAAAAAAGATGGAACAACACAAGGGCTAGTCAGCCCAGTTACCCAGCTACTACAGCTGGGTAACATCAAGAGGGTTAGTCACATTGAACCTGTTAACTCCGTATTGCGGTGGTTGTTCCACCTCATTCGGTGTCGGGTCAAGGACACCTCTTATCTCGCAGCATTCACCCGCTATTGGCCTTGCCAGTGGCGGGCAAACATTATTGGTGGGCCTATCCTTGGCCCATTCAAAAGGCGTAAAGAGGCTATAGCAGCGGAAATTGTTTGGATTAATTTTACACTAGGAGAATAATCATGAGTGATTTGAATATCGTGGAAGTAACTGCTTTGGGTAAATTAGTTGAGAAGCAGCTCAAGCAGCTTAAAGATGCAGGGGAAACAGTTGCACCCGGCAACCATACCTTCAATTTTGATGTTCATTTGGACGGAAGTCTGTCTAGAGGGGAGGATACCAAGGCTACCCCTCCCTTTGCAATTGCGGGGTTCCTAAAGCCCTTGCTGTTGAAGTATGCGATGGGGCTAGGCAAAGAAGAAGGTAAGCAATGGTTGCAGAACTTGATGAGCGTACAAGCTGCGTTAGGGGCTGTCATTCAGCTGGGTGCAGACTCAGTGATGCAGTCGATTGACCCAGCGTTTACTGCGTTGTGGGCAGCAGCAGAGGCTAGTGCAAAAGAAAAATTTCAGTCAGTTGCCGAGAAGGCAGATAGGGCTGGACAAACCATCGTGGTCGGTGGTTTGGAAAAGATAGTAGAACCGGTAAAAATGCCTAAGATCGTAAGGTCAGCTAAGAAGAAGTAACATTATTTAGGACTAGCCTTGGCCATAAGCCTTGGCTAGTTCTTCCAATGTCGCATCATCGATCTCACGAAACTCTGCTGACTTGCTAAGTTGCGGATGCTGTCCAGCTTCGCTCATCAAGCGTTCGAGCAGCTCCGCATCTGGCCTAGGCAGGGTATGTGCTACTTCTGCAATCTTTTCGGGGTCTATGTCAAACCCACGGCATACCTCATCAGCAAAGTCGTTACCGAATAAGCTGACTACATCTTCACGCGCAAGCTTGGAGAACTGTGACTTATCGTATGCGTTCCCTGTTTGCAGTGTGCACAGCTTTGTGATATCTGCAGCAGCTTTCGTGTAACTGACTTTGAAAAGGACATCTTCAGCCCTTGGGATTAGTTCCGTGTACTTGCCCTTAAGCCCAATGTTATGGTCAATCAGATCGACTATCGCAGCCAACTTGATTAGCTCTCTAGGTTGCAATGCAGTGCGAGGAGTAGTCCTAACAGCTGCAGCAAGCTTTGTAATCGCCTCACGCTGTTCGTGCTTGTTCGCAAGCTTGGCTCTGTTCTCTAGCATGCTACATACTTCTAGAGGATCGGGTATACCTCGCCCTGCTTGCTTCTCGATGAAGTCGGTAATAGCTTCGCCCATGTTTGCACCATAGCGAGCAGCTTTCTCTAGAATCTTATCGGCAATTTTATTACGATCAATAAATGGTATTCGGTCACAGTTTGACTGCAACCACTCAGCTGCAGTTTTGACTTGCAAAGAATTGGTCATGGGGTAATAGCGTTCCTTAACTCCATCCTTGCTTTGCCATACATAAGCATAGCTGCTGTCTGGAAGTTGATCGCTGCCCTTTAAATCGGTGGCACGCTTGACTATTGCATCGTAAGCTGGGCGAATACCAAAATAATCAGAAAACCTTTTAAAGCGTTCACAAATTTTGTTTTGGTCGTTAGGATGGTACTCAGCTGACTTTTCATGGAAGTACGCTGCAGACAGCCAAGTAGCAGCGGCAGAATGACATGCGTACTTCTTATGGATAGGATCGGCATAAGCGGTGACTGCGATAGTTGCTGGAGCCATTGTGGTTTCCAGATCGGCATCCTTCACGAATTGCGGGAAATCATAACGCTGAGCAATCTTAACCAGCTCGGTTTTATTTTTGTCACTTGCAGGATCTAAAACTATAGAAGGCGAAGGCATTGTGTCTCTCCTAGATATTCATGCAGGGTTATCATTTGCAGCCATCGCTCCACTAATCGGGATGGAGCCAATCGCATCTTACCCAGTCTCAGCTAAGTGCCCTTACTGTGAAGCACAAGCTTGGGCCATTTATCAAGATACCAAAACTTTGGAAGAATGGTATTATTGCTCCCAGTGTAAGGCCACAGGGACGATTTTGGCAATGGCAGCTGCACGATTAAATATGCTTCAAGAAGAAGCTATGTACTATTTGGCCGAGCAGTTAAACCGAACCATAAGTCCGAGCAATATGCGATTATACCTACGTGGGCTAGGATTTTCTGCAAAATTACAAGAATTATGGAAACAATCTCAGCTTTCCATGAAGAACGAAGGCAGAGAGCATTATCAAGCCTTGTTACGATTGGGTTGGAATATATCTTCACCCATGAGTAAAGAACGACATCAGGCAGGTCCTGGGCAACTCTTGGGTATTTTAACCCCAACACAAGTCGCTAAGTATGGAAGATTCCGTTTACTTAAAAAGAAAGACCCTACCGTGGTAGTGCCTTATTACCGCTCACCTACTCAGATAGGTGCGCTAGCGTGCTTTAACAACGGAACTGAAACGATAGTTAATTCCAATACTGGCGGTGAGGTTGGGTTTGCTGGCTTGCCCTACCTATGGCAAATACAGTCTGACAGTCTTGTACTTACCTCAATGCTTACCAACATGGTTAGGCTGCAGCTGCGTAACTTCAACAGCAGCGAGATACCCTTGCCTATCTTAGCGTGGCGACAGTTCATGATCACGGAGAGGAAAAAGCAATGGCCCATGCTGGGAGGTAGACAACTCATCTTCTGGGAATGTCATCCTACTGCAGCAATATTGCATCAAGCCATGCTGTCAAATGCTTCTATGACTTTTACTGGTCCAGAGATTGTGCGACAGCAACCTAAAGAAGTTAGTGGACCTCGCTGGAATCGCTGGATGTCCGACATGCCAGTAACAGAAGTCTACCAGCAGATAGTACGCACGGCTAAGCCTTATGAGCGAGCTCTTTCTAATTGGGCATTATATGCCGCACCCGCTGACAAGACTAAGTTACTTCAAGATGCGGAACAGCATAGTTCGGAAGTAGCTAAGCTTGTTCGCTCTTATGTTGCTCCAAACTTGCTCACAGAAGTTGGGAGAAGAATACGAGTTCCAATTAACCAGAAGTTACCAACAGTAGGTGGAACCACCTATATGGTAATGGTGGAGAAGAATAACAAGTGGTATGACGATGCGGGGAATGTAAGGTTTTCAGGCATTGTGCGTGTAGACAAGATAGTGATTCGCCCAGATGCATCTAAGGAATACGTCGGGTATCTGCAAACCAACAAAGGCAAGTATCCATTTAGAGTGCCGGTTGAAAAAGCTAACCTAGCTTGGATAACCGAATTCGGATTGAGCCATGGTATAGTTTTGCAATCCGACTGCTTCTGTAACATATGGGGTAATCGATGGCTGGAGAAGTTTAACCCATTCACAGCAGCTTGTCAGATTGAATTACCCGAGGTTGTCAATGGGCTGCAGTCTATCGGTTGGGATGGCAGTGGCTTTCAATTCCGTAACTCCAGGCTGTGTCGTGGTGAGTTTTCTTCAAATCCGGAATTTACATTTCCAGAAGATGCTCCCGGACCTAAGCAATTGCTTTGCCGGTTGCGAGATGATGTGATTCTTGCAATCAGTGACGAGAGTCCCGAGTTAGAAATAATATGGGCATTTGCTATAGCAATGTGCGCACAGGTCACAGCCCCTGCTGTAGGTTTCCCAGCTTATGGTATATGGGTAGACCATCCCACTTGCAGTTTATTCTTACAAGAACTGTACCATAGGTTTGAAATAAGATGTGGGCAACCTCGTGGATGGGTACATAAATGGCCTCGCAGAATTCAGCGGTTTGTCACTGCATTGACCCAAGATGACACTGGATTCTTTGTAACTAGCTTCGCAGCAAACCAGTGTAAAAGTGATACCTCTAATTTGATAAAAGTCACAAACATTCCCGAAGGGTTACAACCTCGAAAGGTAACCCATAGCTGTGACAAAATTGTGCTGCAGTATTTAAAACATTTCAGTAAGTCTGACCATGAGATACCAGCCAGCTGGGAAGCGTGGAAAGATTATACAGTAAGGCAAATGCAGCAGTTGTTTGGCTTTATTAAATCTAAAGCTTTAAACAATGCTCCAAGCCATCTGCACATAACCTAAGGAGTGTGGGTTTTCCCCAGACTATTAGTGGTGTCGGTTTTCCCCAGTATGTTAGTGGCGGACAACAGCTAGCGTATAAAATCAAAAGGAGAAATAGATATGGATAAGGAATTAGCTTTTTTTACAAGCGGGCAAGTAGCTAAACAACTCCAAATTCCTAGAGCAAAATTGCTTTATCTTATTGAAAAAGGCGATTTGTCGGAGGCTTCCTCTCGTGTGGCAGGAAGACGACTGTTCACAAAAGAAGATATTAAAAAAATAGAAATTTCTTTAAAACCGAAAGGGGTTAATGAACAATATGTCGTTAGATTTTCAAAACTTTCGAATTTACGTAGACCGTAAGGGTCGCATGCCTGTGCTATCCTACAAAAAGTGGAATAGCAAAACGCATCCATTTTACACAAGATATCAAAACAATCACCCAGTAGGTCTACACGGGCCTACTGAGGTGCTAAGTGAAGACATCACAAAGACTAAGGTGTATAGCTACGCTAAACACGAGTTCGTCAGCATTGTAGGTATCCCGCAAGAATAACTTATTCGGGGTCTTCTAATGCCCGACCTTTCATTGCAGATCGCACTTCATCACTGATGTTCATACTCTCATAAGCGGATAAGTCTGGCCATCGACCATGCATTTGGAACAACATCATAGTTCCCATAGTAACCGCTTGTGCAAAGTCATCTGGGCCAGCTGGATCTCGTAAGATTCGGTAATGATCCCTTCCGCTTCCAGATTCTGCTTTGTCTTCAATAAGGTTTAGAAAATCATGGAGCAACCCAATATCTTCTGAACCTCGATGATCGTATTGAAAGAAGCGTACTACATGGGATTTGATGAACTGGCAGCAGTAGTTCAATGCTCGATTACGATCCATAGTGTAATGGTTGCGGGGATGAAACTCGTTAGCAGGTTTAAAGTTGATCAACCCACTCTTAGCTGGTCCCACATAAGCTACTGCTAGTATGTTGGCTGGATCTAATCCAGATTGTACTAGCAAGGTTTCTCGAACAGTACCAGCTCCAGTGTAGTCGTGTACTATATGGCTGCAATGGAATGTCTGCATGATGCCAAGGATAAGCCTAGCTTCTCTCACATGTTCATGCGGAGTCATGCTGCGGAACCCATAAATGATGTCTACTCGCCCATCTGGAGTCAATCCGCATACTGCAATTGCGGTGTAGGATTGCAGACTCATGCTGCTTTTACCTCGACTTACACCACCGCCGCCCCAGTCTACAGAGACAAAGCGGTAAATGTAAGAATCAATGTGCTTTTTGGCTTCGTCTACTAGGCAAGGCCAAGGAAGACAGGCAGCCTGTTTTATGTCAGTAACAGTGACTAACTTAGACCCACTGTCCCACGACTCCCCGCAAACTTCGTTGTAGAAAACATTGACGGGAACATTACCCTTCCCATTCATCTTGTCTACAAGCTTCTGCCATTTTTCTGGATCAGAGTAATGCATCGGCATAATCAGCTGAGGGACATGATACCCAACAAAAGACCAACGCTTGCTTGCATTGCGATGAACCCATCGTCCTGTGCCACCTTGTGCTGCAGGTCGAGGGTTTATAGCTTTTGCACACTTAGCACAAATTACACCGGGTACAGTCTCGCAAATGCCGGAGTGTACTGGCCCAATCATCTTAATTAGGTCGTACTCTAATGCCGGAATGTTCCAATGTCCGCAGCCTGGGTGGGGGCAGCGGATAACCCATTCAGCCATGGAGGAATCATTCCAAAGCTTCTCGATGGTATTGTCTAGAGTCTTAGGAGTTCCAGCGTACTGGATAATACCCCAGTCCCTAGACGCAGATAGCGTTTCATGAATAATAGGTAGAAACGAAATATCCATGTACTGGATCTCGTCAATACAGTTCTTATCTGCACTTACCCCACGCACTCTTTCTGCGTCGGTGTAGGCAAAGGAGAAGAGCATCTGAGACTTATTCTTGAATGAACGCTGTAGCACATTGTTAATCGTAGTCTCTCCCGAAAACAGACGACCCACTGGGCTGCTTTCAATAAAAGGAGCTACATAATTTTGTGAAAACCTTCGCACCATTTCAAACAATGGTGTGATATAAAGTGTCGAAAAATAGGGAATACAGTTAGCAAACAACACTCCTTGCGCTGCAAGCGATGTGGACTTTGACACCTGTCTTCCTGTTTTCAATAGTGTGGTACGAGGCATTCTTGTTCTAAAGAAAGGAGCAAATGGAAAATGGTCATGTAAATGATATGGCTTTCCCCTAATAGATAACAAAAGGGGAAGCAATGGTTTTAATGTCAGATAACCCGTCTTGGCCATTACATGCTGAGCCATTCGTAACTGTTGGATTTGCTGAGTATCTAAAGAGTTCTTTACATAATCAGCCAACAGCGACGATTCCAGCATTGGGCCAAAGTCAATTTCGGAGCCCGAGCTTTGTTCCTCTGCCAATACTTGGCTAGAGGTTTTGCGTAACATGTTTATTTCTTCACTCATTAAGGAACTTTCTATGTCAAAGCCAGAGATCAGTGCTATTATCGGTATGTGTTTAGCATACCCTGTTCTAGTAATCGGAGTCAGCTGCTATTATACTGGAAAAGGGCTCACATCGGTGGGCTCAATGATGATAGACGCCAGCGGGTTGACTCCGATAATCAAGCCCGTAGATAACCACCAATAACTTTAACCAGGGGAGGCTATTATGCCATCTCGCAGCGCCATCGCCTATCAAATAAGAAAACTAAAAAAACCGCCCGGAGGGTTGTTGCCATCGTTTTCTACTAAACAATTGTTAATTCACCAATACCCAGACCCGACTGGTAAACCATTAAGTGAGCTAATAATTGGCGAAGGTGCGCCGTCCCCTGACCGAGTAGTGTTGGCTAATTGGTCTCCTCCCAACACGGAAGAGACGTAAAAAATGGATTCAACTATTGCAGTATGGGGGCTATGTTACACCATAGCCGTTGGAGTTTTCTTGGTGCAAGGATTATATCTTCTTGCTTTCCTAACAGGTTTAATCTTATATGCAGGTATGTATATTACCGGTAATTAAGGAATTTTTATGAATATTGTCGTTGCTGCGTTAGCCACTTGGCAAATCGTGGAGATATGGAGACACTCAAAACTGATGGCATCGTTGCGAAGTCGCACCGAGATGTGGGATAGCTTCCTAGGGGAGCTACTAAGTTGCCCCTTTTGCCTATCAGTCTGGGTAAGTCTCTTTTGTATGCTCGGTCTAGAGTTGGCTGACTGTGGATTGGCGGGATATATACTATCACTGATGATCTGTGCATTAGCGGTATCAAGGCTAGCCAATCTGGGCAACGACGTATTCAAAAGATTTTGTCTAACCCCAAAAATGGGAATAAATTTTAAAGAAATGGAGTAGTTATGAGTCAAGAACCAGAAGTCGAACCTAAATACATGTTTGACGAAAAATTGAATCACAAGTTTAGAGAAACCATACACTCTGCGTTTCTAGATGTTCCAGAACTACGCAGTGTAATAGTCGTGTATGACTACTACAGAAACCTAAACGATATCCAAAACATCGGCAAAGGGATGTGGTTGTCAGCAGAAAGTGGTAAAGAAAAACCAATAGACTCCGTTGTTGGGTCTTTTGGTGCATTGCTGCAAAGTGCAGCACACATCTTGGATGAGATGTTTCAGCGACATCAGACAATGCTAAACGAATTAACAAGCATGTCTAAAGAATTATTAGAAAAGAAAAATAAAGGAGTATAAATGACAACTACTGAAGCACCGATTGTGCCGGAGTTTGTTATCCGTAAAGATGGTAACGACATAAGTATACAGCTTAGGGTAAGCTGTATCGGAAATGGTTACCTAGTGAAAACAGGCGGTGCCCCCCTTTACTATGCAGCCAAAGAGGAAATGGCAAAAGCTGTTTACTTGGGTCTGTTACAACTAAATGAAGGCACTAAAAAGGGTTAGCATGAAGTATTTATCAGTGTGTTCGGGGATAGAAGCAGCCACCGCAGCTTGGCACCATCTTAACTGGAAGCCTGTCGCTTTCTCGGAAATTGATAAATTCCCTTCTGCAGTCCTCAACCATCATTACCCCAAAGTCCCTAACCTTGGGGATATGACTAAGTACATGGAATGGAAACCCTATGAAAAAATCGATCTCCTCGTCGGTGGCACGCCCTGCCAAAGCTTCTCCATCGCCGGCCTTAGAAAAGGTCTCGAAGATCCCCGAGGTAACCTTATGCTTACCTATCTTAAAATCGCTCAACGTTACCAACCTAGGTGGTTGGTCTGGGAAAACGTCCCCGGTGTTCTGTCCTCCAACGGAGGAAGGGATTTTGGTACCTTCCTCGGGGCGTTGGGAAACCTGGGGTATGGGTTCGCATTTAGGATCATGGACGCTCAGTGGTTCGGAGTGGCCCAGAGAAGGAGACGTTTGTTCGTTATCGGATGTCTTGGAGACGCAGGGCGTGCCGCAAAAGTTCTATTTGAGTCCGAAAGCCTGCAGCGGCATCCTGCGCCGAGCAGAGAAGCGGGGAAAAGAGTTGCCGCCACTCTTACGGGCGGCTTTGGAGAACGCGGCGTTGACGCAGACCAAATAGCCAATGGGAATTATTCCATTGCAGCTTGCCTCAGAAGTGGCGGTAATGGCGGGGTGCCTTCCTCTAGGGGAGAGCATCTAGTCGTTAGCAAAACGGAAATCAAATGGCAAAGCCCGAATGGTAAAGACATCGTAGGGGCTATGCGCGCTAGAGACTACAAAGGGATTGGGAATGATGACCTTACCGAAGGTCGTGGGCTAGCAGTAGCCTATGCTTTCGAACCAGGCATTGCAGCACGAGAAGGCAATCCTAGTCGATTCACGGAGGAAGTAGCGGGTACACTACGACGCAACATGGGAGACAACCAGACTGCGGTAGCCATTGGTACTGACTGCTACAATGGTGCAGTAACTGGAGATGTCTCCGCAACCGTAACCTCAAGTACAGGTAGCAGTGCGACCCATTCCGGTCCCACTGTGATGCAGCCTGTCCTTGGCACTGACTGCTACAATGGCTCGATCACTGGAGATGTTGCTGCCACGATGGGTACATCAGGCAGCAGCGTAAATGCCAGCGGTCCGACTGTAATGCACGCATTCAGAATGCAAGCCTTTGGTGAATACGCAGACGACCAGACAGCTTCCTCTATGAAGGCTAGAGACTACAAAGACGCTACCGACCTTGTGTCTGTAACAACTACAAAAATAGTCGGCACAGATATGTTTAATGGTGCGATCACTGGCGATGTTGCAGCACCCATGACAAATAGAGGATCAGACGGAACAGGTACCGGCCCCACTGTCATGCAAGCTATGGCAGTGCGAAGATTAACCCCCATCGAGTGTGAAAGATTGCAGGGATTCCCTGACGATTACACTAAGATCCCTTGGAATAAAAAGCCAGCGGATCAATGCCCAGATGGAGTTCGTTACAAAGCATTAGGGAATAGCATGGCTGTCCCCGTGATGCGTTGGATTGGCGAACGAATCAACAAATTTAAATAACCTCACCACTACAAATACGCTTTAACACAATTACATTGTGTGTGTATTTGCACACCTACAAGGAAGTTCCAATGGTAAAGACAAGCTTAATGTTATTAGTAACCGCAGTGTTGTTAAGCAGCATAGGCTGCACGAAAACGCTGGAATCTACCACCAGCACAGAAGTGTACCCACACGACCCGTATATAATTCAACGGGTAAACGTAAGTGCTACGCTAAAAACTACATGGTAAAGGAGAAAACATGAAGAAAGCTTGGGTAATAGTCACCGAAGAGCTAGGCGGAAATCTTATCCCCGCATGGTGGGATAGTGATGAAGACAACTTCAGCACTCCAGTAACCTATGCAACGCAACGAGAAGCCTATCTAGAGATAGTAGACCTAATGATGCATAGGATTGAGACATTTCTCGAAGACGAAACTTTAGACTGTCTCGACAGAGATGAAGACATGGTCGTTCCATGTACCATCACCGACGACGGAATCATCACCACAGAGTATGGTGAACTGTTCAGCCCCTTCAAACCTCAATCTGATTATGGGAGATAAATGACACCTTACCATCATGCGGTAAGCTCCGCTAAGAAATTTGGTGGCTTACCAGAAGACTACCTCGAACTGCACAACTGGTTTGATGAGACTAAAGCCTTTACAGGCAACTGGACTCATCGAGCTTTGCGCCATCATGCTGCAGGCGTGGAATGGGCAGTGAAGAAGTTTGGCAGCACGCTTCGCAACAGCGAAGAAAAGAAAGTACCAATCAAGTCGCTTGCAGAGCAACATGTAGAAGAAGATTGTGGGTTCATCCCAACAGTCCAAGATTGGCTTCAACCTATTTTAGAAAACCCTAAAGACTGGATGCTTAGGGTAGCTAAGAAAAGTATTGAAAGTGATTTAAAAATTAACTAAGGAGAACGAACATGGATCAAAATGAGTATGGAGTGCACAACTCTGACGACATAGATGAAGGCTATGATGCCCTTCCGGAATATTGCAAAAACGCAATTTTAGCAGCATGGGATGGCTGCCATAAGATTTACCTTGCTATGGACGAGGTAAAAGCAGATTTCTTTCGCAACAACTACGATAACAGAGTAGAAGCTTCTTCAGGCGAAAGCTTGTCTGCTCATGTTAAATATTGGTTTGAACACTCTTGCGGTCTGAGGTTCGTTAATGCCGTTTGGCATAACGATGTAGATCCAAACGCAGGCTATGTTGATGTCATAGCACAATTTGCAACTAACAAACATGAAACTTGCGATAACTAACTAAGGAGAAGCTATGTCAGATTTGAGTCCTATTCCGCTACCCAAAAAGCTTTATGATGAAGCAAAAGAACTAGGAATAAGTTCCATAGAACTTGAGTTTCGTGGAGGAAATGACGAAGGGAATCTGTATGTAGTTTTAGTGGCACCCAAGACAGACGATCTAGTTAAGATTGTTAAGAGAAAACAGAGGGTGAGTAAACTAGAAACAGATGTGGAGACATGGGCATTTGATGCTTACCAGTACAGCGGTGCCGGTGACGGCAACGACTATGGTGACGATGTTACCTACAACCTAGAAACGATGAAAGCATCTGTTTCATCGTGGATGATGGAAAGAGTAGACCTTGATCCAGACCCAGAAGTTTCTATCGAAATAGAGACTGAGAACGAAAACGAAAATGAGGAGGAAGAAGATGATGAGTGATAACAGCAAGCCAGTTTATGACAATCCCAATTTGCTCCTACACTGGGAAAGAGATTTTATTAGAACATCCATTAGATTTTATGTGGATAGGATGCGAGCTTTTCTTGAAAGCAACCCACAGGAAGGCTGTAACATAGAGCGTTGGGAGGCGAGACAAGAGCATGTGATGGAAAAGCTAATGCAGTTTAAAGATCACAATGAACCAGAAGATGATGATGAAGAAGATGAAAAATATTATGAAAAACATCTTACAGAAATAACCCCTTTCAAAAAGGAGAATAACGATGAGTGATTTAAAAAGCCCAGTAAGTGAATTAGGATTGCAAACTTATGGCCAAGACTGCTTAGAAATACTTAACACCAAATTAAATAGGTATCTGCATGGACTCGCAGAACACTGGAAAGGCAAGGCGTACTTCACGCAGCATGGAGAAACTCGCTTAGGTTCTATCGCAGGGTATATCCTTGCAATGTACCATGCGGGGAAAACCGACACTGCAGAGAAGTTAGCCGAAAGCTTCTTTACTAAAATGGCACATCTCACCCACAGTAGCACTTCACCATACGCAGAGTTGCCCGATCCAAGCTGGATAGAGCTGCAAGTGTTGTTTGGTCCAGAAGATAAAGACCCAGTGACTATTGGTGTACCTAAGCAGAAAGTCATCCTACATGACGATGGTTGTCTACACAGTTTCAGCTTCTCTGCATACTTCCCGCTTAGATCGGAAATCTATTGGGATTGCTTTAACAAGCATGCCCAAGCAGGAGTTATTAACCCTCATCAGAAGGTTGTTGAAGAACTCAAGATCACCGAGAAAGTTCACTTGAATGAAGGGTACTCTCAAGTGTTGACCGAGTATGCATTTAAAAACGCATACAGATATAGCCAGTATTATACCTATGGGTACAATGGTGGGCTCATCTATCATGGACCAGGGTCTGGTGAAACCTTCAGCGTGACTCTTGAGACAAACGCACTGTGGAGCATTCATACCTAAAAGGAGTTGGAATGAAAAACCAAGGATATGAAGCGTGGACTTCCAGACTCAAATTCTTTAATGGAGAGTTTGGGTTTGGGCCACTTAAACGAATCTTGAACGAGGATGGTAGGCTCCATTGTGACAATGGTCCAGCCTACATCTCCCCTACCAGAATCATCTGGTACAAGAATGGTCAACAACATGGAATGGATGCCGACAAGTTCGGCAGCATCCTGTATTATTACGAAGGAGTTCGCATTCCTCCGCACTTCTTTACCAAGCCAGAAACGGTTTTGTTGGAAGAAGTCTTGCGAAACCCAAATACGGAGGTAAGATATGTAGGGATGAAGGTCATAGGGTTAGACAAAATCATGGCCCTACCTACTACTAAAATTATCCACAAGGATGTGGATCAGTTTGGAAGAGAAAGGATTCTGTTTGAAATCCCAAGGGTTTTCACCGAGCCTACCTTGTATGTCAAGGTAGTAAACTCGACTGCAGAACCCGATGGTACATTTAAGAACTACTTCTTATGCGTACCGCCAACCATGAAGACATGTTTGGAAGCAGTAGCATGGACGAATTACATGAAGGCTGACAAGTACCAGCCTTCACAGGAATCTTAACTTTTACGAAGGAGCTATCATGCGGAATTTTCAAAGTCGTCAGGGTGATATTTTCTTTAAGACCGTGGCTAAGCCAAAGGATCTTAAAGATATGAAAAAGCACGAATCTAGGATTCTTGCATTCGGAGAAGTGACTGGTCACAGTCATGCCATCAGGACTGGGCCCGAGGTCGAAAGTTATGTAAATGTGAAAGGAGATATCTATCTCTTTTCTAAAGAAGAAACAGTAGTCGGACACGACGAGCATTCGGACATCCGCTTGCCAGCTAACAGCTGGGTCTGTGTCACTAGACAAAGAGAGTATGATCCGCTCAACGCAGAGCGTGAACGCAAAGTTGCAGACTAGGTCGATGTCGGTATTAATGTTATTTAGTTTACCTAAGGGAGCAGAATGTCTGCTCCCTTTTTCGTTGGAATCAATCTTATATTAAGGAATTAGTATTATGGCAAAAGTAAAGAACAAAGTAACTTTGGTAAATATCGATGGCACCCTTGCTGGCAACATGGCCAGTATTGCTCAGCAATTCTTGGGTCAACCCGTTGCGGTGCTTTGTGCCCGCTACAACTACCGTGGCATCCTCAGCCATGTAGCTGATGACTGCTTGGTGTTGGCCCAAGCTAGGGCAGTGGAGACCTCGGGTGCTTCTAGTCAAGAACAACCTAACACCGAGGATCCAATCGGCTCCTCTGTTGTGATTTCCCTAGGTGCAGTGGAAATCATATATCAGCCACGCTGGTGCTTCGCTCCCTTGGATGCATAACAAGGGGAGTGCATATGAGAATAATAAAATCTATTCCTCCATGGTCCAGAGCTTTGCTCTGGACCAATAGTTGGACTTGCGGCACTTACAGAACAGAAGGTATGGTTTTTTCCTCTGATAGATTAGGTAGACCTTGGTCAAGTAGTTGGTCTCACACTAAATTTATTTCCACCACAGCATGGAGGGAATACCGATGATAAGAAGTGTTGATTTTGCAAGTTCTGGGTCTTGGTCTGGGAATTGGGATACATCTGAGTGGAAGCCAACTGTAGCTCAAGGTGGCTGGGGTGGGGCTTGGTCTCATCAGTATGCTAAATCTTATTCTTGGCCCGAGTCTCAGGGTAGATCTGGTGCTTGGGTTAAAAATAGACACGAGTCTTGGCATTGGAGGGATAACTTATGATAAGAAAAATAACGTGGAGGAGTTCAAACTCTTGGAACGTTAGTGCACATATATCATCATCTTGGTTAGATAATTGGGGATATAGTATAAATTCAAATTTTGAGGCACATTCAGAGTCTTGGACTGATTTTGAGTCTCATTGTTGGGCTTGGGTGGCGATGGATATAAACATACCTATGTCCGAGTCGTGGAGTACAAACGCATGATAAGAAAAACATTGCTATACTCTCGAACTGAAGCTTGGTCTCAAGGTTATTCTTGGTCTCGTCTTAAACCTTTTCCCAAGACTTGGAGTTGGAACTGGCATTTTAGTCAAAATTACACTGGGTGCTGGCCTCAAAACAGACTTCGGTCTAACTTCGTAGTCGGTTCCATTCCTAGATCTTGGAGTCACCACATATGATCAAACGAACAGCGAGAGCTCCTGAAAAACTATCTCGTAACTGGTCTGGGTCTGTGTACTGGTCTGCGTCTTTGTTGTCCGGTTCCGGATCTCTAGGCTGGCCCGGACGCTGGCATTACAGCATTACATGGGGAGCACGAAACTGGAACCTATCTATTCTGCGAATAGCATGGAGATAACATGATAAGAAAAACATTAGTAATTCCCAGATCAAGAGATTGGTCAGACTTGTCTTTTTGGGGAACTTGCTTTACACGACATTGGCACAGATCTACCGCTACGCCTTTTGGAAAATCTTGGTCTTACCTGTGGGTCTTTCCAAAGATTAGATCTAATTCTTGGAGTTCTTTCCGATGATAATAAGAAAAGCTTTTGGCCAATCTTTCTCTTGGTCTTTGGACACGAACATGTCTTGGTGTTTGGCTAAGTATAGACCTTGGCCTACATGGTCTAATCTTTGGTCAGAAGAATGGCGTATTGGTGGAGCATGGACTGAGGACTTTATAGAGTCTTCCTCTTGGAAAGGAGATATATGATAAGAAAAACAAATGAGGCTAGTTCTTGGTCTTGGTCTGTGTCTTGGACTAGGTCTTGGTCTTGGTCTGGGCCTTGGTCTGAATCTTGGTCAGAGTCTATGCGTTGGGCTGGATCTGGGTCTTGGCCTGAGCCTTGGTCTTATTCTTGGAGCACCGACAAATGATAAGAAAAACAAAATGTACTACTGCTACGACTTTTTCTCGGGGTTGTGCTAGATCTTGGGATTGGGCAGAAGAATGGCGTGAGTCTTGGTCTTGGTTTAAGTCTAATTATGATTCTGGGTCTTGGACTAATACTTGGGAAAAGTCTAGAGATTGGAGAAGGGGCTCTCGATGATAAGAAAAGCAAATGTAGTAATCATATCTGTTGTTTGGAACAGAGAACAGAAATGTTCATGGTTCAACCAATGGGATCATTACGATTTAAAATCAGGTAACTGGTTTCGCCAGCGCACCCACAGCGATGTAGGTAGTGGCATATGGTACAACCGTTCCTACTCTTGGAGAACAGCTCAATGAAAATGCATAGAATAACTGCTAACTCTAATAACTGGACTGAAGCATTACAAAGGTCTAGGACTAATTTGAGTCATTGGTCAACATCTTTAAACAGTTTTGCTGGCTGTTGGGGTTTGTGCCGCATCTTTTCTGAATATCTTTGGTTTCGTTCAAATAGCTGGAGAACCCGAAGATGATATGGAAAGCAACATGGCCCGGATCTAAGTCTTGGGTAACAAATAAACTCGGACCTAAAAACGAAAGGACTAATTCTGAGTCTTGGAGCCGTGAATCGATGTGGTCTGAGATTGCCACGGACTCACACCAACTTGAGTACAGTTGGTCTCATTGGTTTTTAAATGGTTGTCACGCTCATCGCTCTTTGCTTTGGAGGACTAAGCGATGATAAGAAAAATAGCCAGAATACAGGCTAGGACCGGATCTTGGGATAATAGTTATGTCTGGTCTTCATGGGGTGGAACACTTGCCAAAGGGCCTGGTGTTCCATTCTTTGGAGGCTGGGGTTCTGGTCCTGCGTTCTCTAAAGTCTGGGCGCATCGTCACCTATGGTCTGACTATGGGGTTGCACTCTGGCCGTCACCTAGAAGGAGGAGGTAATGATAAGAAAAAATATAAATGGTTTCTCTTTACATTGGACTAAGTCTAGTTGTCTTTCTAAGACCCCTAGGAATGGCTGGTCTTGGGGCTGGACTAACTTTAGATCGGGATCTAAAAGTTGGACTATTTCTCGGGGGGCAAGCTACCAATGATAAGAAGAGTCAATACATTTCCAACGGATCAATCTAGCTCTTTTAAAAAAGCTATAACTTGGAGTTATTCTTCTCAAAATGCTCATGCTTGGTCCGTAAGTTGGAAAGGTTTTGTAGCTATAGGACATCTAACTAGATCAGAATGTTGGTCTAATTGTTGGACTACTTATTGGAAAGGACTTAATTGGTTAAAATGAGAATGACAATTAAAACACAAGCACTTTCTCAAAACTGGACCGGACAAAGACTTACAAGCCCAAACAGTAAAAGCTGGTTTAAATCAACAATGAAGCAGCAGAGTTGGGTTAATAGATGTATGTGGAATTTTAGTTGGAGTAGAATGCTGCAACAGTCTCAAGTTTGGAGGCGTAGCAGATGATAAGAAGACTAAATATGGTAAGTGGGTGGGATGCTAAGCTCCCTGCTAGAGCTTGGAATAGAAATAGGATTTGGTCGTTGAGTAATCTCAATGCAATGTCAAAATCCAGATTTGTAAACAATGCGTATTCAGATTTATGGTCTATCGGTAGACCTGGAACTGAAAATTGGTCACAACAATTTTAACAAGGAGATTCTAATGGAAACTAAGTCGTACAGTCACATACCTTTCTTTACTAAACCCGAACTACTAAAAGCCAACTTGTTGGCAATCAGTAGAGGGTACAACCGAATACTTAGCCCAGAGCTGCTAGCAGAACTTCCAGAAGATTTTATCTTCCCAGTTAGCTTCAGCATGATTCATGAGCATGCAGCGGGTAACTCCGTAGCCCCGCACATGAGGTGCATCATTATCACTGGACACAATTGCAAAGGAGTATTCTTGGATTGCGATATGAACATCTTTAAACAAATTAAAGAAAGGACTGAAAATGCGGTTGAAGCTTAAAGCTACGGCTTATGGGAATATTGACCACGGTCAAAACCCAGAAGAAGAAATTGCAAACACAGAGCTGCAAGCCGATGCCATTAAAGAACTAAGGGAAAAGGTCCAAGAATGGCAAGAGCTTGAAGGTCTAGGCGGGGGTAATTGGGGAGATTGCCCCCTCTTTCTAAACAACAAACTTGTAGGGTATATGTCATACAACGGCAGAGTTTGGAAAGACAAACTAAGAAGCTTAGGAGGCAGCGAAGTAGCTGACTCACAACTCTAACAAGGAGAATAATGATGAAGCTCCCAGTTGACTACGCAGAACTTACGTGGCAAGAGCGTAAATTAGTGCGTGAAGAGTATATCAGCAAGCAAAAAGGAAAATGCAGTTATTGCGAAGAGCCACTTGATAAAGCTGCTGCTCGCAAAGTAATGGAAAAACAAATAGACATCGAATTATTTCCTTTAGGCTTCTTTAGATGGCCTGTACACTTGCATCACTGTCATGACACTGGAATGACCATCGGTGCGGTGCATTGTCATTGTAACGCTGTTTTGTTTCAGTACCACGGAGAATGAATCATGACCGCCGCACAAAAGGATAGAGTGGTAGTTGAGCAGCCTAAGATGGATGTTAAACCTGTGCTTCGCTCTAGTGATAATTTTGAGTGCTCATGTTGTAAAGACATTGTAACCGATGTCAGAATATTAAGAACGTCTCGTTACCACTATTTATGCCTTGAATGCTACCGCGAGCTACGCTCAGGCAAAATTGTAAATCAGAACATATCGTTCTTTGGGGGTAGGTCAGACTACAACTGGGAAAATTACGAGAACGAAATGAGCGGAGGCCAATCTAATGCTATAAGAGCTATGGAAGGGCCTGATGGTATTTTTGATGACATTTTTAACCAACTTACTTAGGAGGAACAAATTGACTTACATAGAAAAAATAACCAGCGAAGACACAGGAGGCGGTGTCATGGTAGATGTAGTCCATCTAAAGGATGGAAGATGTCTCGGCATTACAGATGAGTGTGTAGTGCTATGCCCAGATTTTGAAAGTGTGTTTACAGCAACTGCAGACTTACCTTCAATTAATTTACTTACATTAAAAGGATAATCAGTATGAAGAAAAACGAATCGGTTAAAGCTAAACCAGATAAAAACCAAGAGAAACCAATAAAACTTATTTTTTCGCATGTGCAGTATGCTCTTATAGTTTTTGCTGCTGCTAACAAAAAAATACGTTGGGGAGACTACATACGTAATGTAGTACTTGAACAAGCCAAAAAAGATTTCAAAGAAGCACAATTAATCATTAGCAAAGAAATGGAGTAAGTAACATGAAAAAGATTAAAGCAGACAAAATAACTACAACTTCGGATAGACAAGTAAAAGTTTTGTTTCCTCGAGAGCATTTTGCCCTCATAGCTTTTGCTGCTGCCAACAAAGGCATGCGTTGGGGAGACTACATTCGTAGCGTAGTAGTTGAACAAGCTAAAAAAGATTTTAAAGAAAAAGAAAAAATTGAAGGAGTATAATTGTGAAAGCAGTTCAATTCTTTAATCTAGGGTCCGGCGGTGGTGGTAGTCAAGAATTCTGGGTCAACCCTGCGTTTGTAAAAGCGTTCTGGGAAGAAAAGTCAAAGTACTCCACCGCAATTACTTGCATCGAAGTGTCGGGCCCTACTTATCCTAATGGACTTCTCTGGGTAAAGGAAACACCAAGAGAAGTAGCTAATTTGTTAGCCAGTGTGTAACTAAACTTTAACTTTAAAAATTTAGCTACTACAAGGAGGTTTACTAAATACTGGAGTCAATTATGACAAAAGGTATTCACAAAATGACATTAAGTAATGGGGTCAATCTTCTTGTCATGGAAAGTGATGGTGCTATCCATCTCGCAATGGAGATTAACGGATCTCCGGGTTTTCGCAATTTTAGTACAGTTTGCTCCATTACTATTAATGGAGCTTCTTTTGTTCTTGATAGGGAAAACACTATTAGACTGCTTTTCCCTAGACTAGAAGGAGAATATTGCGATGCATGTCTTATCCGATTTTCTAAACTAGATGAGCTCACCTTATATAAGCACATGCCTAAACAACGTTGCGAACTGTGTAACAAAATAATGTGCAAGTTTTGCACTTTTTCCGACTCGGCCAAGGTATGCAAAACTTGCGCTAAACATAAACAACTTAAAGGAGAACTAAATGAAAATCGATGATGCAATTAAATCGCTAATGGAAGTAAAGAAACGAGGTGTTAAAAACATCATCTTTGCACATTGGGAAGCAGATCTATTTGACAAAGAAGATGATAAAGACTGGGAATGGTTATGTAATTTTATAGATGACAAGATGGATTGGAGTAGCACCTTTGATACTATTGAAGCAACTATGGATCAAATAAATGCACCAGTGGCAGAAAGCATTTACGCTCGAAACCAAAAAGTGATGGAATCGTTCTTTGAAGATCCTAGATACAACGATGACGAAGCACAGCCAGAGTTAGTAGATGATATCGTTAAAGCAATGATGGAAGCCGAAGGTATTGAAGAGCTGGCAGAAACTGTAGAAGAAACACTACGAGAACAAATCGTAGATGGTTTAACTTAAATAAATTACATAATTTAGGTACAAAAGATAGCCACAAGCTTAGTTCATTGCTAAGCTTGTGGCTAAATGTTTTTTAACTCATAGGTGCTAAATGGAACTACATGGCGGACCAGTCAAACGTAAACGAAGAAAACCTCCAGATCAACTCTGGGTGCAGTTCATGTCTGACGACGAAAAAGAAAAAGACAGAATTGAACAATGTCAGACTATATCGTTGTCAGATGTTGGGCTGCCCGTCCGTGTAGCTAACACGCTAGAAAACTATGGGTTATTAACTATAGGAGATTTAGCTAAATTAACTGTTGAAGATTTAGAAAGCATTCAAAACCTGGGAGAAGTTACTATAGCACGCTGTACCAAACTATTAAATGAAATGCAAATACCTCACTGTCTTAACAAAAAATAAGAAAGGAACGCTTTATGCGTAAAGATTACACGAAAGGTTTCAACAAAGGCAAACAAAAGATTTGTTTGTATATCGCACAACAAACAGCCAGAAATGCCGGTGTTTGCGACATAGACATTGTCAAAGCAACAGGGCTAACCAAGGCAACGGTATTGATATACCGAAGCCAGCTAGTTCAAGCGGGGTTGATTGAAAGGCATATGTCTACAATTAGAGCGGGTAAAACTAGACCTGCATGGAGAATGAAAGCAAGTATACCTAAGTTAGCAGTAGTTAGTAAGAAAGTTCAAACTCAACCTAACTCCGATATTCAAGTAGGTATAAAGCTGCTTCATCAAATTCTTAAATTAGTCGAAAAAACAATTTCAAAAATGTAGACATCGCAATAAATCGTCCTACAATACGTATCATAAATCACAACACAAACTCACAAAGTTGTGAGCTTGTGTTATTCTACTACAGTATAGAGAAAGACAACCATAACTAGTTGTCTTTCTTTCTAACGAAAGGAATGTAATGAATCAAAATGAATTAAATGAAATAAGTAAAAACCATAAAAAATTTATGGCTTTTATTACGGCTTGGAGTAATAAAGAAGAAGGTACTTGGGAGAACCAAGCAATAAAGATACAAGCGGTACCAATGCTCAAGCTAATAATAGATATAGTAATGAATCATAGGAATAAGTTAGATAACATTATTGAGCAGAAGATAATCAATTTAATTTCAGAAGCTACGGGATTACCCGCAGCCCAAATCTCAGATCAAGTTCACAACAGTGAGCTTTTAGTATCAAAGGCAGACTAAGGCCAGTGCTAAGAAGAAGGCGACTCTTTTTCGATGTGTGTCGCCCCTTGAGATCCGGCACTGGCTTTAGCTTTAAACTTAACAAGGAGAACAACCAATGGAAATTGATGGCGAAGGTCCTGATTACATTTTACTGGATGATGGTGCTTGGATTACTGTAAAGGGATTTGCAGTGCGAATCCGCAAAACTGATGAAGGAGTGGCGGTGGATGTGTATGTAAATGGAAAAGAAGACGATGGCCCCATCTCGAGCGCGTATGGGTTAGATTGTGATGTAGAAGTGGAGGAGAGTAGCGATAGCCGTTCTTAGCTTTTCTTCTATCATTACATTAGAATACCACAAAGTCACAAGTTTGTGAACTTGTGTTGTAACTTACACCCTTATTTTAAAGAAAGTTAACCTATGGAACTACGATACAAAATTATAAGGTTTTACTTTAAAGGAAGACCAAGGACGCTTCATCGAGGTTTAACCCTTGAGCAAGCCCAGAAGCATTGTTCCGACCCTGAGACAAGTTCTAAGACGGCTGTCCTACCGCTTGCGAAAGCTAGGACGGCAAAGCTTGGAAATTGGTTTGAAGGGTATGAAGTAGATGCATAGGAGAAATGAATGAAAAGATGGCAAGTGGAACGAGGAAAGACCAATGGGGTTAAGCATGCTGTTTACAGACGCTGTTACCCCAATGGTACAGTTTCAACTATTTTAGAAAGTGATGACAAGGCGGAAGTTACCTTGATTATCAATGGCTATCAATTTAACTGCAGCTCGGTAGCTGCTGCTAAGGTTGAAGCCAAAGACCGGTTAAAGACGAACAGAGGCATTTATCTACAATCTATCTAAGGATAACAACAATGCTTAAAACTAAAACTAAAGAAAAACTGTTTAAAGCTGTGGATAAGTTTGTGTCAAAGTACATCGACACAAAAACTTACACAGCTGAACAATGGAAAGAAAAAGAAGGAGAAATGGCATTTGGAGAAGTGGTCTTTGTTGCGGAAGGAACACTGTATCACTTACTGAATAGCGGTATTGGAAAGAAGGAATGGGCTAAACTAGACAAGATAGCTGAAACGCATGGGTGCCACATTGAACAGGGGTTTCATTGGTCATGGCACTTCTGCAGCAATCAAAATCTAGAAAGAGAAAGAAACAGTAAACATGAATAATTACATTGCCTTACTACAAGATGATAAGGCTGTAAACAATAGGCTAGGGTACCACGCTAAGATTACGGACATACTTCGTAACTGGGATAAGGAGTTAAAGCAGTTTTGTAAACACTTAACTGATAACAAATTTCCTATTGGTTATACGCTGTTTGTTCCTGACTTCTTTGCAATAACTTTTGGAACTTCACAAGTGCTTCAACAAAAGGAAATAGCTTTCTTATGGCGAAGTATAGTTGAAGTCAGCAAAGTGTTAAAGTTTCAGAGGCAACAAAATCAAGTAACCGCAGTTCAAGTTCGTAAGCCTTACCTAGGTACCCAGTTCACTTGGTGAGAGAGAGTTATGGACAACATAGAAATCGTTGAGACAGAGACAGAGGTTAAGTTCATTAAAGGTGTGGTCAAGCACAAGCTGAAACCTAAACCCGAGCATACGGCTTTGGCACTTTTACGCCATTGTGTTTTGCAGACACTGCCTACTACGCACAGCTCAGATGCAATTCGAACTTATTTGCTGCAGAAAAATCTTCGATGGCAATACTATCGAGTAATGCGAGAAGATCCGGCAAAGCGGCTTGCTTACACTTACGCTTTAAACTGTTGCCCAGTTGGGTTTGATGTCGAACCTATTACTCGGTTTTGCAATAATCCAAAAGTGTGCCCATGGTGTTTTGTGCGTAGGTGGTTGTATCCTATCTATGTAACGTTGTCGTGCATCCCTAAAGATGTGCGACAACCTTGCAAGGTCGTGGCCTGGCAACGAACTAAAAACTGGAATTTAACAAAATTACCTTTCTTTCGTTCTGACTATGGCCCACATCAGTGGTGTTCTGCTTTGGCTACTGTTCAATTGTGTGCTCCTTATATCGACCCAGAAAAAGGTAGCTTACAACTACGGCATGTTGGCATTCAGATTGTGCCCGCTGATTGTGATTTGTCTAAACAATTGACTAGGCTTGCTGCACACCCTAGCTTAACTTTTACAACTTTTGAAGGAGGAACTAACACTAACATTGTTCGAGCAATGGCGACAGTTTTGCGTTTTCCTTGGGCAACCTTGTTTGCTTCTGACAATCTGCAAAGTTTTTACTCATTGTTGACTAGATCTGACGCTCATTTACTACGCATTACTAAATACAAACAAAGAGGAGACATCGATGGAAATTAATTCACCCCCATACCCTAAGAACAGCGGCAGCCCCCGAGACTTATTCTTTAATCTGACAGAATTATATCAGTGGGCTGCGGAACAGTTTGACTGGGCTAATGAGGAAGCGATTCGGTTAAATGCACCCGACACTCCTTTTATTAGGAAGATGGGTCAAGAGCCTTTGGCAACGGATGCGTCCATAAACCAGTTTACACGGCTGGCTGTGCCCGATATGTTTATGTCGTGGCAAGCCTTGAGACGCATCCGAGAGAAGTATGATGCCATCGTAAGGAATTACGAAGAGGAAGATGAATGGAATTCAGATGCGTGTGTGTTTCACCGCATCACAACAGTGAAGGCAGCTGCACTATTGCTGTCTGTAGCATTTCTCGACTTCGAGAGGCGAGAAGCTAAAGGGATGGAGTTGGCAAAGAAAACAAGGAAAGAGTTTTTCAAATGGCTTAAAGGTGCTCTTGGAGAGCTAAGCCATATTCAAGGAGGAACAGACAATGACGAAATTGACTTCGACACCTTCCAAGGGGAAGAAGACTAGAGCAAGCATCTGCCGGATGCATGTATCCCGAGCGGACATGCGGAACAACATTAGAAGCGGGAAAGATGATCCTGTGATTGCTGTGCATAGGCGAGGACGTAGCTTGCGAGGCAACTCAGTGATCATCTACGATAAAAAAGGTAACGAGGTTGCACGCATTGTGCAGAGTATGAATAAGCCATTAAAGAATGGTGCTAGAATATGGATTGAAACTTATGAGACTGTAGCACTGTTCTACAACGATGGCGATTCAGTTGTATCTGAGTTGTTAGAACGTTGACTAACATGATTCATTTTGCAATCGCTAAACTCAGGTTGTCCGGCCAGCATAGTAATCTTATTTTTGATGGCAATTCTAATGCAGTTTAAATTCCGGATTTTAACAGCTCGTCTTCCTATTTCGGAGAGCCCTAGTATTTCATCTAATCCTTTGCGTATGTCGTGTTCGGCATCCCACATTTGTCCATTGATATCAAGCAAAGCTGCTATCAAGTCACAGATTTTAGGATCGGTATAATCAATCCCAGTTTCATAGTATGCGATTTGTTTTCGCAGTAAACCTTTGTCTAGTTCATCCGACGGCAATCGTTGCAGTTTTAGTTGTGCGATGGTAAGACGATCACACAGCTCACAAATGGGCATAGCAACTATTTGTACATTTTTAACCATAAGGAGTATCTCATGAATATCTTAGTAACAAGTGATCTTCATCTCAGTAATCGAGTCTGGACTCATCGCCCTATTGAGGGAGATAGTTATTATGCGTGGGACCAGATTGTAACTCTAGCCCTCGATCATGGAGTCGAGGCAGTCATTCTTGCAGGGGACATCCTTGACAAGCAAGTCAATGTCTCGGAACCCATCCATAAACTTTTAGCCGGTGTTCGTAAGTTAACGGATACAGGTATTGGAGTCTACTATAACCAAGGGCAGCATGAGTATCAAGAAAGCCCTTGGTTACAAGCAGCCACTAAGGCCGTTTGGCTGCATGAACACAACAGAACTTTTGATGGCTGGCAAATTGCCGGATGCGATTACCAGAACAATGAAGAGAAATTAAAACAATTTCTTAAAAGTGATTTAGCAAAGGAGTCTTCTATACTTGTTTGCCATCAAGTGTGGCGAGACTTTATGGGAGACATGGCTAAACCACAAGGGTGTTTCAATGACATTCCTCCGAATGTGAAGTATCTAATCACCGGTGATTACCACATGAATTTGATTCATCACCATGGGGATTTGACTGTGCTGAGTCCTGGTAGCACGCACATGCGTAATATTGCAGAACCAGAAAACAAGAAAGTATTTTTGATTAAGAATTACGATAAAAAATACAAATCGACAGAGAAGCTTATAATAGAAGCTCTGCCTTTGTACTCTCGTAGATGTATTCGCTTAACTGTAGATAAAGCAAAAGGCTCTTGGGAAGTGTTGAAACTAATGGCAGAAGCAGAACTGACTAAGGCTGCAGCCTATGCTGAAGACAATGCAATACCGGCAGAAATAGCAATGCCTTTGCTGCATTTGTTGCACACCTCTAATGACATCGAGTTGGTAGGTAGATTCAAACAACACTTTGAATCAAAAGCTCATTTGTTTTTCAAGCAAAAAGAAAATAAACAATTTGAGTCCGAAGAACAAGATGTTCAAGTTGTCTCTGGAGATCGCATAGGCATGATGCAATGCGTGGACGCATGCATAAGCAAATCAGAGAAACCTTTAGTCCATGATCTAGTATTAACACTTTTACAAAGCCCTGACCCCGAACAAGCATTACAACAGTGGGTTAAATCTCATGCTTAGGAGTTACCATGTATATTGAACAAGTAGAGCTAAAGAACATAGGCCCGCACCAAAGCTTAACTGTTAAGTTTGGGCGTGGTTTGGTGGGTATTGTAGGAGCCAATGGGGCGGGTAAATCAACATTAGTTAACGCAATTTATGCAGCGTTGACTAATGACTTCACGCGCCTTGGCGGTACTAAAGCCGAGATCATTACAAATGGCAGTAGTGATCCAAGTTACATCCGTGTAATAGGGAAACACCAAGGTCAATCGTTTACCTTGACAAGGTGGCTGCGACCTAACAAGAACGAGTTTAAGATCGGTGTATCTGTGTTTGAGAAGGCTACGGATGTAAACGATGCAGTTATTAACTACCTCGACATCAGTAAAGCAGTGATTGACAAGTATGTGTTTGTCAATCAGTGGGAGATGTTTAGCTTCTTGGATCAGACAGCTAGCGAGAGAGCTAAGACCTTTCAGTACTTGTGTGGCACGGAAGCAGCTTCTAGCATTCACAAGGTATGTATGGATTATGTGGCAAGGCAGCAGAGTATCGAGGTAGTGGACAATAGCGTGGAGCTAGAAGACGCTATTACTGAAACTCGCACAGCGATGACGGAGCACAGTAAGGTAGGTAAAGCTGCCAAGCTACACATCTTAACGGAAGAAGAGCTAGAAGCACGGCAGTTATTGCTTTCGCAGTATGAGTTAGGTAAAGAAGCTCAAACTCAGTTAAAAGAAGTAAAACATAAAATTGAAAGGCTAGAACTATCTTTAGAAGAGCTGCAGCAAAGCCAATCTAAGCATAAGCTGGCTAGGCGAGAAGCTTGGCAAGCTAAGTTTAAAAACAAGTTAGCAGTAGCTCAAGAATTGTTAGACCTAGTGGAAGTGCATAAGACAGCTCGACTTAACCTCTTCTCTAAAAAAGACATCCACGATGAACATGTAGCAGTGGCTGAGCTTAAGAAACGAAGTAAGCCTAAACCTAATAAAGATTATGTGGATTTAAAACTTCAAAAACAACTGACTAAAGAAAAGCATGAGCTTGAGTTTCAAATAAAACAAGTAACTACATTGTTGATACATTCGGACAATCGTCTTTGTACGCAATGCCAGCAAGAAGTTACAAAAGAATATGTTGAGCGGGTAAAAGTAGAGTATCTAAAGAATGTAACCAGACTTGCAGAAGTTGTTCGTATTTTGACTTACTCCGAAAGCTATGACAAGAAGTTAGAGCAGTATCAAGCGGGATATAAAATTTGCCAACAACTTTGTATGGATGCGGCAGCAGAATTAGAAGAAGTAGAAAAAGAAGTTGAGTTAATTTCCAAGAAACTAGCAGGGGTAAACGATGAGCACATAGATACAGCCAAGGCTTTGATCGCTCGAAATCTTGATATAGAGCAACAAAAGTTTTACTTAGAGAAAGATGTTAAACAAGAACAGCATCACATAGCAGGTTTTCAAGGTGAGCTTAAAAATGTGTTAGAGCAAAAAAGTAAACTAAGTAAACAAATTAAGCAGATGCCCGCTGTGGATAAAGTCTCGACTGCAAAGATAAGGTTAGCTCAGCATCAAGAAGCTCTTGCTGTTTGGCAGAAATCTGTAGGAGCTTTTCAAGAAGCTAAGAGGTCTTGGCTTCGTACTAAGCAAAGCTTAGAACAGCTTACGGCTAAGATGGCAGAGCGTGAAAAGGTGCGTAAGCTATTGGACACAGTTAGTTCCGCTGGAGATGTATTCCATTGGAATAACTTGCCCAAGCTCGTGTCACAGTCAAACCTCCAATTGTTGGTTGGAGACATCAATGCCAACCTTCAAATGTTTAACGATCCGTTCTATGTGGAGGCAGATGCAGACCTAACCTTTAATGTATTTTTTGCCGGACAAGAGCCAGTTAAGGCAAAACAGTTAAGCGGAGGGCAGAAAGTTCTACTTTCTATCGCTTTTCGTGCAGCTTTAGATCGTGTTTTTGGGCATAATATAGGGATGATGTTTCTTGATGAGCCGACCTCTGGCTTAGATGCAGATAATGTAAGCTTCTTCCAAGAGGCATTACAACAACTTGCAAAGAAGGTAGGGGCAGACCATCAATTGATTGTCATTACTCATGTACAAGAACTCGGTAAAGTTTTTGATCAACTGGTTGAAATAAAGAAGGGTGAAGTTTGTTGAGACAATTTATGACCTGTATTCACATAGATCACGATGGCACTACTTGGGTAAACACTCCAGAAGGTATACCTACACAGGTAATTGGAAAGTATCGCCCAAGTAAACTGCTGGCAACGACCTATCGTGTGATTGCAGTACCTCAGAATTATAAAGTCATTATCTCCTTGTACCTAGCTTTGATTAACAAGGAGATAAAAGGTAATTTATTAGTGGGTTCTCCTCGGATATGCCGTAGGTATCATAATTCAAGTTTGCAGTTGTTAAATTGTATTTCTGTGCTGAATCCGCATGATAATCTGCCACATACTTGGCATCACATAGACAGCACAAGCTATCGTAATTTTTTATTACTAGAGGTAAAGCAAGAACAGCTTTATGACTCCTCTCCAAAAATACAAGATAGACTGCAGCACTGGTATCCGCAGCATATTACTTATCCTTTCTGGCAATTTTTAAAGATAGAGCAACACACCGATCTAGTGCTGGATATACTTGCTTCAATAGTAGATCCTCGCTGGTACTTTAATGTAAAGCATCCCAATAGGCTGACTCGGTTAAACAGTCATTTTGGTTTAATGCCTTTTGCTAAGTTCTCTAAGTTTTGGAATTTACGCATAAGGAAAAAGACAGCAGAACTTGATGCTAAACAAGATAGGGCTCGGCTATTGGTTGAAGCTGTAAAAGCTCTGCCAGCGGATAGCCCTCTCTTACTAGACATTCCTTGCGATGTTACGGACAAGAAAGAGGTGTATCGAACTTGTAAGCGGTTATTGCATTTTATAGCACGTAACTGGTTATCCGGAAGCGTGAAGCATGCTGAGTTTGATCCTCGAATATTTTTTAGCAATAAGTTAGTCAAAGACAGTTTTTTAAAGCAATTTGGAGAATAGCTGTGCGTGAATTATCTGTAAGAATTCGTTTCACCACCCCTAGTTTGGGGAATGAAAAAGAAAAGAAGACAGGTCGTTTTCGGTTCCAACGAAGTCCTGGTCGAGATGGTAAGATTTTGTTTTTAGCTACATGGCATCATGCAAACATGAAGTTAGCTGCAGAGATGTTAGGTAGGCATCAAGAAGCCGTTAAGCATATCTGTTGGGATATAGGGCTTGATGCGGAGATTAAAGACAAATGTCTAACTCGTTGTTTCTACCAGAAATCTGCTAATGGGCGAGAGCGTTGGTCTTTGCATGAATCAATCATGGCTAATCAAACTGTTGTAATAAACTGTGTAGTACCGTCTGAAATAGACGATCAAGATTTCTGGGCATTGATGCAAATTGCAGGTAAGTATAAAGGGTTGTCTCCGTGGCAGCCTGGTAAATATGGACATTACGAAATTGTGAACATACATCCACGAAGACAATCTCAAAATAATACTATGGATTAATTAAAAAACCATCGGCTAGGTGCGGTGCCCAGCCGATGGTAAGTGTAGCGGGTGCGATGCTTCGCCAACCCACAGCTGCATTCTAATCAATTAATCCAAAAATGCAAGAAGGAGTCAGTGTAAATGGACAAACAAATTGTCACATTATATAAGACTGGGAATACACTTTATCTAGACCCAACGACAGATAGCATGCTTGAGTTGCTCAAGCCAGTTTTAAGTTTTACAGAACGAAAATGTTATTTTGGTTACGAGGCAAAAGAGCGAAAGCAACAAGGTCTTTCTGTATTAGAAGTACAAGAACACACACTTATGGATATCGATTACAAACAACGCATTGTGACTTTCTATGGGTTTTGGAAACTGCTGCGTAGCACGCTTACCCAAGCTGGATATGATGTGCAATTTAAAGATCTATCCCCTATGGATCCTAAAAAGTTAGAACCACAATGGCAGAACATTAACAAATATAAGCTTAGAGCAAATCAAAAGGAATTTCTGGATAAAGTTTTAGCAAACCGCTGCGGTCGTTTTGATTGCCCTCCCGGCTTCGGTAAATCTTTCATGATTGGGTTAGTTGCCTCTTTGTTGCCAAGAACAAAAATTGATGTGGTTACCAAGCGGGTATCTGTATTACGAGATCGTATTTACCCAGAGCTGTGCCAGATGGTAGGAGATGTTGGCATTGTAGGTGGAACTAAGAATGTTCGGGGCAAGCGGGTGATGTGTTATACAGTTGGTTCCTTACATCATAGCCCAGCTACTGCGGATATCCTTATCGGGGATGAGTGTCATGAGCTTTCTGCGGACAAAGCTTCTGGTGAGTTGGCAAGGTGGCAGAACAGTCGTAATTTTGGGTTGTCTGCATCGCATGATCTTCGTTGGGATGGTAAAGACTTTAGAAACTTAGGCATGTTTGGTCCTGTCATTTTTAAAGTAAATTACGCACAAGCACAGTCTGCCAGCATGGTGGTTCCTATTAAAGTCCAATGGACTTCTGTGGTGATGGATCAAGATCCATGTATGGACGCAGAAGATGTAAAAAAGAAACGGCAGGGTATTTGGTGTAACGAGTATCGTAATCGAAGAATAGCAGAAGATGCTAAACGCTATGACGACGATACGCAGGTATTAATTACAGTAGAGACGATAGAACATGCTTTTAACCTAAAGAAACAGTTACCAAACTTTACTTTAGTATACATGGAGAATGGGTTAAGTCAGATGGATCGGGCACACTATGCTCGTGGAGGTTTCTGCAAAGCAGATGAGCCTTTAATGGATTTAAACAGAAGGCAAAAACTGACACAAGACTTTGAAAAGGGAATACTTAAAAAAGTCATATGCACTACTGTATGGAATGTTGGGGTTTCCTTTAACAGTTTGGCTGTTCTAATTAGGGCAGATGGTGGCGGTAGCCCTATTAACGACATTCAAATTCCTGGTAGAGTATCTAGAATTTCAGCGGACAAACCTTATGGGCAAGTCCATGATTACCTAGATCAGTTTAATTACACATTTAAAACACGAGCAAAAAACCGCTGTGCTTCTTATGCACTTAATAACTGGGAACAATCTTTTCCATCTTCGGGATTACAAAAGGAATACAATGGAAAACGAATATAAATTTAGTCGCTCTCCTATCCCCGGTGCAAATTCTCGAGCTTCATCGGGTAACGAGGCTACAGGGTTAACGACAGAAGTACAATTGTTTAAAGACACTTATATACAAGAGAGACAAGTTTTAGACCGGTTTCGCCAAGGTGAATTTGCGGTTTCTTATCAGCCTGCTTCAAGCTTAGATGGTAAGTCTAAGTTTGACACACCAGAAGAAAGAAAAACCACAAATCAATGGCAAGCTATGTACAAAAAGATTGAGCAAATGAATCAGTTAAACCCTATTCATTATGTTCGTGTTCTTTTTTACATATTGCGTGGTAGTGCATTGACTGTGCCTGCTTTAGGCCAGTTGGCAGCACCTAACACTATAGAACTAGTTATTGATTTTTTAAAAAAAGCAGAAAATGATTTACGCTGTCAGTTCATTGCGGAAAGCCAAAGGATCAAAACTGCAATTGTTATCTTTAAAAAAGGAAATGGGTATCCACTTAGTTTATCCGTATATTACGCATTGATTGACCCTAGATTAGAATTGTCTCCTTTATTTAAATACTGCATTGCAACTTCTACTTGCGAAAGTCTGCCAAAAACAGATCCACATATTGAAAAATTAAATAAAGTAGCAAAGCAGTTTGAATTTTTAGCGGCAATGGATTACACTCTCTTTCCCCAACTGTATACAGCGGTGTTGGGGAAATTAGTTCCGTTGGATTTTCGTGTAGCGGCAGCTGAGATAGTTTCAGCTGCAAGGTGTTAACGATGTACTTCTGTGCGAGAAAGGATGCACATGCCAAGCGACCGAAAACAAGGTCGGCTGTCAGCTGCTCACTTGCGATTATTTGTTACAATTCTAATGCAGAATGAAACAATATTTTCTCATTTTAAAAGTAAACTGACTGTCGCTCATTTTGCCGATGAAAGCTATCAATTGCTTTATCGGGTTTTATTAGACTTTCATAAAGAAAACAATTGTCTACCCAGTTTTACCGAAATATGGGCAGACTTAGAATCTATGCTTGAGCAAGATTCTGAAATCATTTCAGAGGCTAGCCGTTTAGATCTTGAGGATTTTCTGTCTTATGCGGCCGATCCGGACACATTAGATGGGGAAGATGTGCACACTAAGTGGCTAGAGAAATTTGCACTTAGAGCGGGCAAACGTTTTTTAATGTTTGCACAGTCTGACAATTTAAAACTAGCTCTTCACAAAAACGGAGAAATAGAAGACCTACCTTTTGTTTTGCAAAAGACGCTGCTTGAATTAGAAATGCTCAAGACAATGGGCATTAAAGATAAGGCGGCTCTTACTTTTGAAACTGGCTGGGACAAACGTGACCCTAGGATTATTCGCACAACAGGGCTTGGTTTCTTAGACAAGTATCTTGGGGGTGGTAGTGCGGAAGGCGAAGTTTATGGCATCATGGCACCTTATGGTACTTGTAAAACTACCTTAGCAGTCATGCTGTGGTGCGAAGCTGCAAAGCAATCCTATGAAGAGAAGTTAGAGAATAGCGAAGGTAGGCATGGGATTTCTGTGCTGGTTACTTACGAAGCAGCTAAGGCACCCGAGATTCTGCATCGTGCGTTAATGTATGCAGCAAGGGTGAATCGGGCCAGCTTAGATAAGATGGGCATGGAAGGGCTAGATTCTTTGTTAAACGATCCAGAAACCCCATTAGATTACGAACGTAAGATATTTGCACAAGAAATCAAAGATGGGGTATTTGAACCAGAACGAGTTCGTGTGGAGAATGCCATAACTTGGTTGAACGGCCACACGCTGTGTTTAGATTTTTCAGGTAGCGACAAAGATTATCCAACTGCGGGTAGTAATGGGATCGATGAGATTGTGCAGCGGATTAAGTTAGAGTTGCGTACTCGTGGCCCTTCTTGCTATGTGCGTAATGTGATCATCGATTATCTTGGGTTGATGGTGGATAGAGATACCACTCTAAAACAGCAAGAGAGCGGACGGCAAGAAGATCACAAAACATATCAAAATGCAGTAGCACGGATTGTTAGAGAGATCAGTAAACCATTTAGCTGCCATACTGTTGTATTACATCAGCTTAGCGGTGCAGCTAACTCAATGTTAAGTCCTACAAAAACTTTGCATCATACTGATGCAAAAGGCAGTAAAAGCTTTGGTGAGAATTTAGATTTTTCTTTTGTAATAGGTAATTTAAATTCAGACTCGATGGGCCAAATTGCCTGTACGAAGCATCGTCGTTTCCGGCGAGTGCCTCCAAGCATTATCCGTGTAGATGGCGAGTACAACTCAGTGGTAGGGCTTAACAACTATCACATAGATAGCCGTGGGCAAATTGTGGAGAAGTCCACAATGAAATCTGTGGGTGTAAATGTAAATGATTCTTCTTTTGATCATTTTGCTGATAACGAAGATCACGCAAGTGCTACTCCTGCTCCGTCCGATACTTCAAACATAATTGTAGATGAAAGTTAAACACTAACGAGGAGCCAATGAACAATGACGAGAAAAATGCTTTAAATCGAGCTTTATTTCGTAGGTGCAAAGCCGTGTTTGGTAATGTGCGTATCTCGCAAGTGGGAGAGAAGCAAATACGAAAGACAAGCATTGATTTAATTACAGGTAAACCAAAAGAAGTGATTATACATGCTGGCGAGTATTACGCAGTGTGTTGTCCCTTCTGCAACGATACAAGGTTTCGTTGTTATATTAACCATTGCTACGGATCTGAAAATCAATGGGGGAAACCTCAGCTTCATCTTGCTACTTGTTTTAATGGAGGTTGTCCGCTGTCGCTTAAAACTGCTCATATTTATGAGGAGTTAGAGCAGATGCTGGTGGGCCGTCATTTAGTAGATCTTCGCAAAGCTCAGCTGCGTGAAGGACGAACAGTTGATGTTTCAAAAATAAGGACAAGCTGGCCCGGTGAAGTCACTAGGATTGATAAGCTTCCAAGCACACATGAAGCCAATGTGTACCTAGCCGGACGAGGATTTGACCCAGATAAGATTGGTCGGTTTTACAATGTGCATTGGTGTCACACTAGTGACCGGTACATATGTAGGAATCGTTTAATCATTCCTATCTACCATGACAAGCAGATGGTGGGGTGGCAAGCTAGAGCTGCTTTCGAGACGGATTGGAAGAAATCTAGCTTGCCTAAGTATTACACAGCACCTGGAACACCTAGACGAAATATTCTTTACAACCTTGGGAATGCTTCCCAGTATGAAGTAGGTATTATTGTCGAGGGGGTAACAGATGTGTGGCGAGTGGGACCTCAAGCTGTATGCACCTTAGGTGCAACTTTAACAAATGAACAACAAACTCTCTTTAGACAGCATTTCAAAGATTACTCTGGAGTGTTGCTGTTTGATCCAGATGTTAAAGACAAGCTTGCGTTAAAGGTTAACGAAATCGAAGCTGATTTAAATGAGCGGTTAAAATCCGGATTTTGCAGCGTGCAACTTCCAGAGGGAACCGACCCTGGTTCCTTAGCCCGCACAATGCTTCGTGAATATATTACGAAGCAAGCTGGTGATAAAGGTGTAATTATTTCTTGGAAAAAGAGGTAGAAATGGCACGAAAGATAAAGATAGCGGGAGGAGGTGGAATTACTCCAGCGGTTAAAACTTCTTCTGCAGCAGTTGAGATGGTGTATAAAAAACGATTGCATGAAGTGCAATTAGGCGGAGCTGTATTCCCTTTAGCAGCTCCCGGCTTGCCTCCTTTACCTTCTAACTCTGCGTTTCTTAGACATGTATTAGGTCTAGGGGACATCGAATCCAAGCTGGTTGAAGAAACGATAACAAATGCTGATGGTGAAAAAACTAAAGCAAAGAGGTTGGAATACAGTAATGAATTAATGGGTTTAATCCGTGAATCATTACGAGTTTCTCCTTTTACTTTAGATGTAGAAGTTGGACCTCATCAGTATAAAGAAGCAGAATTTGTACTAGGCCATTTGTTAGGATCAATTGATCCTAGCGGGCCGGTGCCCGCAGATGTAATGATCATCAGTCGTAATCCTTGGGGTGAAGAGGTCAAAAGAAGGAGGTGCATGGCGGGTGCAGATGGTTCCTTATTGATTGAAACATTCCGTAAGTTAAAAGCTTTTAATTTAACTAAATTTTATGTAACGAATTTAGTTAAATTTTGTCCTCCAGATTACAAAACTACATTGAAAGCAGTCTGGATTAAAGACTGTATGCATCTGCTCTATCAAGAGATAAAGATTGTGCAGCCCAAGTACATTCTTTGTCTAGGTGCCGATGTTAGTAAAGCTTTGCTTGGAGGTACGGCGGGTGTAGGCGAGATGGAAGGTAGAGTAGAAAAACTACGCTACAATGTTGCCTTTACTGCTAGAGACCAAGAGCAGCATTGGAAAGAAGCACAGGTCATGACTGTAGTTCACCCTAGACAAGTGCTTCGAGATCAATCTGCGGGTAGGCAGTTAGAAAACGGAATATCTCGTTTCATCGCTTTAACTAAGGGAGTAACGATTGGAGCTTCAGAAGTAATAGATCATAGAGTGGTGGACAACCATTGGGATTTATTACAACAACTCATCAGCATTGAGAAGGACGAGGACAAGAGAGACAGCTTGATTGCAGTAGATGCAGAGTGGCATGGAAAGCATCCTATTAATAAAAATGCTTACATGCGAACTATGCAGATTTCTTGGTACGAGAAGAAAGCACTTGGTATCAAGTTTCACGAGGCTGGGGGTGAGATGACTCCCGGTTTTGCTACTAGCAGAGCAAGGCAGTTACCCGACAAAACTCTTAAACTTCTAAACATGTTCTTTCTTGGTGGTGTCTTTAAATACAAAGATGCCGAAGAGATCAAAGAAATTAAGTTTAGGCGTAAACGAGTTGTTGGTCATTTCTTCAATGCAGACTTAGAGTGGTTGTTAGATTATGGAATCAACATCCAAGCTTGTTTCTCTTGCCAATTGTTTGACTACGAGATGAAGGCAGAAAATGCGGATAAGAAGTTGTTTAAACTTTATCAGAAAGAAGGGTTTACAGAAGAAGAAATAGTACCTGCGTGGTATCGCACTAAGTTTGAGGGCGGTGCAGATACAGGTTTGATGACACATGCTATTGAGGAGACAGCTAGCTATAAGCTGGAAACTCTGGCAATGCGTTATACTTCTGCACCGAGATATGATAAAGAGTTGCAGCATTGGAAGATATCTTACTGCAAATCAAAAGGTATAATGAATGCGGATCTAGACGGATATGGTGAATGTCCCGATGAAATTTTGCTGCCTTATGGTATGTACGATGCTGATGTTACTTTGCGTTTGTTTTACAAACTAGCTGTGTTACTTGACGAGGATTACGAAGGTAATAACTGTCGAGAAGCATTCTGGGAATCTCAAATAGCAACTCCTGCAGTGTTGGAGATACATCGCACCGGAATTACTGTGGACAAAGATCGTATTGATTTTTTAACCAAGCGATTTATGAACGCAAAGAATACACTTGAAGTAAAGATACGCACAGAAATCAAGTGGCCTGAGTTTAACATTAGGTCTACACAGCATGTGCGAGAATTACTTTATGGTCATCTTCTTAATGGTAAGAAAGATAAGAAGACTGGAGATGTAATAAGATTGCGACCAGAGGGTGCAGTTAGCTTAAACTTAGATCCATTGTTTGACACAAGTAAACCACCCAAGCCATGGAGTGAAGTTAAAAAGTCAGGTAGGATGGCGGAGCATGCTCCGTCTACTAACAAACTGATTTTATCTCTGTTAGCTCAATCAACTACTAACGAGGGTAAAGCAAAGCTAATAAATCAGCTGCGTGATTACCGCTTTTTAGATCAAGTGCTTAAGACTGTGTTACATCCTCCAGCGTGTGATGATGCAACAGAAGAGTCCATGTACGATGATGACGGCAACCTAGAGTATGATGATGGTCTTGCTTCTTTATGCTGTGACGATGGCAAAGTTCGTACTCATGTCTATCAAACCAAGGAAACTGGAAGGTGGTCTAGTGCTCGCCCTAACTTACAAAATATTAGTAAGCAGAGAGATCCCGACTACAAACGATTACTTGGGGCTGAAGATTACAAATACACTTTGCGTAGTGTTTTAAAGGCTTCACCTGGTCATGTGATGGTAGAGGCAGATTATGTAGGTGCAGAGCTATTTGGTATGGCGGTTATGTCTGGTGACGAAAATATGATTAAACATGCGTTGCGAAATCAACTGCCTGAAACTCATCCAGATTACTATGACATACACAGTCAAGTAGCTTGTTTTGCATTTAAACTAACTTGTCCTCCGACAAAAAGCGGGTTAGCCGCTATCGGCAAGAAGCATATTAGGATCGTGGCCAAATCTGTAATCTTCGGTATTGCCTATGGTCGAGGTCCTAAAGCAATTGCTATCGCAGCAAAAGAACAAGGTATCGAAATTGAAGTAGATGAAGCACAAGCAGTCATCGATGCAATTTTTCTAATGTATCCAAGGTTAAGTCCGTTTTTCAACGAATGCAAACAGCGTGCAACTGGAGACTACATAGACCCACTGACCGGCACTACAGTGGCTGGTCGTTACTTATGCAATTGCTATGGTAGGTTTCGTAGATTTCCAGATGCCAACTTTGACCGAGGGTTGGCGGGTGAGTTTGAAAGACAAGCCATGAACTACCCGATTCAATCCATGATTGCATCAGCGGTCAGCCGTGCTTTAGCTTATATCCACGATTACAAGGAAAAGCAGTTGAAGCAAGGACGAGACCTATTCAAAGTCTTGTTGCAAATTCACGATGCCGTGTTGCTTGAAGTTCCTTACGAACATGTTAAGCATGTGTGTGAATATGTTTTGCCGACTTTTATGCGTGATGCAGTTCCAATCTACCCTTCTAGTTTAGATGGGCTACCTACTGGAGCTGGTCCCTATTATCTGGGCATTGAAATGGAAGTGGTAAAGCATTGGGGTGAACTTTTAACAGCAGCAGAGGCTCGAGAACTTGGATTGCCGGTTGGAGTTGGTGGAGTTGAAAGTTGTGTTGTCAATTACAGTAAACCTGATTAAATAAAAGAGTATTGTAATGTTTGTCGTAATCGAAGGCATTGATGGATCGGGCAAGGGTTCTGTAACCAAGGCATTGCAGTCAAGCTTGCAGGAAGTAGGCTTGACTGTTGAAACGATTAGTTTTCCTAGGTACACAGATACTCTTTATGGAAAGTTAGTAGGTCGGTATCTGAATGGTGATTTTGGAAAAAACACACATCCTTACCTACACAGCACTTTATTTTCCATTGACCGCTACGAATCTAAATCATACCTAGAATCGTTAATTAAAAACAACGATGTGGTTATTGCAGATCGTTACATACCTTCAGCATTGTGTTATTCCGCAATGAAAACGGAGGAAGGAGAACGAGATGAACTAATCAAGCATTTTGTTAAATTGGAATATGGCTTATGGCAGATGCCAGTTCCAGATGTAATGTTTTTTTTGGATGTTCCCACATCTTTTGCAATTAAAAACATTGCACAAAAAAATGTCCGTGGTTACACTGCTAAACCGAAAGATCTTCACGAAGAAGATGAAGTGTATCTAGAGAAAGTTAGATCTTTCTACACATCGGATTTAATGGATTATCATCCGAAGACTAGGTTTGAGATAGTTGACTGTATGGGTGGTTCTCAACTTTTGTCAATTGCGGTAATTGGCAATGAGATACACACCCGTGTTGTTTCCCTTTTGAAAGGTTTTACAAATGCGTAAGCAAAGATCGTTAGTTCCCCGCACCTTAGCTTCCTTAAATAGGCAGATGGATCCTGCCAAGGAAGACACAACTCGTAGGGGAGTTCCTATGGGTAATGTGTGCATCAATCCAAGTCTTACCAGTGTGAGACTTGAGAATTTGCGCTGCTACACCGGTGGCAAAACAGTGTTGCGTGTGTGGCCTATGTTGGATCCAGAAGATCCAAGTAACAAGCTGTTGAATGGTAGGCTATCTGCCATTGATATGGCGGGACTTGGTGGTATGTCTATATCAGAACCTGCTTACACTATCCAGTATGCTGGTATTAAAAGAGACACTCCACACTTCGGTGGTAATGGAGAGTTTCAACAATGCAGTTACATCATTGCGAGAAATAAGAGTTCTGTTTACGAAGGTGTAACTTTCTGGAACGAGCCATATGTAAAGCTTTACATGACAGTAAAGAAGGCATTTGAAGGTAAAGACTTTGGCTATGGTGGTGTTTACGATCCTCGTTGGAATGGCTTAATGAGTGCTAAAATGCCAGCACTTGGGGCTTTCACTCAGAAGTACTTTGTAATTGCTTCTGTGTACGAGAATGGTGATTCGCTTGACCTTTTACGAGAACACATCTCGTACAAGCAACAAGGCAAGGAAGTGTCAAAAGATATCCCAAGAAATGGGATACCATTAGGCGAAGGCGAGAATGATCCACTGGTTGTGCTCCCCTTGTCTGTGTCTGCCGGTAGAAACCTACTGAAGCTTTGCTGTATTGAAAAACAAGACTGGACAGGGGATGAACTAGCAAATCCTTCCCTTCCATTTAAGTATGGTGATCCTACTGGCATCTTTGATGCTAAAACAGGAACTGTTAAAGGTGGGTTATTCTTTACGATTTATAACCCTACTCAAACAGTAATAGAAAAGCACAGTACATTTGCAGGTGGTGCAACCAGCAAGATGGCTGTGGAATACGAAGCAGCAGTGTCCACGAAGTATTCAGGTCCTACTGGAGTTTTGACTCCAGACTTGAACAGTGAGCAAGTGGATCACATTCTTAGTAAGAATGTGTTCTTGTGGAAAGAAAATGCAGGTGACCCTGCTGATTCTTATCTGCTGCATGAGCCAACGATTGAAGAAAGGTGCGTGTTGATTGCGAAAGCATTTCGACAAATACCCCGACTCCTTGAGTTTGGTTGGATGAGCCACCCAGAGTATTTAAATTACGATGCGGTAGCTGCCATCCTAAACAACCGTGTAGTGACCTCGGGGGTTGCTGCTGCGGTCGAGGAGGATAGTGAGGAGGAATTGCCGGTTTATCCAAAGGTTAATCCTGTGGCTAAACCAAAGGTGGTTGCAGCCAAGGCGGGCGTTACCAACAGCCCTAACCTTGCTAAACCATCCAGTGGCAAAAAGTCCGCAGTAGAACTCGTAGATGAGTTTGATGAAGAACTCGACGAGGATAAGTTGGATGACGAGGAGTCTGATGATGAGTTTGACAACGGATCTAACGGGAATGCGAAAGTCAGCAAAAGTAAGTCCAAAGAAGAAGACTTCGGTGACGAAGAATTCGACGAAGACGAGCTTGAAGAAGACGACGACAGCGAAGAAGCTGACCCCGAAGAAGACGGCGAAGACGAAGACAGCGAAGACGATGACGACTTCGTTGACGAAGACGAAGAAAACAGCAAGTCCAAAGACTTCGATGAAGACGAAGAAGCCAGCGAAACGCTAAATGACCAGCTGAACAACAGCTTGGCCAAAGCGAAAGGACTGGCTCGAAGCCGTAAACGAGTTGCGCCTATTCCAGCAAAAGAAGAAGCACCCGCTCCTTCTCCTGTTAAGAAAAAGCGTCCACGTTAATTGGCACTACTGTTAATTTCAATAAGAGTGGGGTTATCAGCCTCACTCTTATTTTCTATGTAATTTAATCTGAGGAGTGGTTATGTCAGATGAGACAGATGACTTGCTAGATTCAGTTTTAAATCCGCCAGTTGCAGAGCACTCAAAAGTTAAACCTAAACCTAAACCTAAAGAAAAACCAACTGAAGCCAAAGTCGTTGCTCCTCCCCCTCACAAGATGGCTCACATACTTGAATCTAAGAAAAAGATTATAGGTTTGTCGGGTGGGGTTAAGTTAACTAATAAAGGTAAAGACACTTTACGAGCACGCTGGTCTAGAGAGAAGAGCGGGGAAAGCCGTAATGAGATGATGAACACATTGTTCTCAACTGCTCGAGATAAGTTTGGGGCAGATCGAGTGTTCGGTTCACGAGAAGAGTTAGGACAACTTGCAATTGGTATTCCTACTCCTTCACTGGCATTTGAATACTTGATTGCTAATGATGTGTTCCCATTGTCAAGTGTGATGATGCTTGCAGGTAGCTGGGGTAGCTGTAAGTCTGCGTTGGCTTATGAGTTCTTTCGCTGGTTCTACGAGCAACGAGGTTTAGCGGTACATATCGATACCGAGGATAAATTTGATGCAGATTTTGCATGCGACATCATGCGGGTAGAACGAGATGCTATTCCGATTTTGTCTAACCGAGCAAACTCTGTAGAGCAGATGCAGCAGATCCTCACGCATTATCTAAGAGAAGTGCAGCAAATGCTGGTAGGTACGGCTACTGAGCCTGGCCCAGGCAAAACCATCCCATGTTGCTTTTGTATCGATTCTCTTGCGGGGGCAACCTCAGAAGAGATTCAAGAGAAGATTATTAAGGAAGGTAATGCGAATCGAACTCATCCAATCAATGCATTGAAGAACACGCACTATTTGACTGGCATCAAAAAACAGTTTGAGAACTGGCCTTTCACTCTTTTGATTGTTAATCATCTCAAGGAAAAGACAGATGACCGAGGTAATGCCCATCAATACACGCTGGGTGGGCAAAGCTTTAACTTTCATGAAAGCTTTGAGCTTCGAAATTCGGTGTGGAAATCTAAGTTTAAAAACGCACAGTTTGAAGGGTTAGGCATTAAAATCCATTGTGCTAAAAACTCATTTGGTCCTACAGGTCGTGTTCTTAAAACTAGGTTTCTCTGGTGGATCGAAGATGAACCCGAGACAGGTCACCCTCGTGACATGTTCTTGTGGGACTGGAATTGGGCCCTATGTACCTTGCTGAATGAGATGGATGGAATTCATAAGGTAAGGTTGACGGATCGTGAATTAGTAATTAAATGTAAATCACCAGCTGCTGATGTGGAATGTTTAGCAAACTTCAGAGCTATAGGTATGGGTAAAGATGAATATTTGCCCTTTCAAGAAGTAGGGCAACTTATTCAAGATAACCCTAAGGTATGCGAAGGCATTCGGGATGCGTTGAATATTAAACGCAGATACCAGCTGGATAGGCCGTATGATGAGATTGTGGCTAAACACATAAAATCAGCGGAGTAACCCATGGATAAGATAAACCCATTAAATCCACTGCTCAGCAAAATCGCTAAGTTTGAGCATGTGGATACACATGGTAAACAATGGGAATCCAATCGAGTAGAATGGACTTTACGCAGACTGAAGTTAGAAAAGAAACGAAAAGAAATTCTAGAGCTAGGACCTTACTACTCTTTTGAAGCGTATAATCGAGTAGTTAACTTTCCGATGTACCTATTTGCGGAACCGTTATTAAATGTTCCTCCAATTCATCGGGACCCTAGAACTATTCATCCTTTTTGGTTTAAAGCTTTTCGTGGGCTTCCCTTTGTGGAACGCTACGAAGAACAACTGGAACCTTTGTTAGCAAAGTATCCAGATCGCCCTATTGGTATGGTGTTCCCAAGGAAGGGTTTCTTACAAGGATTGTTGATTCATAATGGTGACTGGGAATTGTTCGCACCGCTGCAAGCCAGTTGTCATGTATTTAAAAGCGGTAAAAAAAGAGAGATGAATCTAATTGTACAGCCGTACAGTGGATTCATCGACCATGTACGAGATGTTCTCGCATGGAAAGAATAATTTTAAAATCCAGATTTTAAGGAACGAACTATGAGTAAGACAAAATCAGTGACACCAAACAAGGTAGCAAGGTTAGACGTTAAGAAGCAGGAAGATAGAGAAGCCATTTTCTCGGAAATGGACCCCACGACACAAGCGATTGCTTTAGAAGTTGGGAAAAAGCTTCAAGTAGGATTTCAAGTTGCACTGTTAGTGCAGCATGATATTGGCACATCATGCTTAAATTTGCTTAATCAAGAGCATTTGAATGAAGCACAGAAAAAGATTGAGATACGAAAGTTAGCAGCGTATTGGAACTTGCCTAATTTAACTCCAGCTACGATTTATGATCTGTGTAATGTCTCGGCTGCTTTTACCCGTGATTTTGTTAAAGCACAGGTTGAAGAGAAGATGTCCAATGGTGGCTATCTGACGTGGAATCACTTTAAGGAATTGCAAAAGGTTAGCTCTGAAAAGCGACAGTTGGCATTGCTTAAGCAAGTGCGTAGGGAATGCTTATCCGCAAATGAGCTAGCCTTAGAGTTGCAAGGCAATAAGGAAGCTGAAGTAAAGAGGGCTGGTGGTCGAAAGCCTAAGCTGCCAAAGACCCCTGTTGCGATGCTTCAGAAGATTTACACCACTATCCAATTAGCTGACAACTACTTGGAAGCAGTGGCAGAGCCTCTTGATGGTATGTTTATGGAAATGCCTCCACAAGATGTGTCTGAGCAGTTTGTGAGCAACATCAAAAACACCATGGAGCGGATTGGTAGAACCAAAAACCAATTAGTAAGCACAATGGAAAAGCTTTCCAAAGTGCTTGAGCGTTCCCAGAGTGTTTTGATTAAACAAGCTCAACTGCCACTAAATAAGAATGTAATGGCTTCAGCTGCTAAGAAGTCAGTTGAAGAACTTCCAGAGTTACCTGAAACGATTCAAATGATTGATGAATTTGATGAGCCTCCTATTACAACGAAGAAACAATTACGAGGACGGTCCCCCCGCTAACATTAATTAAAATAAAAGGCCCACAGTAATAACAACTGTGGGCCTTTTTTTTAGCTATCATCAAAAGGAGTTATTTTATGTTTTCTGTGTGCGCACTCTTGTATGGAGACTACCTTAATCTGGCGAAGGATTTGTTAAGTTCTTTTAGATATACCGCACATATACAAGATATTCGTATCGGTTTAAATGAAGTTAGCAAAGAAACTAAGGAGTATGTAGAAGGCTGGGCAACAAAACAAATGCGTAGCTGTCCTGTTTATCTCTATGAAGAAGAGAATGGCAAAAACCTAGGCAAGTATCCTTTGATGCGACAGATGTTTAAAGATAGACAGTTAGCAGCTAAAACAATGTGGTTTGACGACGATAGTTTTTTAGACGCAACTTACACGGATTGGTGGGATAAGGCTTTAGCGATGAGTCAGCAATATACTCAAGTTGGATCTTTACATAGAATGTTGCAACAAGGCCGGCAGCATGAAGTAATTGTTAAACAACCTTGGTTTACAGGAAAACCATTTAATAACCGTAGCTTTTTTTTATTTGCCACAGGTGGTTGGTGGGTTGCGGATACTGCTTTTTTAGCTAAATGGGATTATCCTTTTGCAGACTTATATCACAATGGTGGTGATTCTATTTTAGGAGAGTTGATAAGGCAGCAAGGTGGCAGCGTAGGTGAGTTTCACAAAGGAGTACAATGCTGTTGCGATAGTTGTCTTAAAAGTTACATAAAATTAAACGCAGTAGTTAGGATCAATGTAGGGGGTAGAAATGGTAGACGAGGGATAGGTAAAACCTCTGAACAAACTCTTTGGAAAGATGGGAATGTTACTCCATCACTTGAACATCAAGTATTTAATTTAAAAATAACTAGATACGAAAATGGAGGGGTTGAATGACTATTGCAGAAGTACATCCTCCTTTACCGGAGATGTCAATCAAACGAGTATTGGCGGCTAGAGATAGATTAGTTGGAACTTTAGCCCCATTTATAGGTACTACACTAGTAGGTACTAATTTTGCATCTTTTGTATCCCAGCTGCATACTGCTTTACCGAATAACATTGTTAAAGCTACAGTGCATGCAAGCGTGAAAAGCTTAGTCGGCAGAGAGTTGACTCGCCAGTTATTAGTAGCCACTTGCTGGCGTATGGCTGGGAATCTACCCGCTTTAGCTTGTCAGCGACCGGTTACGCAGTGGCTACGTCAAATTTGTTTTGAATGGGTGCCAGCACGCATATGTGATGTATACACACATAGGCAAGGTAAACAGTTTGTAAATGCGTTTACTTTTCAAAGTTTAGCAGGGACTGTAGTTCCTAAGAAGTTAACGCAAACTTGGTCTTTAAAAAAGACGCAGTATCTGGCAACTTATCGTAATGCCAAAGGGTTAGGGTTTGGGTTTAATAGATCTCGCATAAATAGTAGAGGAGAGCAACGCAGCCAAGGTTTATATTTTGATGTCCAACAATTTTATGGGTTGCAATGTTTTCTATTACTTGACCCAAAACGCTCGCAGCAAGACCCTTTTGTAATAGAAATTGGACACAGTCATGCTACAATGACGCACAATCGTCAACTGATTGTGGCGAGAGATAGAAGTCAGACACCGTGTTTGAAAGGATTTCCAGAGACACACGAATGTTTTCGTTGCCCTTATGGTACAGATAATTGTCCTTTGGCAACGCATCTATTAACTTATAAAAAGGGTAAGTGTAAAAGGTGTAACCAGTTAAGTTTTTTGAATCCTGCAGAAATGGATCATATTGGGGTATGTATCGCATGTGCAGATGCTGAAAGGAAGTCATGACACTACAAGCTAGAATGAGTGCAGAAGATCGCCGACTTTATAACCCAAGTAGAGATGTTGCTCATAATTTTCAACAAGTTATGGAGCTAGTAGCAGCTAGACTAGAAGACCAAAGTTGGCCCGAGCTGGAAGAAATACTTCGGCGAGAAAAAGTAAGTATGGACGATTTAGGCGAAGCTTGTGGAGCTTATTGCAGTTATCTAGCCAATGCTGTTGATTTTCCCACTTTGTCTATGTTTGAAAGCTTAGCTCAGAGCAAGTTCTTCCAATGTAAACCAGGAGCTCAAGTAGCTGTTCTAGCTATGATTGGTACATGTTATGCTGGGCTACATTATGCAGGCATAAGAGAAGCCACGATTGCCAGTGAAGGTCCAATGCAGACCATTGGTGATTTAATGAAACATGCTGAACGTTTTCGTAAGTACGCTGGTATGTCCAGATGGCAACGCTGGTTTATTAAATGGAAAGCACGCATATACGCTAGCTTTTCGGCCTTATCAAAGTAAGAAAGTAATTGTAAATGATTATTGATGCATGGGGGCAAGAGTTCGCTACAAAGTATGGCAATACTTTACCTAAAAGCTATTTGTGTTTCGACACAGAGTTTACTGGGAGTAGCGAACAAACTGATCTAATCATGGAGATTGGTCACACAATAGTTGAAGATGGCAAAGTTGTTGATCAGCTTAGTCTTGTCCTTAACTGGTATGATCATCCTTCCATCACAGAAGATTGGTTAGACTACAAGTTAAATACCATGCGATCTATCATAGGGGAAGGCTGGCAACTACTACCGGACTATGTGAAGAAAAAAGGCATCAATCCTTTACAAGCCTTACAATTCTATTACAAGTTGTTTGACGCATGGAATAACAGAAATCTTCCATTTGTAGCTCAGAATGGGCAGAACGCAGATGAAAGGTTGCTTCGTGGTAACTTTAATAGATTCTTAAACAAAGGTTTTGAACTACCTTCTGATAATTACTTTGATGTGGGTGGCATTTATAAGGCTACACAGATATGGGAATCTTCAAATTCTAACTGTGCTAATTATCGATTAACCGTATTACCTTATAGGTCAGACGATTTAAAAAGTTACTTTAAACGAGTAATCGGAATAAAAGTAGCCGGAATTAAATGGTCATTGCCATTAATCTTGGAACAATATGGATTGATAGCTAAGCACAATGTTTCCCCAGAACAAATGCATAGTGCAGGTTTTGATTCGTTATGCTTGCATTGGATTATGGAAGAGTTTCGAGCACAGATGCAGAAAAAGCAAGAAACAAAGCCTAAGTCGATACTTGTGGCTAATTCTTCGCAATCAGATTTAAGGCAGCGTAACCCGACACGGCGACAGCGCTTAATATGAAAGGGGGTATAAGAATGAATCCCGAATTTGATATTGTAGATCTTGGTACTAAACATGGATGGGCAATGGATGAATGCCGTCGAATAGGTAACATGTATCTAAAAAATAAAGATTTGTTTGATAAACTACAGCCACGCCGTTGCGTTGGATATGAAAGACCAGAGATGGAAAAATATCGAACAATTGTTGAAAAAAAGAATTACAATTTTCGTATTGCGGATCTGGCAGTGGACGAATCTATTGCAGCTTTACCTAAATCAGAAATTTATCTTGCTTGGCATTTTCTTGAACATGTACCAAACAAAGAGTGGGCTCGAAAACTAGTATGGGAGTCATTGAAGAATGCCAAACATTTAGTTTGGTTTCGTTTACCTAGTTTTCAGCAGGATACTGAAAACGGAGAGGGTGTGCTTCGGCAACATGGTATGCGGTTTACTTGGACTTTTTGGCAAGGACATCCAACCCACTGGTTAGTCGAAGACTGCACCGAAGCTATTGCGACTTGGGCTAAGGAAGTGCCAAGTAGGGCATATGATTTATTTGTGAGACCTTCAAGTCTTGTGCATAACATGGCTAATTCTCGTGTAGTCCCTATTAATGCACCAATAGATACTCAAAAGTATGAACCTAGTCATGGTCCAAAACCATTAGATGTCAAATTTAAACAGCCGGTTGTTGAAGAGTGGGAAATTGTCGTAAGGTTCAAATAAGAATCAATGAATATAACTTTTATTATTAAAGGAAATACAAATATGGCAAAAAGAAAGAATTCTCGTAACAAAGGTGCAGTTGGTGAAAGAGAACTAGCTGCGGAATTAAATAGACTGTTTGGTGCAAAGGCACGAAGAGGGCAGCAATATAGCGGGTTAGAAGGAGAAGATGTTGTAGGGCTGGGCAATATCCATGTAGAAAGCAAACGTGTAGAAAAACTGAACATCTACGAAGCAGTAGAACAAGCGGTCACTGATGCAAAGTCTGTTAAAATACCTGCGGTGTTTCATCGTAGGAACCACAAACCTTGGTTGGTTACAGTTCGTTTAGATGACATCGAAGCATTTTCTATTGCGTTGCAAGAGGTGTTGTCTCAGCGACAGCCAACAAACGATACCGGTGTAGTGATTGTTTAATTTAAAATCCAGATTTTAGAAAGGATTGTAATGTCAGAAGAAGAACTCAAACCCACAGAGACAGCCACTAACCCAGTTGCCGACGCAATTGATCCGCAGCTCGTTACTGACATGGAGTTAGTCGCAGCAACCGCCAATAAATTAGTAGGTAGTCATCCTGGTTTCACCCAGCTTATAGCAAGCATGCTTGCATCTAGGCAGCTGTATGCTATGTGCCTTTATGAACTGGATTGGCTTTGTCGAGACACTGACTTTAGTGCTGTAGACACTGCCCTTGCAGACATGACAGACCAGCAGATGATCATGTTTAAAGAAGTGCTAATTAATGCAGCTGCTGTACAAGCTCAACAGCCCTTTGACGAGCAAGTTCTATTTGCTGGAATGACTCAAACTGTATTCCCTTGGATGCAGACTGTAGTTAAAAAACACAGTGAGCATCAAGCTGCAGAGAAGAAGAAAGGTAATGAACAAAGAGAAGAGTTGCGTGTTTCTACTCCTATCAATCTTGGATTTCAATTTTATGCAGAAAACGAAGCAGTTGAAACGCATGCGATCAATCGGCATAAACCTGTTTTGTTGGTTGGCAAACAAGATGCAGTCCGTTGGCTATTGCATCGAATTACTGAAAGTGTTTTAACTCCCGGAAGTGGTGCAACGCAGCTAACTAGGTTGTTAGAAGGTGCACCTAAGATTACTGACTCACATTTGGTTAACATTCCTAAAGATGTGTGGGAGAACTGTGCAAGCAGTAACGCAGGGTTTCAAAAGATTTATGACTTTTTTGTCTATCCCAAGCTTAATGAACCAGTAGATCTACTGATAGTTGATAACTTGATGCAAACTTGCAAAGGCATGACTTCTATACCTATTACAAGCATTGCAAACGAAGCACAGCGTAGATTTAAAAACTGGGGAGAGAAAGCTGGAGCTTTAGTTCTTGGGTGTATACCTTTAGACAGAGAGCTACGAGCAAACGAATTAAATGGGACGGAGTACGAAACTCTGAGAGTCCATAATGTCATTCGAGGAGTTGTAGCCGAACCTTGTATGGTAAACGAAGTTCCTCATGTCAAGATATGGGTTGGGCAGCACGAAGTTGCACAAATTACAGCTGCAGAACTATCTAATTTTCACATTAGTGAAATCATTATCGCTTAGGAGAACTTATGCGTGTATTTGTTAGTTGGGCAGATGTGACAACTGCGGAAGAAGCAGAGACAGCTCGATTAGATTGGGTAGAAAAAGCTAAGAAGTCTAAAGCTGCAGAGGATAAACAATTTGCAGCTACATTAGCTCCTACTCTGTGTCTTCCAGAGTATCACGAATACTTGCAAACCATGAAACAGCAAGAAAGTGCGTTCGCACAGTTAGACCCGCTCAATCGTAATATTCTTGCAATTCGATTTGTTGTTCCAGCTTTGGAAAAAGTGGTGACTTACCAACTTGCCAAGAGAGTACCTGGAGATAATAAGTTGGCGGTAAGCCTAGCAGCTCGTGCTTTCTTATTAAACACCTTTCCCGGTGAATGGGTAGGTAACTCACAGGCTAAGCACATTACATTTATAGGCATGCAAGGTTTAAAGAATTTTATGCAACGATTTGCTTACGCATGCGGGGCACTAGGACAACCTCTTCCATCGGCTTTATGGATGGACAGCCCGCAGTTAGAAATAGCGGATGCAATCTCAGTACGAGATTTAATGGAAGCTTGTGCTTTTACAGAGCCTATTGAGGAGAACAAGCAAAAATATACTGGATTAACACAAGGTTGGATGGGCATAGGAGCTAGTGCTGATCGTGATAGTTCTTTGCTAGTTGCTACATTGTTTAAATTAGGGTTTTGAACCATGGATTCTCCATTTAAACCAAAAGATGACAAATTCTATGAGTTTAAAGCATTTCGTGTACCAAAGTACCGTATAGAATTTCAACGGGCAGGGAGGCTCGAAGATGTTCCTGGTTATGTTTGGTACACTCCTGCTGCTTTGTATCTATGGGGTAGGTACACCGACACCAACTTAGCAGACTTAGTGCAACAACATAATTTAAAGATATTTTGGTACAAATTTGAGAAGCCAGTTTTTAATGGATTTAAGTTTAATGACGATCCTAGTTGGAATCATGTCTTATGGGCTTCAAGTGTTGAACAGTGGGGTAGTCTTGTAGACGGCATGCTCGAATCTGTTCAATTTGACATTCAAAACTCAAAGCTTTATCAATATGCTTTACAGCAATTAACCATATATGATCCTTTAGCTGTAGATGTGCAGCGAGTTGTTTCTAGCTTAACCCCTACAGTTAAAGTGCATGCTTTTGCTGTATTAAGTAATGAGCAACAATATGCTTTTGATGTTAGGAATAAAGATGTGCGGTTACTTCCATCTGTTTCTAGTTTTAAGCCAGATCCTTTACATATAAAAGCAGCTAATCGGCTTTTTTCTTACCCAGAGCTGACTCAAGATAAAGCATTTTCTCGATATAAAGAAATCTTGATTAGTGAACAAGATTTGGCTTATCAAAAACAAAATATAAAGAAAGGTAAACCATGAGTAAATCTGTAGAATTTCCATTACAATCATTACGCCAATTTATGCTGCCGGATCAAACTGTAAAGTTAAAGACTTTTGAAGCAAAAGATTTACAACAACTTGATACGCAAATTAATACATGGGTGAAACAAACCAATAACATTATTGCTATACCTGGCCCAGTAGTTATTACATCAGAAGGTGTAGTATTGAGTTTGACTTTTGTAGAAGCAGCAGAAGGGATAACAAATGGCTAAGACTAATGGCGAGAAATGGGAAGCTTATAAAGTTGCTGTACCCGGCTTAGACTCTTTGTTAAAACCAGCACTTACGGCATTATCTGACTCTGACATGGAATACAATTCATTAAAAGAAAAATTGCCTTCAGATGTATCAGCACAGATGCAAGATATAAAACAAGAAAGCGGTGAAGCTGGAACCAATATTAGTATTACGCATCATTGGTGTCTATGTGACATGCAAGAAGGAGATTTTCCTAGAGTGCATATTTACCCAAATTTGCAAAGTTTAAGCGAAGCAATTGCTAAACGAGAAGGAAAAGAAACCGCTGTGTGGGCAATGTATGGTATACCTTTACAGTTGACTAAGCCAATCCTTAAACCAAATGGAGATAAGCAGCGTTATTTGTTGTTGCCTAATCAAATGGCGGTTACTGTGGGTAACAAGGAAGATTACCAAATGATGGAGCAATCATTGTTGCCCCCGACAACTTTGGAAGAAACAGGATGGCTTGGTAATCCTTTATATTTAGAATCTCAACAGTTTTACACGCCTGGTTTTGTGGATGATGACCAGTTTTCAGAAGAACCAGACGAAGACTAATTCTTTTTTTTTAGCTATTGGACAACAATTATGGCAGATAACTCAGTTAGATCTAACACTCCAGACCCAACACGTTACCACGCTAACCAGTCAGGCATGACTGGCACCATGATACCTCGGTCTGGAGCTGATGGTCAATCTTTAGGATTTGACCCTAATCAGCCCCAGACTGTAATAGTAGATCCCGGAGTAGAAGGTGGTGGTTTTATTTTAGATTTAAAGGCAATATCTTCCTCTAGACCTCAGTTTAATTCGGAAGCGAAGCGTAGTGGTGTAGTCAATGATGTACATTCTTTTTACAAAGGGTTGAGTCAGCAAGTGCCGGTTTTAGATGAAAAAACAAACTATAACGAAAAGGAGCTGCGTGTGGATGAACCTCTTAAACCTTTAAATTTTCTTAATTCAAATGATGATTCTGGCGAGGATATGTTAGCAGCTCCCTCTCTAGGATTTGAAAATAATCCAACTACTAAACTTGCAGATGAAATTCAAAACCTATTACAAGTAGAAATGCCTAGGGTACAAAATGCAAAATTAGAATTTCAAACTCGTAAGTTGCAAACAGAAGCGGCAATTGCCGCCCTGTCGTCAACATCTAACCCTCAGCAATTAGCTGACCAGACTAACTTGCTAAACGCGCTCGTTGGTAGAGTAAATAGGCTAAGTGCTGCTTCCGTTGAGCACAAAGAAATGCCTGATTCTATACAGACAGCCTTTGCTAAGCTACAAATTCCATTCTTTTCTGGAGTTAAACCAGAGAGACCGCTATATGAAGTCTATTTTGAAATGGCAAAGTTAGGTACAATGTCTGCAAGGTACCATGCAGTGATTGCTGGGGATGCTTGTGTTGCTTTGGTTTATGACACTAGATTTGAAGATGGATTTCAATATTTACCTCCAAATCTAGGGGAAGAACAGATTTCAATTTCTGTTCCCAAAACCAAAGAAACTTATTTGTGCTCTTCACTTGGGCTGCATTGGTCACTTGGTTGTTTAGATGTCGTTATTTTAATTCGATATAAGGAGGATTAATGCAATGGAAAAGAATGGAGCTATTACAACAAACACCCCTAGATGTGGCGGTGGTTGCGGCTGTGGTGGTAATTGCAGCTGTAAAACTAAAACAGCTGGTGCAAAACAACTTTTGTTATTTCCAGAAACTAAGGAAATTGCAGACAATCTAGACCAAGACTTAATTAAAAAAGCAGTAGAATTAGTTAAAGATAGCAGTAAACCAGCTCAGTAATTATAGCTGTGCAAAATTGCTAGGGAGAATCAGCAATGTCAATGATGTCTTCGGGCAGCCAATTCTTTAATCGCAGTGCCACTAATACCGGTTTTGCTGACCCTTTTAATGACATAGCCACTACGCAAATGCCGACTACTATGAAGTCGGCATTGTGGTGGTCTGAGTACATTTGGACTGTGCAGGGCACCTACCGCATGGCAATGGAACGCATTGTCAGCTATTTCATCACAGATATTGAAATAGGGGGAGACACTAGTGACGACGAAAAAAACAAGTATTCTGACTTTTTAAACAAACAATTGCATGTGTTAGATTTCCTTGGGCAAATTATGCGAGACCGCCTTTGCTATGGAAATTCTTTTTCTAGCGTAGTTGTTCCATTTCGTAGGTTTCTTCGCAATCCAAAGACCGGAGATATCTACCCACTTAAATATGTATACGATAATTTTGATTTCAAGTTTACAGAAGATTTCAAATTTGAAGCTACTTGCCCAAAGACTAAATGGCGTGGTGCTTGGATTGTTGAAGATAAGGCCAGAGAAGAATCAAAGCATGTAATTTTAAAGCGATGGAGTCCCCACGAAATTGAAATCTTGCATGACCCCTACACAGACGAAGTATCTTATCTATGGCGTATTCCCGAGTACTACAAGAAAATGATTAAAGATGGGAATCTATTTCATCTCGAGCGAGCAAGTAAGCAAGTGCTTGAAGCTATTCGTACAGACAAATTGTTTAGATTTAATCCAGATGCCATTTTTCATATGAAAGAACCAACCTTAGCGGGTATTCGTAACCTAGGCTGGGGTTTACCACGCAGTTTAACCAACTATCGCCAAATATGGTATGTGCAGGTCCTTCGTAGGTACAATGAAGCCATCGCCTTGGACTATGTTATCCCCTTCCGTTTAATTACCCCTGCTGCCCGCAGTGGTGGCTCTAATGCAGGTAGTGTGGCGACACAAGACCCCATGTCTATTTACTCAGCTGGTGACTTTCGATCTCAAGTCAGACAAATGATCAACAGACGCAGACGAGATCCAGCAGCTTGGCAGCTTCTGCCTTTTCCAGTTAACTACCAGATCCTTGGGGGAGATGCGAAACAACTAGCTCCCACTGAGTTGATTCAACAAGGTACTGAAGAGTTATTAAACGAATGCGGTACACCTGTGGAGTTCTATCAAGGTTCCTTGTCGCTACAAGCTGCCCCTGTGGCCCTTCGCCTTTTTGAAAGCACCCATCGTCAGCTGGTTACAGATGCAAACTCCTTTCTGCAGTGGATGTGCACTGCTATTAGTCAAATCATGTCTTGGGAAACAGTGGAGTGCAGCTTACAGCGTGTTACTACTGCGGATGATATGCAGAAACAGATGGCTGCGTTGCAGTTAATGATGGGGCAACAGTTGTCTGGTACAACTGGACTTCGAGCAATGGGCTACAGTTGGGACGCAGAACAGAAGTTACTTGCAGAAGAAGCAAGCAAACAACAGAAAATGCAAGCTCGTCAAGCGGAAGAAGCAGAGCAAGCTGGGTTCGCTTCTCAAGTGTCTAAAGGTATTAACCCAGAAGCTGGGGCAGGTGCTCCTCCTCCAGGTGGTGCCCCTCCAGCGGGCGGTGCCCCTCCAGCCGGTGGCGGACCTGCCCCAGCGGGTGCAGGCGGTGCACTTGGTGGCGGTGTTCCAACCCCCGTCACGACTTATTTGGCTTCAATGGGACCGAATGCAGCCATTACCCCTAATGATCTACAGTCAGCAGCAGAACAGCTTGCACAAGAGTTGTTAGGCATTCCTGAATCCGTCAAAGATTCTGAATTGCGCAAACTTAAAGCAAATAATCCTACATTGCATTCAATTACTCGCACTAAGCTAGATGAACAGCGTAGGCAGATGCGTATGCAAGGCGGGGCTATGTTACAGCAGCAACTACAGCAGGGCGGCGGAGGCAGCTAAAGAAAATATTATGCTTAAAATTGGGTTCATTTGCCCCGTATACAATGCGACAGCTTTTGCAAGTTACACTCAAAAAGCTTTAAAGTCTTTTTTTGATACTACTCCAAATGGTGTAGCTATCGTCGTAAACGATGGAGAAGCTGGGTGGAGCAATGATTATGAGCAGTCATTGCAGCAGCTAGCAAATAGCTACCCCACCATTTCTTTATATATTTTAAATTTCACTGAATCTGCAGGACTGACTCGAAGCTGGAATGCAGGGCTTGCGTTAGCTTCAAAACTAAAATTAGACTATGTTATTGCGGGGAATAATGACATCATTTTCTCGGCGGGTTGGCACGAAGGGATGACATATGCTTTAGCTAATGGTTATTCGCTAGTTGGCCCAATCTCTAACGCTCCTGGAGTCACAGCCAAAGGTAGACAGAATGTGGAAGCCTACATACCTAATTACAAGCTTACGGATGATTCGGTAGAAATTGAGCAAGTCGCAACGCAATTAAAGCAAATGCACTTTAATAAAATTTTAGAAAGAAAAATCAATGGGTTTTTCTTAATGGCAACTTTAAAAGCTTGGGAAGATGGAAAGTTTGATGAGCGTCATTTTTTCAGACCTAAAAATAAATATTATGTCTATGGTAGGCTTAATCCAACTCCTATGATGACCGGAAATGAAGATGAGCTACAAGCACGCTGGGCTAAAAAAGGAATGAAATCCGGTGTTGTTTTAAGCACTTTTATTTTTCATTATCGATCTGTTTCTAGAGGTGACAAATATAAGTGGGGAAGATGGTACCGGCAATCATGAGTAAAACGCTAGTCTACAGTTGCGTTGCGGGTAAACATGATAATGTTACAAAAAGCTTGTTATCTTCGCTTGCTCCTACAGAACAGGATGTAGAGTATGTCTTATATACCGATCAAACAATTAAAAATGCTATTAAAATAAGCCAAGACTGTTATCAGTATCAAGCACCTAATGGAAGTATTGTTTGGCAGATAAAGCCTTTAGTTTGGACGCACCCTTTGTGTAAAAGGCGCACAGCTCGTTTCTGCAAAGTTAACCCCCATATCTTTTGTACTGATGATATAACCCACACCCTCTGGTTGGATGGAACTCAAATCATCAAAGAAGATGTAAAATTAGTAGATAGTGTGCTGCCTTTTTTAAAAGACAATTTTATTTCTACTTTCAAGCATCCTGAGCGTATTTGTATTTATCAAGAACTGAACGCATGCATAAAGTACAAAAAAGACAACAAAGCATTGATGCAGCAGCAAATTGCAAACTATCGAAAAGAAGGTTATCCAGCTTACAACGGGTTAGTAGAGACAGCTTGTTTACTACGCAAGCAAGGGGAAGCAACTACGGAATTTAATAAGCATTGGTGGGCCGAGATAGAGCACAACAGCTATAGGGATCAATTGAGTTTTAATTATGTAGCATGGAAAAATAAGCAAAAATATGGTCTAATTCCAGGAAGGCGGGATAAATCTAATTTTTTCCATCACATGATTCATTCAAAATAGATAATTCAAGCCTAGGAGTTATCGTGCTCAAAGTTGGAATTTTTGCTCCCTATGTTCGCAACGAAACCACTTTAGCAGCCGTGCAAATAGCAGACTGGTTAGTGCGTTGCGGTATTGAAGTAGAATTTCTAGCTGATGGTAAGGTTTCAAAGGGCATTCACCCTATATGGGATTGTAAGGTTAAACGAGCAAACGAAGATTCGATACATCATTGGGCTTTTCAAGCAACACATTTGTGCTGGTTTAGCCCTAGCATATGGGCATTACAAGAAGCTAAGCTAGTAAGTTCATTTAGCCCAAAGTATCAGACTTTACATTATTACTTCCCTTATTGGGGAATGTGGAATGAAGATAACTCAACATTTCTAAAAATGGCAGATCGAATTATTTGTTTAAGCCATGACTTATCTAATTGGTTAGACAAGCATCAAGGCAGGGTTTTGCCTAATCGCACTTGGGCTAACTTGGTAGTTCCGGATAAATTGTTATCTCCAAAGTGTGGGTGGGTACAGCCTGGCCTTCAACAGTTTTTAATTGTTTTATCTAAGTCAGTAAAATTAGATATGGGACCAGAACTGTTAGATATATTTTATTCGCTTTTAGACAATTACAGTGGGACTAGATTTACTTTTTTGTTAGAACACTCCATGCCTCGCAGATATCGTACAGATATCAAGCAGCTTCAACAGGCTTATCCTAATAGAGTTGCTTGTGTAACCAGCCCGCCTTACTATGACTACAGTAATCTAGCTCGTCAGCATGATTGGGTCTACATGGCGAACACTAGATATACTTATGGGTCGGTCATGGCAGCCTTGGTTAGTAGTTCCTCAGTTTTGGCTTGTCATGATATTCCTCCAGTGGGAGCCCATTTGGTGGACGACTCCAATGGTAAGCTAATTGTGTGTGGGTTAGATGAACAGCCAGCTCCTATTGCCGAAGTGTCTTTAGATGATGTGGAAATTGCCTTGTCGGAGTTAGCTGAGGTTCCCACAGAGTTACTAGAGTCCATGCAGCTGGTTACAGCAGAGTATGTGCGTAAGAAACAGAAAGCTTTTGAATGGTTCATTTGCAACGAGTTTGTGTAACCAAGCATGTGTTGGTAGCGGGTACTCCCGGAGCTTGGGTAAACCAAGTAGCTAGAAGATTATACAATTTTGGCTGGGCAGTGTTGTGGCCTAATCAAGACATAGAAATGCCACATGTTAATTTTTATTTTGAACATGATTTTCAAAATTACGAGTCACAGAGGATTCATGAAGATATTTGTGAAAACCATGGAGTTAGTTGTTTAAGTGATCAGATTCCTCTTTATTACCCTACTCCATTTCCTGGCCCAGCTGAGTTTATTGCTAAATTCAATAGTCCTGCAGTTATCTCGGGCACAACAATGGCTCCATTTTTAGATTTGTGGGTTAATATAACTAATATTGTAATAGATGTACAAGCAACAGAGGCTGAAGATGCAGCTATGATTACACGTTGGACCAAGGGTTCGTTTAATCCTGATTACATAAAATCTATCTGCAATTGTTACCGTAAGAGGTACAATACGCACTTGAAATTGTTTAATAAAGTTTTCACAATGACAAACTCTGAAGTTAAAGACAATCAGTTTGAGAATTTAGATAAGTTTCTAACTTCTATTTAATGTTTTTAAAACAAGGATAACGCAATGAGTAATTCAGATGGTTCGATTGAGCAGCAAATGAAGGCATCGTTGAGCAAGGCATCGGGCATCCCCATTGCCACCCCTCCCATTGCTGCCCCAGTTGCCCCTGTCGCCACACCTTCAATCGCACCTCCAGTTGCAGCCCCCGGCGTTGTGCACATAGGTAACATCGCTGCAGCATTGAATCCTGCTGCCCATAAGCAAGCGGCAACCCAAGTAGTGGTAAACGATGCCTTTCCTTATGATGTCGCATTTAACATGGCATTTCTGGGGTCTGGGCAGGGCGGTGCTCGCTTAGCCTCCAGCTTCTGGTCTTTAGGCTATAGACGAGTGGCCTTATTCAACACCGCAGAGAGCGACTTCCAAGGATTACCCGATGAGATTCAGCGACATACGCTGCAATTGGGTGGAGCTGCAAAAGATGCGAGGTTTGCGGAACAAGCAATAAATGGACACGAAGAGGAAATCTGGGATCTGTTGCAACGCTCGTGGGGCAACGATGTGGACTATGGCCTAATCTGTGTAGGTTTAGGTGGTGGTACTGGCTCTGGTACTAGTGGTAAGCTGGTGCAAGTGGCTAGAGAGTACTTAGAGTCTAAGGGCAAGCCACCTCGAGTTGGAGTGATAGCTTCAATTCCGGCTTTTACGGAAGGTCAGCAAGTATGTCGTAATGCAGTTACATCTTTCCAAAGACTAATGGAGCTCAAAGTAAGCCCATTAATCTTGATTGACAATGCCCGCATTAACCAATTGTACCGCCCAGGCATGGCACAGCTGTACAATGTGGCTAATAGCACAGTCAGTCAGCTATTCCATTTGTTTAACCAATTGGCTGCGGTACATAGCCCTTTAATCACCTTTGATCGCAGTGAGCTAGCTCAGTTGCTGGATCATGGTATTTGTGTGATGGGTGCAGCTAGCTTACAAAACATTACAAGTCCTGCAGACATTTCTGCAGCGATTAGAGATCAGCTCACTAACAATGTGTTAGCTGAAGTAGATCTGAAGCAAGGAACTAAGGGTGCTTGTCTGTTTGTGGGAGATCAAAACCACTTAGACAACCTTGGTTTGGAATACTTCGATGCAGGGTTCACGCAAATGAATCGTACATTGAAGGGTGGTACTAGTGTAGTGCATAGGGGTGTGTACATTGGCTCATCGCCCGGTTTACAAGCCTATGCTATGATTAGTGATCTTAAGCCACCCTTGCCTACCTTGGCTAAGTTGGCAAAAGAAGCTAACATTTCTAAAAGTCAGCTGACCAGTGGGTTAGCTCAGTTCCTCGGTGTGAATGATTAAGAAAGGATTGATATGAATAGTACTATAAGCAAGATGTCTGGAGAATTGGTAGACTTGCTCAGTTATTTGGAAACAGAGTATCGTAAGGCATATGAGATACCTACAAGTATTTCTGATGACTCTGATAAGTTCCTTGATTGGGCAAAGAAGCTATTGTCAGAAAAGAGACCAGTAGAAGTGTTCAGTGTAAGTAACAACTATGGCATCATGTTGTCAAATGGACAAAGACTTAAAATCAGTCCAGATGTAACTGCAACTAAAGCCGTAGCGGGTACAATGTCGAGCCCAGATTCATCGATTGCTATCTTTAATACTTAGTATTTTGCCTTATTAACGGCGGGAATGAAAGGATTCAACCCGCTGTTTTAACTCACAAAGGAATTACAAAATGGGTGCTAAATATAGGTCAATGCGTGGTGACAAGAACCTAACGCAAGGGCTGTTAGACCTTATAAGCTACATAAATAACATATATCCAACTAAAAGCATGAGACTACTTGAGATAGGGTCATATACTGGAGAATCCACTTCAGTCTTCTGCCAGCACTTTGAAAGTGTTACCGCTGTAGATCCTCACAATATAGTTGATTCCAAATTTGCTGATGGCAATGAGGTTCATGGTGCATTCTGTTTTAGGATGAAGCCCTATGCTAACCATAATTTAATACGAAAAACCTCTAATGATGCTTTTGAAGAGTTAGCAAATCGACAGTTCGATGTGGTGTACATAGATGGTAATCATGATTATGACTATGTAAAGAAAGACATATTAAACTATCAAAAGCTAGTAAAACCGAATGGCTTTATTACTGGGCATGATTATGAAGATGGCTGGCCGGGCGTAGAACAAGCAGTTAATGAGTGCTTGGGTAAGCCTCAAATGAGATTCAGAGACGCAAGCTGGTTAGTAAGAAAAACTGAAAAGGAATAACATGATCGTATCTAGCATTATTCAAATGAGAGTGGGCCAGTATGAGCAAGGTTTGAGGGACATGATAGCGTATATAGATAAAAGGTCCCCAATCAAAAACATGAGGTTATTGGAGATAGGTGCTTACACAGGTGAATCCACCGCTATCTTCTGCCAAAACTTCAAAACTGTAGTTACTGTTGATCCTTTTTTAGACGACTACGATGGTAGTGATAGAGTCTGTAGTGAGGGTGTGCCCATGTCTGCCATTTACGTTGAATTCTGTGCGAGAATGGGTAGATACAATAATTACGAACTAATAAAAAAGAAGTCTGATGATGCGATCCAAGAGTTAATGAATAACCCAGTAGTGCACTGCTTTGATGTTGTGTATATAGATGGCATGCACCAGTATGAACAAGTGAAGAAAGACATATTGAACTATAGGGATTTAGTTCGTAAAGGTGGGTTTGTAGCTGGGCATGATTATGGTGGTGGCTGGGTAGGGTATGTCGATAAGGCTGTGAATGAGATCTATGGGGAGCCAGATGTTGTTTTCAATGATACTAGCTGGTTAGTTAGAAAAGGCACTTGACATAAATTACAATATCGAACACCCTTATTTGGCTAATACCCTTGAAATAGGCCGATATTGTGACGGATATCAGAATAGATGGAGAAAGGACGAGCTAATGGCTAACTTATACGGCAATTTAGTGGACATCGTGGCGGAGCATTTGGACATAGCTGCGGACCGCATTCGAGCTACCGATACCTTCCATTCGTTAGGAATAGACAGTCTTAGCTCTATGGAGCTATGGTTCGTGATTGAAGATCGCTGGGGCATAGACAAAGCTATATTAGACAATGGCATGCACCAAACCTTGGGAGATCTAGCACACCAGCTAGAGCAACAGGTGCAGAAACGTGGCATGCCCGATAAACCGGTTTTTATTAAGTGATGAAACTTAGTTTCAAATCCGGATTTTAACTTGCAAGGATGCATGTATGTGGTTCGCACTATCGGATGGTGGTGAATTAAACAAATCTGAATTTCTAAATGAACTTCGCAACAATCGTGTATGTCCTCTGCTGGTGTACCAGAAGGAGGATCAACCGACTGTCCCTACATTTGCGAGCCAAGAGCTTGCTGCCCGATTCGCTAGGCGAAACACTTCCAAGGAATGCTCAGTTGGAGCGATGGAAGCTGTAGAGGAAGACATGGAAAAGCTCCGTAAGGAAGGCTTTGTCTTCGAGAAGCTGGAATGGCCCAATCTTCGTAGTGTTACTGTACATGTCCTATGGATAGATCGAGAGGTGGAACCGATAACCAAAGGCTTTAGAAAAGACATTAGTTGATGTTATAAACTCTCTTGAAAGGAATTCTCATGTTTAATTGCGTATTTGTTTTAATTGCACTGCCCCTGCAGGGAGCAGTTTCTTTCCCCAATGCGGGCCAAGATCAATACTTATCCTTAGCGGAACAACAAAGGATCCATAAGATGTGGCCCAAGGGATTAGCATTCCCCGACAGGCTACACTTCTACAACCGATCTAACTACAGCCAGCGACTCACCATCACCAATGGACTGGATCACCATGTCTGGGTACCTACCAGCCAAGATGACAGCATTGCAAGGGAAACTAATCCTAACCGCAAGTTCCCTTGGGCAACCTCGGGTGGTACAGATGATCTAGCCGACTTTGTATCCTATGTGGGAGTCTCGTTCCCCAAGGATGCGGAAGTAAACCTCTACATTGAACATGTGGATGCAGGGGCAAGAAGGGCATTACCCATGCACAAGTGGGGTTGGCCCAAGGGTTCTATCTTCATTGACATGCTAACGCACAAGAAACAAACCTTTGAGGTGCGTAAGCGAGAGAAGGTAGGTGAAGATGAATGGACATCCAAAGTAATATTCACCGATGTTGATTGCGCCCCTAGTGGTTTCACTGGTGCGGGGCAGTCCTGTATGTCCTGTCACGGTAAGACTGGTAGCCAAGATGGCTATGGTATTAGGATCCGTGGTGGCGACACAGTGTTCTCGCTGACCCCAATCAGTCTGATACCTAAAAAATAGCACTATATCTCTGTTAGGCTGAGATATGGAAGCATCGCCAGTCTATATTGTAGGCTGGCGATAATATTAATAACTTTGATCATATTTGTAATGCTGCTGTGTACTATTTAGGCATGTCTTGGGTAGACTCATATCTTATGAGACGCACTATGAAAACAGCCAAAGCCCTACCCGATATCGCTTCAGCCCCGCATCTGACAGCATGGCCTGTATCAATGCAGATAAGTCGTTGTAGACAGAAGGCTACGCTTCAAGATATGAGCTCTAAGGGGCTATCTGACCTAGTGTGTAATGGTTGGCACTGTAACTTAAATCCGGAATTTAACTGCTTATCTGTGAACCTAGTAGCAGGTCAAAGAAAGTCGTTATGCCACTGGATTAAGAAGTTCAGCATGCTAGGGCATGAGCACTGCATACTAGTACAGTTGCCTAAGACTGAAGTATTGCTGTACCGCCCTGTGTGTACGCAAGCTAGTGAAGATTATCTCTGCTTCCATTACTTAAACCGAATATACCGACCTTGGAAACAATTCACCTTTAACAAGGAGTCTTACCATGGCCAAGAAGAAACCTAATACAACTGCATCATTACAAGAAACTGTGTTCCACTTCAAACCTGCAAACCCGACTCAGATCAAAGTTGCTAAAGATTACCCCACCCATGACCTCATATTTCTCACCGGACCCGCTGGAACCGGCAAAACTCATTGTGCCCTAGCCTGTGCACTGCAAGAGCTGTTAGCTGGTGAAAAGAAGCAGATCCTTGTGGTTAGGCCCATTGTAGAGGTTGGAGATACTCTGGGATTCCTCCCAGGCACCGTGGAAGAGAAGATAAGTCCTTACTTCGATCCAATCCGAAGATTGATCAAACGCTTAACTTATAAGTTGCCTGAGGAAGCTGTGTTGTTTCAGCCCTTAGCCTATATGCGGGGCGATACCTTTGAAGACACTGTATTGTTCCTTGATGAGGCTCAAAACGCAACCTATAGCCAACTTAAGATGTTTTTGACTAGGGTGGGTAACAACTCTAAGGTACTCATCTCCTGTGACCCCGAACAAACTGATGTTAAACCACACAACCCTGACAACACACCTTGTGATATACTGTCTGTGATGCAGCGATTGTCCTCTATGCCCACAGCATGCACACACACCTTTACGGAGGGTGAGTCTCTTCGCCATCCGTTGGTGCGTGAAGTGCTAAAGAGACTTTAAATTAACGAGACTAACCATGGCTAACATTCCTAAACTGCGATTGATGCTTGCTCGGATGGAGAAGACTGCGTCACGCTGGCGTACAGTTCAAGGCTTAACTGCTTTGTTGGGTAAAGATGTTGTTGCAGAGTATCCACGAATTGGAGCATTGCAATTAGCAGCAAAGCAACAAGGCATAAAATTACCAGGAGAAGGGTTTGCTAAGGCATTAGATAGCCTGCCTAGCGGCCCAGCAGGTGCAACTATAGGTTTTTCAAGATCTGCAGAACCTGCTCAAGTATTTCGTGGCGGGAATGTAGCTGATTTGACTCGTGGAGGTTATTCTACTGATTATCTTCATGCTACCCCATTTAAAGGCGTTGCTGCGGCATATGGTCGAATAAAGCAACCAAGACTGTTAGGGCCACGTTCTAACTATGTTCCCCCTGACAGTTATGATGGCACTGTTTACAGCCCTAAAAGTTTAGTTGGTGTTTATGGAACAACAAAAAATCAAAGATATATGCCTGATTATGGCTTTGAACGAGATCGAACTCAGCTGATGGGTCATGATAGAATTGATCCAACTAGAGGGTTAAATTATGCCTATAGGGCATGGCAAGATTCAATGAAGATAAAGAATCATATTCGTAAACACCAATTGACTTCTATTACCCCAAAAAATCCAATCCCAGAAGTGTTTCAACCTTTCTTCTATCATACCTCAAACAGATATGAAACACTAGTAAAGCCATCCCAACTGCAGTCCGTTTTACTTGACGGCCAAGTACTTCCCGCAACAGCTAAAGGACGGGAGTTATTACAGACTGGTACGCTGCCTGCAGGTGCTCAGCTCCCACCAGAGATTCTTAAATCAGCAGCTGATTTAGATAAAGAAGCCGGAATAGCAGACATAGCTAACCGAGTATTGAGCACTCTCATAAAAAGTCCTATTACTCCTAGCTTTGTTAAGAACACTTTTTACCCAGGCTTTCCTGCGGTTAGAGAAGCGTTGCGGGCTACTGGTAGGGTAAAGACAGTTGTTCCGTCAACTGGGGTAGGTGACATTCCGACTTTTGCTGTTAGGGGTGAAAACTCTCCAGCTTTTAAAGCATTGAGAAGTCAATTTAAAACAATGGTCCCAGAGAATCAAACTCCCGAAGGCGTATTTGATAAGATAACGACTGAGATGTCTGGAACTCCGCTACAGAGGACTTATTCGGGATTTGTAGCAAAAAATCAAGCAACAGCTGATTTCAAACATGCACCTTGGGGCGAGATATATACACCTCCAGGTGCTCATTATCTTCCAAGAACTAATGCTATTGTTAATTTTACTCCAAATAATAATAAATTCATGCGGCATGAACTTACGCATGGTCTTCAATTTCAATTGCCCAACAACTTTAACTCACTGCATACCTTGATCACAGGCACAAAATTTCCTATTAAACCTGAATCTGGTTGGACTACTGTTAGAGGTAAAGTGGCTCCGAATAGGAGTAACTTTCTTATGGAAATGAATGCAAATGCGGCTATGAGTAGAACTCCCTTAGGACAGATTGGGGAGGCCATAAGCTTCGCTACAGATCCTTGGCGTGCTCGCGCTTACGCACCTAAATACACCCCAACTGAACAATGGGTGCACAACACTCTTTCCTTCCCTAGAGATATTCCAAGGCGGGTTAAAGCTATGCCGGGTCAGCTTATGGATTGGATCGACTCAAAGATACTACCACCTAATTTAACCAAAGGTGCAGGAGTCTTCACCGCCTCAGGTAATAAGGTGCAAGGTGTTGGGCTTAGGAAGTTGTATCACTCTTTATTAGACGAGCGTGGGCTAACTGGCTTAGGAGTCAACAACGAGGACACGGGCGATGTGGAGTTGTCCTTCGATGGAGATGAGGCAAGAAGGAAAGAAGTGTTCAAAGAGCTAGCTGCAAGGATTAGGGCTAAGACCAATCATCCTGTAACCTTTGCTCCTACTACTGTTCCTCAGACTTCAACTCCAGTGAAGTTATCAAACAAAGACTCAGAGAGGCTTAATGCTATCCATCATTTGGCGTATCGCATGTCTAACATGTATGACCCAGCTGACCCGCTTATGGATCCTAACGACACCTTTAAGCAGAAGCTTGCGGATAGGTTTAGATTACAAGTGAACAAAAGAGGGCTAACTGGTACAGTTCCAAGTAGGGCAGCAGAGCAGTTATTGGGTACTAGGCCCATGTATGCGGGCATGATGCCTGCCAGAAGGACTCGTAGCGAAGCCGAGGCATTAAGTGATATGCCTATGGAGCAACAACAGAGATTATTCAAGGCGTTAAAGAGTGGTAGGGGCTTCTTGGCAGCAGCTAAAGAAAAGTCAGCTGCTCCAATGAACTTATACTCTTACATTCCAAATGGTTCTATCGAGCATGTAAAAAAGCATGGACTGTTATCAGGAAACGAATTAGCAAAGCCTGAAAATAGGCACTTGTTAGATATAGCTAGACCGGATGGAGATGCAGACAGGTGGCTTAAAGAAAGGGATGCAAGATTAGCTAAGTCTCCGTGGACAAACTCCTACAATGGCCCCTCTGCTTTCTTTGGTGATATAGATGCTGAGAAAATCCACGATAAGCACCCAATTAAGAAGTTTGATACAACTAGGGCTGTAATTAAATTACGTGAGCTATTGAGGGACTACCCCGCTACAAAGATGGAAGGCAGCGAATTGATTCCATTCTCAGACACGACTTATGCTGCCTTAGACGAAAAAGGTAGGAATGAATTTGTAAATAAACGGCACCATACATTATCATTGGACGAAATTAAGGCATTGCTAACTAGGGGTCAAAACCCGAAAGACATGTGGAAAGACTTTAAGGACACAGAAGGTAAGTATTACGCATCGGATGTACCGCATGCTCAAGTTGTTACACCTATGGGGAAGATACCTTCTAAATATATTGAGTTTAAATGAGCAAGATAACTTTCGTCCTTTTAAACTACAAGCGACCAAGAAACCTAGTTGAACACATTCTCCCAAGCTTATTGAAGAACGAGCTAATCGATAAGATAATAGTGTCGCATGCGTTAAGAGAGACTTGCTTTGATACTTATGTATACAACGATAGGTTGCTGCAGTTAAAAAACTTTGAAGAGCAGAAAAAAGTAGGGATGTATTGTAGGTTCCTAGCCACAGAGAGAGCTACCACCGAGTGTATTGCTTTCCAAGACGATGACTTCGTAGTGGATAACGCTTCTATCAAGTTTTGTTATGAACAGTGGCTAGAGGACAAGCATTCAATTCATGGAGTTACGGGTAGAGTTATAACAGAGACTACCTACATTCCTAAGAACGCACTCTCTGCCCATGTTCCAGTGATACTGCCCCACTTTGCTATGACCTCTAGCCTTACTATAAAGAAAGTGATGGAGCTGGCACCTATAGTTGCACCTTATGTGCAAGACTGTAAGCCAATATGGAATGGGGAAGACATCTTTCTAAGCATTGTTGCAATGCTACAGACGAAGAAGTTCAACCGAAGGCATAACTTGAAACTTCAAGAGTTGCCATGCCCTGCAGCTATTTGTCAAATTGAAGGGCACTATGACCATAGAACTTACTTAGTTACAAAGTTATTTGAACTGTTTCCGGAGCTTAAGCAAATATTTGAAAGGCAAAAGTGAACCGTGCTTAAAACATTATACTATACTATCTCCTCTCCCGACGCTTCTGCCTTAGCCTGCACCAAGCTCATGCATAAAAGCTTAGTGCAGAAACTGGGCAACATTGATTTTAAGATAGTCGTAGCTCAGGGGAGTGAGTGTTTGTATCCCCTTGATGTCCACCCTTTGCTGCTGCCTGTGGCAAAGGTCAATCCTAGCTGGCCTGGGGTGTTGGATTTGAAATACACCCAGACTGTCTTTGATTTAGACTATGACCACTTTGTGTTCTTAGACAGTGATATTCTATGGTTTGCCAACGACTTCAACCCTTATATAAACCAATATTGTAAAGATGTTGCACTTCTTAACACAACTTGGTGCAGTACTGGCTGGCCCTTTGTGCCTACGGCGGAGCATAAAGGAGCCAACTCAGGGTTTTTCAGCGTAGATAAACAGACTGGCTTAGCGATGGCCAAGCACATGCATGCAAACATCAGCATTAGAAATGAATATTTTCCTCCTTTAGAGCAATCCATGTACAATCTATTTCTGTATGAAACCAAATATGAAGGTTGGCATTGTATGACAGATAAGTTTGTTTTGTTTGCTAAAGAGTGGGACAAGTTTGAAGATGGGAAGATCTATCACTTCATGAATTTTGCGGGGCATATGCACAATAAAATTAAACAAATGGAATGTTTTATTGCTACCAATGCCGCAGAAGAACTTATCAAAAATTGTTTTCAATAAATAAATTTCGATTCATAGAGGTTCATTAAGGTTCGCAGAGAAGTGCAGAGTTTCGCAAAGATCAGCACCAAGCAGCAAATTAGGATTGAACGTTCAATCTTGTTTAATCATGGATAAAGATTTAGCTAGACAACTCCCCAAAGGGGGCTAAAATAATCTTCGGTTATACAAACTATGTTTCCCCTTAGGAGGAGAATATTATGTCAGCATCAGATTTGAAACAAAGCGGAACTAAATGGGATGGATATGACAATGCAGATAAATGCTGTGTATGCAGTGATAAATTTCCTCGAGTTGACAGCTATCACCGGGACAAAGATGAGGGGGAGCAGTGTTACTACTGCCAAGATATAGTATGCAGAGATTGCATAGAGCACGATGCTGCTCATATCATAGGTGAGTATAAATTAGAAATTGAAACAATATGCAAGTCTTGTTGCGCTTACGAAGTCGTAGTGCGTGTAGCTAAAGAGCAAGCCGAAGAAGATGATTCTATAGCTCGTGCTGAAGACGCAGATATCGAGGATTCTATTGAAGCTGCCAAAGAGCAAGCCGATATCGAGGATTCTATTGAAGCTGCCAAAGAGCAAGCCGAAGAAGATGATTCTATAGCTCGTGCTGAAGACGCAGATATCGAGGATTCTATTGAAGCTGCCAAAGAAGATGAAATGATAGAGAAGATTGAGCTAGCTACTCTTTACGAGTTGAGACGCAGAAAATTAGAGCATTTGAAAAGTATGGAAGCCAAAGCTCGCAAAAAATCAGACAAAGAACATAAAAACCACGCAGTACTTAAATCAATGTTAGATATTGAAAAAGCAGAAGTGGCAAGGATAAAAGCTTCTATTAATGAGTATGCAGGTGACATGTATGAATTTTATGTAGAAGCAGAAAGAGTAGCAAATCAAATGCTAAAGATTGCAGTTGGTCCTTTTACAGAGGATAGATACACTCGATATATTGCTACATTTAAAAATAGTAAATGGCATAAGAAATAAAATAATCTGTGGTTATACAAACTATGTTTCCCCCTAAAAGGAGAATATTATGAAGCTGAATAATTCAAATAAAGCTGCTTTTGCTGAAAAAATGAAGCACAAGGATAAGTTGCGCAGCATTGCTAAAAATGAATTTGTAGAGGCTACCGCAAAAGATTTGGACACGATTGCAGCTGCAATGTTGGAGTTCGAAGAAACAGCGGAATCTTTGGGTATTGCCCGATTAAATGCAAAATTAAAGATGCTAGGAATACCTAAAAATGTAAGTAAAGATTGGATAATCGATGTTTTTAGCAAAGTTGGTAATGATCTTCCTTTAAAAGGAATTGAAAAGTATCAAACAGCATTCTTTAAAGCCGAAGCTGAATTGTATAGGCTTAAAAAGCTTTATGAAAATAAATAGGAATGCAGCTATTAACCCATTTCAAACACATCGGTATTTAAAATGAGTATTACTATTGTTTCTGCTGTGATGAATAGGGCTGACATGCTGCGGGTCAGCCTAATGTCTTGGTTGAAGTATAAAGAGGTTACTAAAATCATTGTGGTAGATTGGTCGTCCAGCGACTTATCTGCTGATTTTGTAAAGTCTTTTTGTCTTCTAGACAATAGGATCGAATTTAAGCGAGTTGATAACAAAGACACATACCATGTGGCCGCAGCTTGGAATATTGCTTTTTCACATGTCGATACCGAGTTTGTTTTAAAAATGGATGTCGATTACATCTTAAATCCTTACTTTAATTTTTTTGATATTCATAAGCTTAGTGATAAAGATTTCTTTACTGGTGACTACAGGATGGAGGTGTTTGACAATAAATTAGGTTTTATGAAATATCTTCATGGTTTATTGTACATTAGAACTGCTGATTTTAGGGCTGTTGGTGGGTTTGATGAGCGTTTTGTTAATTATAGTTTTGAGGACACTGACATTTACGCTAGGTTAAGGAAACAGGGGCTGACTCATCGGTTTATTGATGCAAAAAAGTTATCTGTTTATCATAACCCACATGGTAACGATAAGCGGACTGAGAATTTTGTCGAGAAGGATGTTAATAAGTCATTGCGTACAAATGGTGATATGTTTCGTAAAAATAACGCTAACTAAGCTACCCTTGCGTTTAATCCCTATGCTATTTAAACTAAAACCAATGAAGTTAGTTTAAATAGCATAGGGAAATGCATTATGTTTTACAAAACCGCAAAGCTACGCAATATGCTTAACCGCTTAGAAAAACAAGCTATTGCCAGCACTAGAGAAAAACGTGCCATTGCTGCATTGTTAGGCCCCTTATTTAGAGCGGCATCTCGTGCCCCGCTTACTACTGCAGCTGCTGGTCTAGGTGGTATGGCGGGCTATGAATTTGCTCGGCAACCTAAGAAGCTTGCTAATCCAGCTTTGCTCCCTAATGCAAGTACTTCTCCACCTCCAAACACTGAGGTTGGGTTAGGGAAGACATCTTTAGATAAACAAATCCTCAGTGCATTGTTGCGCCGTTAAATCATTAAAATTAGGGTTTAATTATGCCATTCAAATCTGATGCTCAGCGTAAGTTATGTTACCTTCTCAAAGGCAAAGGTCAGGCAGGTTCGTGGGACTGCTCTGAATGGTCCGAAGCTACAGGAGGTAAGAAGTTGCCAGAGCATGTAGAAGACCAAACAGAGAAGAAGGCACTAGGAATCACCAATAAGCTGAAAGGCGGAGTTGGTGATAATAAGAATCCTGCGGACTTAGATAAAGCAGAGTTAAATTCCGGAATTAAAGAAGAAAAAGAACATACTAATGATACGGATGTAGCTACAGAGATTGCGGTGGATCATCTTACCGAAGAGCCTAAGTACTACTCAAAAATGGAAAAGGTTGAAAAGAAAAGCAGTGTTCAGACTAGCCAGCCTTCAAGATTTGCTGCGTTGTTAGCTAAGGTAGCAGCAGTACGGCCGGGCCTTTGGGCCAACATAAGAGCTAAGAAGCGCAGGGGCGAAACTACTGCCAAGCCTGGGGACGAAGACTATCCAGATTCTAAGAACTGGGACAAGGTAACGGCGATCTCTGAGAAGAAGGCGCAATGCTGGGAAGGTTACGAACGAGTACCAGGCACTAAAGCTTTAACTCCCGGATCTTGTCGGCCTACAGGTAAGAAGAAAGAGGCAGAGAAGCAAAGCGGTGCAGCTTGGCAAACTGCTGAAGGTAAGAATCCCGAAGGCGGTTTAAATGATAAAGGTCGAGCCAGCTTAAAGGCACAAGGACACGACATCAAACGACCTCAGCCCGAAGGTGGATCTCGTAAAGATAGCTTCTGTGCACGCATGGGTGGTATGAAGGCTAAGCTCACTTCTAGTGCAACGGCTAATGATCCCGATAGCCGCATCAACAAAGCACTGCGTAAGTGGAAGTGTGGCAGTGATGCATTTGAACAAATTGCTTTATTAGCTAAATCAGCGATGGATTCTGTTTATTCTCCGCAGCAGCCACAACAGCCCCAGCAGCAGTGGATGCAGCAACCACAACAACAACCTATCTTTGTAATCAATTCTGCTCCTTCTCAATCTGGGATAATGACAGGACTTGGTAACTTGACTGCGGCCGGAGGCGGTATTGCAGGTGCTGGCTCTTTAGCGGTGAATTACGGGGCGAACAAAGGCATTCCAGCTCTGCAGCGGTATGACCAGTTTGAACCTAATTTGTTGAACCGAGTGGATCAATTTAATACGAAAATGAATTCTCCAACATTAAATGCTGCTGAAAAATTGAAAGCATATGTTGAGCATGGTACGGACTTAATTCAACAACCTGTATGGACGAGGCCCGATGGTACTAAACTTATTGGGCGCGATATGATTGAACAGGTTTACAAGAATCCTATTACCACAATGATAGCTGACGGATCTCAGCCTAATATGAAATGGAGTCCTTCACTATCAGAGCACTACGGACAATTCAATAAAGGGCCAGCTGCAGCTTATGCACAGTTGGGTGCAGAACTTCTCGGAGATGATGCGATACAGGGACCGATGTTTCAGCGACAATTTGCGCTACACGAGGCAGCTCGAAACAACAAAATTTCGCTGTTAGGAACAGCAGCTGCGCGTAACGATGTCAATACAGCAAAAGCTGTAGCAGACAGGGCAGCTATAGCTCGCAAAATGGATACCATGCAGGGGAAAGTAAAGTCTAAAGTGGAGAACCTTATTGAAAGGTTACGAGGTAAAGGGTTGCTGGGCGAAAGGGAAGATGCATGGGCTTCTAAGTTTAGACCTAGATTGCAGCTGCGTCATGATAGAATGAATGAGTTTAGTCAGAAGTCCCTAGCACCTCAAGACGAGATAATAAATAAGTTAAATAGCCGAGGAGATTTTATAAAAAATAAGCTAATTTCTAACGGCAACAACCTATCCGGTGATGCTTTAAAACAGCATTTAACTGGGCTAGCGGATGCATCTAAAGAACGCATACTTAACTCAATAGCTCCAGTTTTACCTGGGGATAAGTATGGGCTTACACGTAATGCAATGCAAGACGAGCTGCTTCAACTAGCCAAATCTAAGCCAGAATTTGCAAGCAGTCTAGGCAGAGGACTCGAGAGTCTGAGCAGAGATCAACAGTTAAAGCTTGTGGATTATGCGCATAGAACTCCGCTCGGACAGAGTATGACTAGTTCCTTTGGGGATCCAACATCTTTAGCATTTAGAACAAATTCTTATGGTAATTTAAGCAACGCTATTGCTGCTCCTAAAAGAATTTTAAATTGGGGAGTTTCAAATCTAGGAAGATTAGCAGCTAAGTCTAGGATAGGTGCAATGTTATCCTTACCCGTAGTAGGGAGCGGGCTGGCAATGCGTTATCTAGGTGGTAGTCAAGATGCTGCAAATTCAGAAGCAGCTACCCAAAGTATGGTAGACAAGATACGCAAAGCTCTCAACTCAAATGTGTTACCTGCTCTTACTCCCGAGGCTACTCCCTACGCTAGTCTTCCAAAATCCGGAATTTTACCTTCTCTGATTGGTAAGCCTTACATAGGTAAACAATCGAGTGATTATATAGCTGCATTAGCTAAGCAGGCAGCGACTCAAGCTGGAGGATCTTACTTAAACAGAGTAGTAGCTTTAAATGAACAGGATACAGCTAGAATGAAAGATCAGGCTGCAAGAGTTAGAGCTGCCTCAGGTATTCCTAACCCAACTGGGAATGGTACGCATAGCTGGGGTGGGCATGTATTCCCAGATAGAGTTGAAAACCCTACTTACAACTTTACTCCCCCTGCAGCTACTCCACCAATACCCTATACTGGGCTTGGCTCGCAGTATCTAAACGGAGCAGAAGGCAGGTTACCATATCCTTTGCTTAGGACTGCCCCAGCGCAATCAGGTCAAGCTTTCACTCCAAAAGGCGGTACTGTGCCTCCTTCTGCACCTATTAGTAGCCTTCGTGACCATCCTGCGTTTAGACGCAATGGTCTTAGTAATAGCTCCATGTTTAAAGAAGACTTTAATGATATGGCTACAGATAGGACTAAGGTGGAGCAGCTACAAAACGCTATAGGTGGTGTTGGTAATGGCACGCACCAAGGAGTTTTTAGCGGAGGTAAAATTCAACCCGATACTGCTACTTTTACACCCAAAAACTTACCTTCAACTAATTTGATTGACTCTAATCCTGAAGCTTCACCCCCTTCTAATTTTGCGCCAGAAACCCCCGGCTATTTAACTCCCGGAAATGCTGCAGCAGCTAATCTTGGCTCTTCAATATTGAATGGGGCTCAGTATGGTGGCATGGGTAATATTCTAACTGGGGCCTCTACCTACGATTCAGGAACTCAAAAAACAAGGAATGGTAAGAACTTCTATCGTGGTGATTTGCAGACACAACCCGGCCCTACTAATGTGACAACAAACATTGATGCGAACACTGGTGCATTTAACCAGCAGCGTGGTGCTTCTGGTAATTCACGAGCAAGCGCAACTAGCGGAAGTTTTAGAACTGCTACACCTAAGCCCGCAAATACTTGGAAGCCTATAGACATTAGTGGAGAGCGAAGAGAGAAAGAGAAGCAACTAGGGTTGCCAGAGGGCTCCATGAACGAAGGTGGAGAGCACTATGCTAAAAATGGACCACGCTCTGCCGAACTAGCTAAAGCACCGGCATCCATTTCTAATACTTATGTTGCACCGCCTGGAGAAGATCCTCAACATACTGCACTCAACAAAGCGATGTTTGACATTAAAAAAGAACAGCGTGTGGCCCTAGCTAGCGGGAAAACTTGGTCACCTAGCGGTGTTAATATAATTAATCCAGTTAAACCAACTGCTATGGCACAAGCTCCTGCACCTAAGGCTCCTTCTAACACCTATGCTACTTCTAGGTTTTCTTCCGATCTACCAAGTTGGGCGACTCAAGGAAGGTAAACTAAGTGTTTAAACGCTCCAGTAATACCTTTGACGCAATTGCCTATTTAGCAACGCAAGCTGCTAAGTTGAGTTTCACCAAGCGTGCAGATTTAAATTCTGGAATTGAGCTGCAACCTCATCAAAAAAGAGTTGTACGCAATGTGCAAAATCAGCTTGCTACTGAGGACAAGGTTAGATTGCTACTGTATCAAGGGCTGGGCTCGGGTAAGACCTTAGGTGGTTTAGCGGCTGCTGAAAGCTCGAAGCTCCCCTACACCGCAATCGTACCCGCTGCTCTCCGTACCAATCTAAGGAAAGAGCAAGAGAAGTTCATCGACCAAGATACGGCAGTGCCTAGCAGCATTATGAGCCATACTGGGCTAGGCAGAGGACTTCCTATAGCGAATCCTAATTCGTTGCTTATTGATGAAACACATCGGTTTAGAAACGCTCAATCTGCGCAGACGCAGAATTTGTTAGACGCAGCTAGAAAAGCAAAACAAGTGGTGATGCTAAGCGGTACTCCTATTGTGAACTCGCCTGCGGATTTTGCAGTGCCTTACAGCGTGCTTACCGGCAAGGATACGACTCCAGAAGAGTTTAGTGCTAGGTATGTAGACAATGACCCACAACCTTCGCTGTATCGCCGTTTCTTTAATCTAAAGGCACCCGATCCGGGTTTAAAGAATGTAGAGGAGTTAAAGAACAACTTAAGAGGCAAGGTAGATTACTTTGCACCAGCTAAGCCTCAAGCAGAGATCAATAGGGAAGATGTGATTACAGAGATGACTAGGGATCAGACGGACCTAAACTCACAAATGTATGGTAAGCTACCCGCCTTGCTCAAATGGAAGTTGCAATTAAACTACCCGCTGAGTGATGCAGAGTCTAAGAAGATGGTTAGCTTTTTGACTGGGCCAAGACAGCTGGGTTTATCTACTAGCACATTCACACAAGACAAAGCTGACCCTATGGCTGCGTTCAACAGTTCCCCAAAGCTAACAGAAGCATTTAGAAGAGTTAATGAGTTGGTTAAAAAGGATCCCAAGGGTAAAGCTCTCATCTTCTCTAACTTTATTGAGTCAGGACTGAACCCTTATCAAGCTGCGTTGGACAAAGCTGGTATCCCTGCAGCGTCCTTCACAGGTGCACTATCAGACAAACAACGAAAGAAGCTGGTAGACGACTACAACTCAGATAAGCTGAAGGTAGCGTTGCTTGGTCCGTCTGGTACTGAGGGACTTTCGTTTAAGGGTACGAAGCTTATGCAGCTATTGGATCCGCATTGGAATAATGTTAGGTCTGAGCAGAGTGAAGGTAGAGGATTAAGGTATGACAGTCATGCCCACCTTCCTCTTGCAGATAGGAAAGTAAAGATAGAGAGATATATAGCTAGAACAGCCCCAAGTCGATTAAAGTCTCTACTACGCTACATCGGAATTAAAGTTAATCCTTTATCTGCTACCGATGATTACCTCATTGCGGCGGGTAATCGTAAGCAGCAGCTAAATGACAAGTTTCTAGATTTGCTTAAGGAACTTTAGTCCTAACGATTGCTAAAGTTAACAAACAAAGTTAAAGTAATAACTAAGTTTGCGGTTTTGTTTCGATTTTACGGAGATAATCATGTACGAAAAAAATGCAGATATAATGGACTCATTGAGAAACGCAAAAAACTCAGTGGCAGACGGAGCTATGAGCCTATTACAAAAGATTAGAGGCTCTTCCGCAAACGATGGAGTTTCAGCCCTTCCTCCCGAAGCACAACAAGTTATAGGTGATGGAGTTGCTGCCCTACCTGAATCTGCTCGCAAAACTGTAGAGTCATTGAGGGGCCAACCCATGGAAAATCTGGCAGAGAAAGCCACAAAGGCTTTAGGAGAGGGTGGTCGTAAACTTAAAGATAGTGCTGCTTCTGGGTTAGCCTATGTTCCGGGAGTTGGTGGAAGTCTAGATGGATTTTTTAATCCAATACCTGGACGAGGACGACTTGTTAGCGCAATGGGTGAAGGCCAGATGGCTAGTCGATTTGGTGCCTCTAGCGGGCTTCTTGGCGGTATTGGTGGTGCCACTGTAGGAACTGGTGGTGCGCTATTAGCACTCTTGTTATCTAAAGGTAAACTTAATCCTCGTGCGTCTTTAGCTCTTGGTCTTGGCGGTCCTCTTGGTGGGGCTGCTGCTGGTGGTTTAGTTGGTAATTCCATAGGTACGCATGCAGGTGCTAATCTTTTCCGTGAGATGGCAGCAAAAGAAGGTGCGTTTACACCTCCGCTTACCGGAAACCAAGAAGAAATTGATGTTAATGATAATGGTAAAATCGAAGCAGCAGATTTAGCTGCTTTGCGAAAGGGCAAAAAGCTATCTAAGGATAAAACTAAGTTTGCTGAATGGCCAACCCCGCCCGTATTTACTGCGGGTATGCCATTGCCCGAAAAGAAGCCTAATGTTTATGCGGGTAAGCCACCTGCTAAAAAAGCAGATACAGCTGGGATACAACAGGCTGCACAAGATAAACTTGCCTCGCAAGATAATTGCTCACCTTCTCGCTCAGCTGCAGGGGATAGCAAAGGTGTGAAGTACAAACAGCAGAACGAAGACCATGCAACAGGCACGGCTGCGTTTGACTCGTTAGACAAGTATTTGAGGATGGCGAAGAAAGCAGGATTGAACGATTTCCAAAGTAACTTCTTTGGTCGATTGATTCAAGAAGGTAGAAACGAACACGAGATGTATGCAGCGATTAAACAAGCAGGGGATCAGTTTGGGTACAAAGTAGGTAAAGAGTTAAATCGTGGCTTAGAAAAACTAAGCAACTGGGGAAAAGGTCTTATGATGGGAGCAGGTGCACTCGGTTTAGGTGGTGCACTAGGTGGTGCAGGTTATGCTGCAGCTAAAATGCCTGGAGCGGTTCAAGCTGGAGCGAAGCAAGGAATGCAGCAAGGGGTAGAGAATGTGGGTAATAATGCAATTAATAGCGCAGGTAATTTCATGAATAATGCAATAGGCAATCCTATGCAAGCTGTGATGTCACGTGCACCTGCGACCGGTGGTAACCCATTCCAAAATGTACTTAACGCAGGCATGCAGCATTTTGGAAATATGATGACAGGAGCAGGAGCAGGAGTGGGCGGAGCTTCTGGCGTAGGTATGCAGCATCTTAGAAATATGGCAACTGGTGCGCAGAATATGGTGAGAGCTAATGGTCTTGGTGGTGGTTTCACAGGTAATGGGATGGGCAAGCAAAGTCATGAAAAGAAAGCTGTTAATTGGGCAGGGCTGGCGCGATCTGCAGCTAATTACTTAGGCACGGGTTTGGCTAGACCGGGTGCGGCTGTAAAAAGTGTTTATGACGCTGCTAAAAATAGTGCGGGGGCTGCTGGTCCTTCGATGCCGAGTATTAGCAAAGGAATAAAAGGAGTATTGAACGATAAGACTATGCGCAGCCAAATGTGGACTGGTGCAGGAACTGGGGCAACAAATCCCTTCACTGGTGCGTTTACTCCGAGCGATGACCCGAATGCTGGCTGGGGTGATTATGCCGCTCGAGTTGGCGGAAGTGCGTTAGCCGGAGCAGGTGCAGGTCTTCTTGGTGGCAAAGGTGTGCAAGATGTAATGAAGCGTATGTACGCTGGTAGTTTAGCCGGTTCTACGGCGGATCTTGGGGCAGGGGCATTTGGCATTGATACAGGTGGCTTAGGCGGTAAAGCTGGATTTTTAGGGGCAGGAATATCACCTGCAAAAATGCCTAAGTTTCTGGGAGCAAGGGCTAATCGTTTCGCAGGTGGTACCGATGCTCGTGCTGGTCTCGGATGGACGATACCTGGTACACAAGGTGACACGGTAACCGCATTGAATAAGCTAGACCCATTTAGCCTCATAGGTAATGGCTATACGAAATTTGTTAAACCTAATGTACGCCCGGCACTTGACGCAATGAAAGCTAATAAGGGGCTTACAGCTGGGATAGGATTAGGAACTGCCGGTATTGGCACTGGTGCTTACATAGGCAACAAGGCTGTCAGTGGCATAAATGATGCATCCGAAAGAATGAATGCGCAGATGAATATGTTGCGTAATGAAACACACAATAACTTGTCGGGCATCCGTCAAGATCTTGGTGGCGGCATGGGTGGGATAGGCCAGTTCTTTGAAGAGAACAAACATTGGTTAATGCCTGCATTGTTAGCTGGTGGCGGTGCTCTTGCGGGTGGTGCTATTGGCGGTGGCCAAGGTGCGGCACTCGGTGGGCTTAGCTTACCCGCTCTCTACATGATGCACCAGAATGGTATGTTTGGTGGGGGTAAAGCTAATCCTTTGCATGCACCAGAAGCAACCACACACCGTCCTGACTACGCACAGCAAAATCAACAATACGAGCGAGAACAAGCAGACAAGCAAATTGCGGCGCGGACTAGAGATCCAAGGTTGGCTAGTCCTACTAGCCAGATTTTCCCTAATAACTCTATAGAGGGCGGGATTAGGCAAGCCATAGACAACGCAAAAAAATATGATCCCATAACTGGCCGGATTATAGAGAATTTCTCAAAAAAATCAGCTGGTGACAGAGCCGTAAGGCTTCTGCGTCACTTTGCAAAGAATTAAATGAATCTGTGTGTCGAGTAAGTGGCTGTGTAGGGCGCAAGGCGGGTTGGTAAGTTCCCCGAATCATCCCTAGCAGCTGGGTGCATTTGTTTCTAGTAGGCAAATGCGCAGAACGCTGCTGAGGAAAATTCCTTGCGATCAGTGTTTCGGGCAGTTGGAATGGTGGCTGTTTTAAAGGGTCCACGATGCCTCAGGTCTCCTTTCGCCCTACCACCATATAACTTGAGACCTCTGACACATTACAGAGTGTCACGTTTCGACGAGGAAAAGCGGAAACGCCGGACCGGGTGCGACTGCCTAGCTTGACTTTAAATTCTGGATTTTAAAATGAAAAACTATAAATTTGCTATTGTTCGTATCCTTGGTAATGAGAACCCGCCTAGAGATACGCCAGGAGCCAGACTGAAGGCATTAGAATTTACCTTAAAAAATGAACCTTATTTTCCAGACACAATTAAACTTTTTTTGTTAAATCGTTTTGTAGATTTACCTTTTCAAAAACAGCTAGAAGACTTGTTGCTGGAACATCGTGTACGCTACCTAGAATTGCCATTACATTGGGATAAGCTTAAAATAATGCAACAGTCCAAAGCTTCAAACGAAGCTTTTAACTTAGAAGTAATTGGTATTAATTCTGCAAGAAATACGGCTATAGACTATGGTCATGTGTTTGCCACAAATGCAATTATACTAGATGGTGATTGTATTTTTGATCAAGAAGGTTGGAATCAATTTAAACAAACTACAGAAGAACATCCTAGCCAGTATTATAGCTTACCTATGGCACGCATACCCTTTGAGCACTATGGGCAAAAGTTAAATACTTTTTTAGAGGAAAGTCAATTAGTCTTCCGAGAAGATTCTTCTCTACGCTTTAATGAAAATATATTGTTTGGAGATAGGGATAAATTAGATTTATTGTTCCGCCTTGGGCATGACCAAACTCCTTTAACTGGGCATCTTAAGATTGAAGGGGACCAAACGAGGTTGGCAGGCTACATATTGCATTTATATACTGGAAAAACTGCTACAGAAAATTATGGGGATATTCGTGGAGTTGAGCGAAAAGAGTCATTGCGTTGTTTGTTTGACAAAGTACGAGCAATAGCTAAAGGGTAAAATCGTTGTTAAACACACGTAAAATACTACATGTAGATTGGCCTCTTGAACTTCAGCTAATGAATAGGCTCAGAGACAACTTACTTAAGTTAAATATAAATGCGTCCAACGCAGTCGTAGTTGCAGTGTCCACAGATTACTCTTCCGTAGTTGCTCAGTACCTTAGGCACCAGTTATCTCACGACGGCGAAATATGTGAGGGGTTTGGCGTGGATGTCCCCTACCCTGATGAAGAGTTTGATGACAAGTTTGTTAACGCTATCTTAGCTTTGTTCTACTTAAACCTTGCAGATATCGGAAACAAGAAAATCCTTCTTGTGGAAGCGGGTGTTATTCGAGGTGGTAACTACACCAAAGTTCATGAGATAATTAGGAAGCAGCTTAAGTTAACCCAAGAGATATACACCCTTACTTTGTTTGAGAATTTTAAAAGTAAATTCAAGTCAGACTTTGTAGGGCGATACTACGATGACTCCAAAGAAGACTTAACTTTTTGGTGGGAAAAGCCGAATAAGCATTGGCTGCTCTAGCAACTAACAAGGGTAGAGAGGTACAATCTATGCTGCTGCTAGAATATCAGTGCAGCTTAGGCTGAATCTGTTGACACAGATTACCAACATTAGGTATTACTAATAGTTGATGACATAAGAAAATAACAAGGAGCATTACAATGCGTAGAAGTTTAGCAAGTCAGCACCGAATTAAGACCGCACACCATTTACTCAATATTGTTGCATTAAAGCGAGAAATGGACACCTACAATGTCGAAGGGTTGTTGAAAGCTGCTTCTACTGGGCACAGCAAGGAAGCTTGTTTGAAATACGCAGCGCTGCACACTGCTTTGCTTTTTGAAAAGCGATCTATAGAAGAGCTCGGCAATGTGGCTAGAAGTGCACCAACAGCAGCATCTCGGAGAGGGTTTGGCGGTATAAGTGATAGTCTAGGGCTAACGGGGCTGGGTAACAGTATTTCTAACGCAGCCGGCAGCGCTGGCAACTATCTTTCTGGGTTATTACCTACGCCTAAGCCAATGGACCCAGCGCAAAAAAAATCTATATATGGCATACCTGGGCTGCGAACTGAAGCGGCAGCCCCAAAGTTTCCTAGGGACGGCTTCACAGCAGGGGGTTCGTTAAAGCAACAACCTGCCCCTCAAGTTCCAAGCGGATCTCTTCGTTATAACCCTAATGCGGCTGACCCTGTTAGAGATGCACAAATTGCTGCTTCCAATGCTTCGAATGCTTTAGAGTCTGGTGTACCTTCGTTTGCAGACAACGAAAGAGTACCTAGTAATTTTGGGGGTGCTCCTGCAGTCACTGCTGCAAAAGCCGTAGCTAAAACTCCAGCTAAGCCAACTCCAGCAAGTGTAATTCCTAAACCTGCAGCCACAGGTAGTGCGGATCCATTCGCAGCTAACTCTGCTGCTTATGCAAAAGCACAAGGGGCAACTGGAGCACAAGGGGCAAGCGGAGTACAAGGAGCGGCTAAGCGCCCTGCTAAGCCGGTTAACCCAGACACCTTCAACGATATAACCGGTAAATCTACTCCTGCAGCAAAGCCTAGCCGTGATCCATTTGCTGCAAATTCCGCTGCTTACGCAAAAGCACAAGGTGCTGCTCAACCCTCCTACACAGAAGATCCTGTGGAAGCAGCTTACTCGAAGAAACTAAACCAAGGTGCTGCGCAAAGTGCGGGCCGGCAGCAAGCTACTAACATAGCTAGCGGCATAGGCAACTTCATGAGTAATTTTGGTAAGACTACAGCTAATGCGGTTAATAGTGCAAGTAATGCTATGGGTGGGGCTAAGGCTCCAAGCACAGGTTACGCTGCATCTCAATCCGCCTATGGGGCATCTCCAGCAGCTGCATCCGCTCCTGCACAAAATGATTACGACAGCCAAATAGCTGAAAGCCAGAGATACAGCGATGCCTCGAAGCAGCAAGGTGACGAAGATGCTTACATGAAGAGCATAGAGCCTACCGCTCCCACATATTCTGTCAGTGGAGCTGCAGGGAGCACAGGAAGTACAGGGCAAGAAGAAGTAGCCCGGCAATCACAGCCTCAGCAGCCACAGGGTCGCCAAACAGTAATTGGTAGCGGAGCACCTTTACAAGCAATGCAAAATAATAGGCAGATGCGTATACAAAGACGCAGAGGACTTTAATTAGTTACAATCTTGAATTGAACCTAGGCACTTATTTGTAGCCTAGGTTCTACTTAGTTTCTTATGAGGGATATCATGTCAAATTTATTGATTAAACAAGCTAATCGTTTGCGTATTTTAAATGCAGAGCTTGCTCGCTATAATCCTGCCAGCTTGATTAAGCAAGCTGCAGAGTATCCTACTACAAGGAACAAGCAAGCATGTGCTTATTACCTTGGGTTGAAGAAGCAAGCATCGATAGAGAAGAAAGCTATTTTAAAGCTTTTAGGGAATTTATTATATGGTGCTGGCGGGATGGGCTGGGCTGGGCTTAAAGGTTTAGGTTCTGGTATAAGCAAGGGAACTAGAGTAGCTGGAAGAACGGCAGTTGACTTTACTAGAGCTAATCCCGCTGCGGGCATAATTGGTGGCGGTGCTGGTGCCCTTGGTATCAAAGAAATTGGTCTGCCATTCGCAGGCGATGTAATTGAAGCAGCTAAAAAGAGATACAATGAATCCGAAAGTGGAATAGGCGCTGTGCTAAATAAGTTTCGTAGGGGTATTGATGCGTTCAACTCTGATTCCACAACTGATTACTCAAGCCCTGGTGTAAATAAATCTAGAACAGTGATAGAAAGTGCTAAACCTGGGACTGGGCTGCAACCTTATGTACGCCAGAAACCGCCTATAATTATGGAAATCAATCCAGATTCAGTAGCCCCTGGTACACAGTATAACGCGCCTAACACAAATCCTAATTACACTCCGTCCTTTCCTCCGCTAAACCCGTATTATCCTAATCCAAACTACCCACTATATAATCCGGGTACACGGGGTAGGGCTACTGTCTAAGTTTTTCTGTTGAAAATGTTGACAACTTTTGGGCAAACAATGACGCACTATGCCTCGATAATTGCATTGGCAAAGACTGCTGCTTCTAATACTTTGGAAGACTCAGCTAAACCAGCATCTCGGGGCTTAGACTACTTGTGGGGGCTTGGAATCCCTCCTGCGTTGCTGACTCCCCTCTTAGCAACAACCGCATATGCACACAAAGTAATGACTCCTTTTGAAAAAGCCACATCTGGAAATGCAAATCCATCTAAGCATTATGCCGCACACAATAACCCGCAGCTCTTCAATTTTAGTCCTAAGCCAGAGAATGTGAAGGCTACGCAAGCTTTAAAAAGATTGGCTTTATCTAGAGGTATAGACTTTGCACCTCAATCTAATAATCTAGGTTATTCTTATGATACCAGAAGCAATTTGATAAGGACTGGGGTAAATGAATCACCCGCTATCCTTGCACACGAAATAGGGCATTCTTTAACACCTAAAAAATTACTATCACCGAATAATCTTTCGTCGGGCCAAATTGCAAGCAGGTTGGGTACTGTTGGTGGTACTTGGGGAGCTTTGTTGTCCAGTGACGAGGGCAATTCAAGAAATGCTGCGTTGCTTGGTAGCTCCGCACACATTCCATTACTTGCCGCAGAAGTAGATGCAAGTGTGCGAGGTGGTGCTTTATTAAAAAGACTTGGTCAGTCTCGCTGGGGTGCTTCTATAGGATTACCTACTTACGGAGCTCTAGCCGCAACCCCTTTACTTGCGCATTATGGTAAAAAACTACTAGGTGGTTTTTCAAAAAAAGTAGCTCCTACAGGTATACTTCCGCAGCTTAATTAAATCATGTCTTGATTCATTTACATAAGCGGCATACGCTCTTTAAAGTCAAATAAGCTCTGTTTGCTAAATTTCACTAGCATCGCAATGTCATGGAGGACTCTGTATGCCAGTTAAGCCTAAGTATGATATTCCCATTCAAGTTATCTTTGATACGGCAATAAGCTGTGGTGGTAGCTTGGCTAAAACAGCCACAGCACTAGGTATACCTTATCGTTCCACTGTTGGTGCAAGGCTTAAAAAAGCTGGGCTAATGGAACGCATGCGGGCAATGACCAGCATAAAGCCAAAGCCTGGTCAGAATATTGCAAAGTCTGCCAAAGAAAAACTAACTATCAATGAACGAGGTCAATTTACTGAAGTTGATTACGTGGGCGACCAGATTAACACTGCAGAAGAACTTCTTTTAAAATCCGGAATTGACATGGAGTTGTATGAGGTGGAACGCATCACCGTCAACAACTGGGAAGTTGCAGGGGCTAAGCCCACCAGCGGGATCTGGAAGACTGGGCTAAAGCAGATTAAGGTACAGCTAAGGCGTAAGCGAGATGAAAGAGTGGCGGTAGATCGTGTGCTTCAGCAGCTAGAAGATAACTCGCCTATTACGCTGAAGATTAAATATCCTAAAGACAAGAAGCAGAAAGCTCGTCGTGCCCTTGAAGTATCGATCATGGATCCGCACTATGGCATGCAATGCTACAAGGGTGAAAGCGATCACAATTGGAGCTTAGAGGAATGCAGTCGCATGTGTCTGTGGGCAATTGACTCGCTGCTAGCCCAAGCCCACTTGTATGGTAAGTTTGAAGAGATTGTCTTTCCTTTTGGGAATGACTTCCTCCACCATGATAACGCAATGCACACCACCACGAGGGGAACACTTCAGCCAGAAGGTCTGTCCTTCCAGCATGTGTACGAGAATGCAATTAAGCTTGCAGTTACCATGGTGGACAAGCTTACGGCACTAGCTCCGGTTAGGGTAATTCAAGTTTCTGGTAATCACGACCAGCAAGCTTCGTTTAGCCTAGGACAGGTGTTAAAAGCCTACTATCGCAACGACGATAATGTTACAGTAGATGTAACTCCAAGCCCTTATAAGTTTTATCGTTTCGGTACTAACTTGATTGGGTTTGATCATGGGCATCATATTAAGTCCATTCGATTGGCTGCCTTGATGGCACACGAATGCCGTGAGCACTGGGCAGACACTAGCTTTAGGGAGTGGCATTTAGGAGACCAGCACCGCAAAGGAACTGGAAGTCCTGTAGTAATGGAGGAGCAAGGGGTTGGCGTTGAGTATTTACCCGCTTTAACTCCTCCTAATGCTTGGCATCGATTAAAAGGATTTAACTGGCAGCAACGGGGTGCTATGGCCTTTGTATGGGATCACGATACTGGCCCAGTAGCAAGATTGCAGGTAAACCTCAATAGTTACACGGGGAAGCCCACGGGTGTGGGTTTTCCCCAGAAGGGCAAGTAAATGAAGTTCTTTTGGTTAGTACTTTTGTTGTTTTTCGGCTGTTTATTGGGGTGGGGGAATTTCCCCACCCTCTATGAACTGGAAATTCCGCTAGAGCCAGTTGAACAACAAGCTGAGATGGTATCGCATGACCATGCGGTATTCGAGGGCCCTCGCTCGGGGAAGTGGCCTGCGGTGCGCCAGCGATTTATCAAGGCGCACCCTTGCTGTGAAGCTTGCGGTAGCTCGCAAAACCTCAATGTGCATCATATTTTTAGTTTTAAAAACAATCCCGAGTTGGAGCTGGATCCGGATAATTTAATTACCTTATGTCGCAAGCATCATTTTTTTCTAGGTCATTCGGGTAACTGGACAATCACTAACAAAAAGTGTCAGGAAGAGGTGAAGGCTTACCGCCAACTACATCCGTGGAAGTAACTGTTGTTTTATGCCAAAGTGCCAAGGAGGGTGACATGGCTGAGCGAACAGATGGACAAGGTGCAAAGTTTCGTGCGGTCTTACGCATGTTACGCAAAGAATGCAAAATAGCCCGCCCTATCAAAGTAATTAGTAAAGATCTAAACAGAGAAAAGCTATGCGGATGCTGCATAGCTTATTTGGATGATAATGGCAAAGTAACTCGTTTTGTCATTGAAGTAGACAGTAATTTAGCCCCAGTTACGGCTATTGATACCCTTCTTCATGAGTGGGCACACGCATTAGACCAAGTAGCACATGGGGTAACTGGAGAGCCCCATCGTAGCAGCTGGGGTAAGTGCTATGCTCGGGTCTGGCGAGCGTATGTCTCAAAAATAATTGATTAAATTTAGTTGACTGTGTCCCCTTAAGTGGGTACAAACCCATCTGCTTTAGGATGATCAATGTAAAATCCACGGAGGGTTTATGGCTTGGTACAACCGAGAAAACGCAGAAATTCTTAATTTTATGGTGATCGGAAATCGGCATTCGGGGTATGGTTTATTACAGTCTTCTTTAGCTGCACACCCTGACATAGTTTGTCATGGCGATCTGCTTCACGATGATGACAAGGTTAGAAAAGTCGAACATTCCATGTACTTTGGGACTACTGGTAAAATCATTGACCATTTTGATCCCACCCATCTAAGCGTTGAACAATACTTCAATAACAAGATTTTTGACAACATACTGCATGGCGAAAAGGCCGTCGGGGTAAAGGTCAATTACGAACACTTACGCCATTACGATTTGTGGGATTATACGGACCAGCGTTGTCGCCGTGGCGATTTCTGTTTAGTGCATGTTGTGCGTAATCCTATTGCTTGTTATGTTGCGTGGAAACAGCAGCAGCAAAGGGAGGGTAATGTGGAAATTAGTAGTAGTGACCGCTTACCTGCAATTTGCATTGAACCTGCAGAACTAACGCAATTTGTGCGGGACCACACTGCAGCTATGTCTAAAGTTAATAGGCTTTGCCCAGACCGAGCTGTTATTCCCTATCATGAGTTACTTTTAGACTTTCGAGGTGTCTTAGAGAATCTGTTAGAGTTTTTGGAGTTAAAGTTTAGCCCAGCATGTTTGCCCAACCAAAAACGAGTACAGCGTAGGGATGTTCGCAGTCGAGTGATGAATTGGACCGAGCTGAAAAGTGCGGCGCCTCATGATGTGCTCGAATACATGGATAGTACCACTTTATTTTAATTAGGATAGTAAGGTAAAAACATGCAGCAAGACAAAGGGTTGACGGCACGAGAACGGGAAATAGTCATACTAATCAGTAAAAACTTAAAGTACAAAGACATTGCAGTAAAGCTTAATCTTGGCTATGAAACAATTAAGACTTATGTTAAACGTATCCGTAAAAAACTAAATCTTTCCTCTAAGTTAGAGGTGGGATTGTGGGGCTACAAACAGGGGTGGACGGAAGGTTAAACCAAAGAAAGGACCTACATGAGTAAGTTTAAAAAAGCGGTTATGCTTCATAATAAAGAAGAGTGGCAGCATTATCAGAAAGATATGATAACTGAATTGAATATGGCTGCAGATGGCAGTTCGTTGTCGATACAGTTACCTAAAAGCCCAGAATCCTATCCTTGCCTCGTGTACACGACTTTATTACCTTTAAGCCAAAACTCTGATTCCGTAACCCACGCTGAAATTGCCTGCTGCTATGTGTATACAGACAATGCAGAAGAACTAGTAAAGCTAATAGGACCGGAAAATCTGCTTGATTTCTTTTCTTCGTTGGAAAGCAAACTGGCTACAGATAATACATATAAGGAGAACTACAAGGAGAACTACAAGGAGTGCCATAATTACGAAGGGCACAAAGGTAGGGAAGGGGTTGAAGGTAGCGACGAAGAAGACGACGATGATGACGAAGAAATCATCTTTGATGACGATGCTTACCTTCCAGTTGAAGATTCCTTCAAAGCGGATGAGGACGAGATAAAGATTAAAAAAGGTAAAACAGAAGACTATGTGCCGGCTTCTGCTGGGGTGTTACTGCTTACCTTGGTGTCAGAGCTTCGCAGTATAGGTGCCTTGCGTTTAGACCGAATGATGGAGACAGCTAAGGAAGTAGAAAAGTGGATGGTAGAGAACAAGGAAGAGAACTTACAATCCGATTTGTGGGAACTTTTAAAAAGGCTATGGGATAAAAAAGATGCCAGCTAACCTAACAAATTTCCTACTCTTGCTGTTGCCTCTACTTAAGAGGTATAATCAGCCCAAGTGGCTTTATCGCAGGTGCCGATAGGTTAGGAAATGCAGCGCAGCTAGGATAGCCGCAATTTGCATTAGGATTGCTGGGCAAGTGAAAAACAGCCAGCTGGTGGAGTTCCAGTCGCACCTTATGACTGTTACCAGCGGAACGCTTCCGCACTGGACTTGAGGAAGGGGATCTCAAGGGGCCACTTAGCTATTTCTCTTCTCTTACAAGGATGCCGAGAAGCATGACAACTACTCAATATCACGCCTTAGCATTAACTCAAGAAAGATTAATACAACAAGTGGCATCAGTTGAAGCTAAAGTGGATCATATGAGTCAGGACATTCATATCCTGTGTAAGTTGGTACGAGATGGTAATGGTCAGCCGTCTATTATGCAGCGGTTAGCTCAAGTAGAGACAGTATTAGAAGGTCAGATTAAAGACTTAGAACAAATTAGCCAATATGCCAATTCTATGACCGCTTCTCGCATGCTCACTAGAACACAGTTAGTTGTAGGTTTGTCTGGCATGATTCTTACTGTGTTGCTTTCTTCATTTTCAGTTTATGCCGCAATTATGAAATAGGTTAAGGGAGTTTTTATGAGTCTGATCTCTACAGCTGATATTCCAGATTATCGGCATTTATTGCTCTATGATGTTTTGCAAATGCCCGAGAAATGGGCGGAAGTTAAAATGACGGGTTTGCTTCAAATCACTAATTCAAAATGTGCAGCTCCTAGTTACTTGATAGTTGGCATACCTACTGCATTAGTCCGTGGTATTTTCGACGCAATGCACGAACCTGGTATTTCTTTACCCACTTCTGTAGATGGCGGGGCTTTGCGTGCAGGTATCGTGGTTATGACCCCCGAAGAATTAAAGCAAATAGGTGGTACTGAGAAGATAAGCGAGCGAGGTAAAGCTTTTAGCTATTACCTTGATGGGCTTGAAGAAACATCTGCCAAAGGTTGGCCCGGTGTTTCTACTTGCTGGCACATGCGAATCAAATCGCCAGAACTAGGTAAGTTACGCCGTAGCTACGGGTTACCTACCAAAGTTGAAGGTGATTCTGATTTTTCCATAATAGTGGCAGTGCGTAAAACTGGGGTACTCACTGCCAATGCTACGAGTAAATCTACGAAGCAGAAGGATTCTCAGGAGCTTCCAAGTTGGACTCTGCCTTGAGTTTATTTTCAATTAACTTCGCTATTTCGCTACGGTGTACGGCAACTTCACGAGGAGCTTCTATTCCTATTTGAATTTTATCCCCACGAATGTCCACTATGGTGATAGTGATGTTATCACTGATCTTAATGCTCTCGCCTTTTCTTCGACTTAATACTAGCATTTGAATCGTCCTTCCTTGAAGTTAAAATGCTTGGAATTCGATCACCATACTTATTTTATGCAAGCAAGTCAATAAGGAGTTATCATGGAAGCGTTTCTTCAGCGATTACGAGCAGTACCTATCCGATTTACTGACAAAATGGCCTCTAGCCATAATGGCTGGTATATAGGGGAATCCCATATAAAAGGGAAAGGTATATTTGCGGATAAAGATTACAAAGAAGGAGAGAGCATTGGTAGTGCTGGGACTGCTGGCGGAGAAGATGAGTTTGGGTCTAAAATCTGGAATTTAACAGAATTAGCTCGTTACTGTAACCATCAATGGAAAGCAAATGTTGACATAAAGAAAGATAAGGATCAAATTGATTTAGTAGCAAAGCGAGAAATTAGCAAAGATCAAGAAATTGTAGCGGATTATGCACAAGTTTCTCGAGAGCTTGGGCCTCGTTCTCGCATGATGTGGAATGGCAAAGATGTACCTTCTACTGACTTTTCTGATTATGTAGAAAAAAACAACGATCACGAACAATAAAGTTAGGTGCTGCAAGCTGTTCAAATTTTTAAGTTGACGCAGCATCTTGCGCTGTGTATCGATAGTATGGCCATGTTTAAACAAGAGTCTATTAGTTTTTAATTTATCTAGGAGATAGGTGTGCAAATTACTTCTTTTAAAAAAGATGCTTCAGCTCGTAGTCATGTGGATTTAACGGTTAAGAAGCGAAGCGGGAAAGTGGTGAACTTTGATCAAGCTCGCATCTACACTGCCTTACATCGTTGCTTAGTAAGTGAGCTAAAATACGATGAAGGCGAGGCAGCTCGCATCAGCAAACTAGTTGGGGAGCAAGTATACAACATTGTGTGCAGCAGCAACAAAGTAGTAGATGTGGAAGAGATTCAGAATCTAGTGGAAACCCAATTGATGGCTAATGGGTTATACCTCGTGGCCAAGCAGTATATTCTCTTTCGAGAAGTCAAAAGACAGCAACGAGAAAACGCACCATTGCCCGAAGCGGTAGTTGCTGCATTTCAAGAAAACGACACTTATTTTGATAACGAGCTGCAGAAGTTCCAAGCTTTAGACAAGTTTGCTCGTTTTGTTCCCGAGCTAGGGCGCAGAGAGACTTGGCCTGAAACAGTGGATCGGGTTATCGGATTTTTTCAAACACATTGCAAGCGTGAAAACCACAATGTAACTGAAGAAGAATGGGGGAAGCTTAAGCAAAGTCTTTTGCGGTTAGAGTCTGCTCCTTCCATGCGTTGCGTGCAGATGGCTGGACCTGCTTTAGAACGATGTCATGTCGGAGTATACAACTGTTCTTTTCAAATGCTGCAAAATACTACAGATTTGGCAGAGGAACTCTATGTACTCATGCAGGGCACGGGTGTTGGATTTTCAGTAGAAAAAGAGTTTAGCGTAGAAGAGTTTCCTCGAGTTAAACGACAAAAGAAGCATAGTGAACCTATTACTTATGTAATCGAAGACAGCACAGAAGGTTGGTGTGATGCGTATAAGGCAGGGTTAGACGCATGGTGGGCAGGTGAAGATATCCACTTTGATTACAGTCATATCCGAGAATCAGGTGCTCCACTTAAAATCAAAGGTGGAAGAGCTTCTGGCCCAGGTCCATTAAAAGACTTGTTAGAGTTTTCTAAAGCTCGAATCTTAGCAAGACAAGGACGGTATCTGTCTAGCTTGGATCTTCATGACATTAATTGTTTTGCTCATCGAATTGTGCGTATGGGTGGGGTGCGTAGGGCTAGCGGTATATCTTTATCAGATCTGCATGATCGTGAAATGCGAGATTGCAAGCAACAAGATTTCTGGACTACCAATGAGCAACGCAATCAGGCTAACAACTCTGCAGTCTATAACGAAAAACCTGATCAATTGATTTGGATGGAAGAATGGTTATCGATGGCCAAGTCAAACTCGGGTGAGCGTGGTATCTTCAATCGAGGCGGGTTGAAAAGTCAGTTTCCCAAACGGCGCAAACACCATGGCCACCTCTTTGGGACGAATCCTTGCGGTGAAATTATTCTGAGACACAAGCAGTTCTGCAACCTATCCATTGCGGTTATTCGTGTCACGGACACTTATGAAGAGATTGCTCGTAAAGTGGAGTTAGCTACAATTTGGGGCACGCTTCAATCTACGATGACTCGCTTTAAGTACATTGGAGAAGAATGGAAAAAGAATAGTGAAGAAGAGAGGTTACTGGGTGTAGATTTGCTTGGTTTTCTTGATCACCCGCTATTCCAAGACAACGCAAAAGCTGGTGGAACTTTAGCTAAGTTATTAAGTTTAGTCAACGAAGTTAATGCTAAATGGGCAGCACGATTTGGTATCAATGTCTCTGCAGCCACAACTTGTATTAAGCCTTCGGGGGATAGCAGTGTGTTTTTCAACACGCCTGCAGGTTTCAAAGGACATCACGGGGAATGGTATGTTAGGCGAGTTAGGGCAAACTCTACTAATCCAGTAGCACAGATGTTGAAAGATGAAGGTGTACCTTGCTTAACCGATTACGATGGTAGTGGCTTGGTATTAGAGTTTCCTATGAAGGCTCCTAAAGGTGGAGTGCTGTTAGAAACTCAAACAGCTCTTAGCCAGTTGGAAAAATGGAAAACCTTCAAGGTGCATTGGACTGAGCATAATCCTAGCGTCACTATTTACATTCGACCTACTGAATGGTTGGAAGTGGGCAAATGGGTCTATGACAACTGGGATATTGTGGGAGGCTTAAGTTTCTTGCCCTTTGATGGGGGTATGTATCATTTAGCCCCTTATGAAGCGATTTCTCAAGAAGAGTTCGACCGTAGAGTTGCAGCTATGCCCAAGATCAACTGGGCTAAACTAGTTCGCTATGAACGATCCGACATGACAGATTTGCATCAGCAGACTGCGTGCGCAGGCGGTGCTTGTGCTTTGTAAGCCTAGCTTAGTCTAGCTATGCAGGGTATAAATGGAGTAAGATAGTTAGCCATGTGTCATCTTTGACGCATGGCTTTGTACTTGTAACTCAATGGATAAGCATGTGGCATACGATAGCGAGTTACCTAATTTAAATGTCGAACAGACTCTAGATTTAGGGTTATACGCTGATTTTCCCGGCACTATTGATTACTTGGCCGAGAAGTGTGCTGCTCCGGCTCAAATCATAAGACGGATAGTGTCTCCTTTATACACAAAAACAGATATAGGTATTTACTGGAATCCAGCTCTTGAAAAGGCTGGCATGTATGTACGCCCAGTACTAAACCAAGAAGAGTTTGATTGGGGTCTACGGCTTTTAACAGAAAAGCTTGGAACAGACCGAGTGCATTCTGAGCCTTTGACACCTTACGATTTACATGACTGGTGGGTAAAGGTAGCTTACTCCCCAACTATACGACGATTAGGAGAACTAGCTCAATTTTTTCCAAGCAAAGACATTCCCGGCTATGGTGGACGACCTATTGCAGCTATGGTTGCCAGCGGGCTTATAGGTACAGGTCTTGGGTATGGGGCAGGTTGGTTAGGTGAACAAGTATTGCCAGACTGGGCACAGACTAAAGGTACTTTACGAAAACGGCTGGCTTTATTAGGCGGAGCAGGTGGAGCTTTAGTAGGTTCAGTACCCGGTTTAATAAATCTGCACGAAGGTCGAGAATTTAATGATCCAACTCTTTTTAAAGGTTTTCCCGAAGACGGATTTGAAGATAAGTTGCCTACTTCCGTAAAGTATAAGGAGGCGGTGGCAAACTTTATATCTAAGCATTCTAGTGATGCCTTTGGGACTATTGGTGGTCCTTCTTTTACTGAAATGCCCTTGATCCGCACAAACGAGCTTGGGCAAGTTCTTTGGGGGACTAATGCAAGTCCTCAAACCACAGCTATGACAATGGGAGCAGTATATGGGGCAGGGCAAATGCAAGATCCCAATTCAAGCCCAGGAATGGTAACCCCACACCAAGTTGGGTTATTTGGTATGGCCATGGGTGCCGCAGGTGGCGGACTTAAAGGTTACATTACTGGGCGTACAGTTGGTTATGGCCTTGGATTACTAACTGGCATGCCTGGCGGAACGCAAGCTACATTAGGGCAAACTGGGGCTACCCTAGGTGTGATTAATAGTATAGTGCCTCGTCTTTTTAACTAAGTATAAGGAGATAGTTATGGCTACAGTACAAGAACAGTTGGAACAAACAATCCTTGCGATGGTTGATCGCTATAAGGGGTATACAGCAGACGGAAAAATAACTTATTCAGAAGTGCTTGGGTTATTGTACAACGGGGCAGCCACCCTTGTGCGACTTGTAGAAATAGCAGGGCAGGGTAGCCGTGAGGAAAAAAAGCAGCTAGTGTTAGCTGGGCTGGATAAGTTCTACGATACCGTGATTGCTCCAATCGATATCATTGGTGTTCCTAACATGCTTGAGCCCATGGTGGATTCCACTATAAAGTCATTGCTACTTTCCACAATTGACGGGGCTACAGATTCTATATTTAATGTGTTTGAAAAGATGGGCTGGATAGCTGAAGATACTAGTAACGAGCCTCAAGCTGTTAAAATGGCAGCAAGGGCTAAGCCTGTTATGATTTTCTAAATTCTAGATTTTAAGGTGTGATATGACTGTATTGCTTGGAACGAATAATGGGGTTGTTTTCTTTGGTCCTCGAACTAACCCAAAAGCGGTTCGTTGGTGGGCGGAACGAGGGCAACTCCATTGGGAAGATTCTCGGAACAACAGCTATGGAGTGGTGTCTATTCGAGAATTTCTTCTGCGATTGCAAGGCATCAACGATATGATGTCTAATGGTCGCAGTAAAGATAATGAAGGTTTTATGCACCAAGATGAGGTGGAACGGCATATGCGTTTCATCGAACAAGCATTAGACTTAGTACATAAAGCAAGGGAGCAGGGTGCCCCTGATGATCCTACGGTGCAGAGACACAAGGCGATGAGTTTGCCTGTCACTGTAATTATGCCATCTTGTTTGACCAGTGGCAAAAGTGTTGCGTTCTAGGAGATTATTTAATGCAAGTACACGAAGCATTTAAACTTGGGTTTTTGTCTAGGTGTGTTGAAGAGGGAATGAGCCCTGAGCAGACACATGGTTTGTCTAAAATGGCTGCAAGTTTGTTTAGCCCCATGGGTGAAGTTAATAACGCTGTAAGCGCAGCTGGATCTATTGCTCCTTATTTGATGGCAGGTTTAGCAATTCCTCCGGCCATTGGCGGTATTGCTGCTTACTTTGCTAACCAAGCTGCAGACACAGAAGGTAGCCGAGGAATTGAAAACATTAAACGGCAAGAGTTGCAAGACACTTATGAAAGATTAGCAGGACAGCTGCAAAGGCAGAAAGAACGACAAGATTATAAAGCAAAGCGTAAAAGTACTGGGCGTATTTTTCTGTAACTAGAAGAGGCTAAGATGGCGAATAGTTTAGTGAAGTTTACGAATCGCAAAGAAGGTAACGAACGAGGCCAATTATTTTGGGATCGTGCGGATGTAGATGGTTTGCCTTTTCGTGGGCATCAAGCACCTCTTTATAAAAACGAAGAGTATGAAGATAGACTAGTACGAGTAGCAGACCCTAAAAATGCTACATTTTACACTGGAGACAATGAACAGAATCAAGCGTATTTAAAAGTCATGGATGGTGTGGCAAATTCTTGGTATCAGTTGGTATTTATCGAGAGATGGCGAGAAGAGAAGGATAAGCATCATTATATCTATGCAGAATGGCTCGAATATTTCTTAGAAGATGGTAATCCTTGCTTGATGCCTTCTTCCTCTACCCCATAAGGATATGGACATGAATAAGACAAGTGCAAAAAAGTTATTGAAACAAATTAAAGTTGAAAAATCTGCAGCAACCCCCATTGTTACTCCAGTAGGTGCAATTGGTGAAGACCTCAGAACTCAAGTTAATCAGCAAATGCAAGCTGATGCAATTAAAAGTATTCTTAAAACATTAGCATTAGGCGTAGGGGCAGGAGCTGCAGTTCGAGGGATTACAGGACTTTTTGATAATACAAAAAATCCTAAAAAGGGGCCACGCGTAATTGATATGCCAGTAGCTTACCCAAAAGAGAAAAATGCTATTGATTCGAATTCTAGAGCAACTTCTCCTTATGGCTTAGACTATTATTTGCCTGGTATGCTTTTAGGAGCTCCGCTTGCTGCTTATGGCGGGTGGAAAGGTGTGGATCTTTTGTTAAACAGAGCAAAAGAACAAGAAAGCAAAGCAAAACTTGAAGCCTCAAAAAAGAAGTATGAGGAAGCTTTATTAGGCGCATATAAGAAAGGAACTGATGATTATTTAGATCGAGCATTTGCAGGGTACAGTCAAAAGTCGGCATTAGATCCTGTTGGAGCTATCTCTGACACATTTAATTCTACTTTTCCAAACGCTTCTGGTATTAGCAAAGGGTTAGCTTTAACTTGGTTATTATCAAGTGTTCCTGCTGGTTACTATTTGGTCAATAAAGCAATGAAGAAGAATAGCAGGCGTGCGATATTGGATGAGGCTGTGGAGGAAAGAGCACGTCGGCAGGCATTAGTACAGCCTCCTGAAATTTATGCTATTCCTCATGCCATATAATCTTATTTAGAGTTTTATGAATGCTTCCACTTTCGTCTAATTTGTTTGATACTGCTAACATCTCGTTGCTAGGCGGGGTGCCACAACAGGCACAGCTTCTACAAACAATGCAGCCTGCAGCTCCATTGCCTAGTTTTCATGAATTTCACGACACCAAAAAAGTCAAATCTATTATTTATGACAGAGTGTTGCAAGCAGCACAGCAAGTACAACCTATATCTAATGACCGACATACGCTTAGTTTAACTGGAGTAAACTATCGTGATGGGGATACCGCCAGCAAGCAGGAGCAGAAAGCTGCTATTCTTAATGGTAGGTCTCAAGGTCGTAGGTTAGAAGGAACTTGGGAGTTAATGGATAATGCAACACAGCAAGTGATAGCCTCCAAGAAATCAGTTCTTGCCACTGTCCCACACTTAACGGAGCGTGGTACCTTTATTAACAATGGCACTGAGTACATTTTAAGAAATCAACAGCGGTTACTGCCCGGAGTTTACACCCGCACACGGAACAATGGTGAAATTGAATCCCATGTTAATGTGATGCCTGGAAAAGGCGTATCACAGCGTTATTTCTTAGACCCTGAGAAAGGCAAATTTAAGCTTAAGGTTGGGCAAGCTTCAGTTGGATTAACTCCTTTGTTAAAAGCTATGGGAGTTACCTCGGAGCAGGCGCAGGAAGCTTGGGGTAAAGATCTATTCGCTTCTAATTACAATTCGGATGATGCATCTGAGTATACAAGACTTAAAGGCATGTTTCTTTCTTCTAAAGAACTAGCTGAACCAGAAGAAAAACAAAAACAAGCATTGCTTGCTAAGTTTTCTAAGATGGAAATGGATCCCGAGGTAAATCGTCGCACGCTGGGAAACCCACATTCAGGTGTCACACTAGACACATTGATGGACATTACCAAAAAGCTGATAAAGGTTAATAGAAAGGAAGCGGATCCGGATGATAGAGATGCACTGCATTTTCAGCAGTTTGTAGGTCCAGAAGATTTGTTTTCAGAGCGTATTGCACGAGATAAAGGCGGGGTTCGCCGTAACCTACTGTGGAAGATGTCAGGCAAAGGTAATTTGGATTCGATGCCGTCTTCAGCATTAGAAAAACAGTTAAAAAGTGCTTTGCTCGGTAGCGGGCTAGGGCAAGCGATTGAAGAAATTAATCCTACAGACATTTATGAAAAGACAATGTCTGTTACTCGAGTGGGTGAGGGTGGTATTGGTTCTATGGATGCAATTCCCATGGAATCCAGAAATGTACAGTCAAGCATGTTGGGTTATGTGGATCCTGTGCGTACTCCCGAGTCGGGTCGTGTAGGGGTGGACACATATCTAGCTAGGGGATCTCGTAAAGGAAGCGATGGTAAGCTCTATGCTCAGTTTAAGGATCTGCGTAGCGGGGAAATGACTTTTAAAACTCCTCAAGATGTAGCAGACTTAACCGTTGGTTTTCCCGGAAGCCAAGATGGTGAAGATGCCCGTGTAGTGGCGATGCGTGGCGGTAAGATGTTACATGTACCTAAATCAAGCATTGATTTAGAGCTTCCTGACATGGAAGAAGCATTTAATCCTCTTTCTAATGTCATCCCCATGAAGAGTCAGGTAAAAGGTCAGCGATTAGTGATGGCATCTCGTATGACCACACAAGCATTACCTTTAGCTTCTCCTGAAGCTCCTTTGGTACAGTCTGCAGTTCCGCACACAGGCGGTAAACAAAGTTATGAAGAGCTATACTCATCTGGGATGGGAGCTTTAAGGGCAACACAAGGAGGTACAGTTACCTCGGTGACGGATGAAGAGATTAAAGTGCGTAATGCAGACGGAACAGAAGAAACGCACGAACTTTATCATAATTTTCCTTTCAATCGTAAAACCTTTTTTCATCAAACTGCCGCAGTTAAACCCGGTGACACATTTAGACCAAATCAGTTATTAGCTAGCTCTAACTTCACGGACAGTACTGGAACAATGGCTTTAGGCCGAAATGCTCGCACTGCCTATATCCCATGGCAGGGTAAAAACTTTGAAGATGCGGTTGTTATCTCAGAAAGCTTTGCAAAGAAGACAGCTTCTTCCCATATGTACCAGCATGAGTTGGAAGTGGATGACAAAACACAAGTCGGTAAAAGACAATTTATTCAAGCATTTCCAGCTACCTTTAAAAAAGACATATTAGCGAACATAGACGATCAAGGAGTGGTCAAGCCTGGTACAGTAGTTAACTTTGGAGATCCTTTGGTATTGGGGATCACACAAAAGGAAAATGTATACAACAAAGTGCATAAGAAGGGTCAATCTGGATTCAACGACGCAGCAGTACTTTGGCAGCATCACGATAGTGGTGTTGTTACTGATGTGGTAATGGGTAAGAAAGGTCCAGTCGTTGTAGTTAAGGCAGAATCGCCAACGCAGGTTGGAGATAAGCTGTCGGGTCGTTATGGGGATAAAGGTGTTATTGCTGACATCATCCCAGATAGCGAAATGCCCCATGATTCAAATAAACAACCTTTTGAAGTGCTTCTTAATCCTCTTGGGATTATTAGCCGAACCAACCCAGCTCAAATGTCTGAATTGTTTCTAGGTAAAATAGCAGCTAAGCGTGGCATGCCTATTAAGGTGGATGATTTTGACACTAAAAAAGATATGACTCAATGGGTTATGCAAGAATTAGCTAAGGAAGGTTTGTCGGACTTAGAAGACATTATAGACCCATCTAAAGATCAAAAAATTAAAAATGTGGCAACGGGTAATCGTTTCTTCATGAAACTGCATCACACCTCTGAGTCTAAAGGACAAGGTAGAAGTGGTGGAGCTTACACGATGGAAGATGCACCGGCTAAAGGTGGTGTTGAAGGTTCTAAGCGTATTGGGCTAATGGATGCCAACGCATTACTTTCTCACGGAGCTACGGACACACTGCAGGACATTTTTACAATTCGTAGGCAGAAGAATGATGATTATTGGATGCAGTACATGTCTGGGTATAACCCTAAGGTTACTAAAGTTCCTTTTGCTTATCAGAAGTTTGTAGCCCAGCTGCAATCTGCTGGAGTTAATGTGGTTAAGCAAGGAACGCAGACTCAAATCATGGCATTGACGGACAAGGACATTGACAACTTAGCTGGGGATCGTGAGCTTAGCAGCGCAGACGGAGTAGAATGGGGAAATCAGCTTAAAGAGATTAATGGTGGCTTATTTGACAAGGCTAAAACTGGTGGACACGGGGGCACTCGTTGGTCGTTTATGCGTTTGCACGAACCTTTACCTAACCCAGTAATGGAAGAACCTATTCGTCATATGCTTGGGCTAACACAGAAAAAGTTTGAAGGCATTGTGGCAGGTACAGAATTTTTAGAGAAATATGGCACCGGTACGAAAGCTTTACAAAAGGCATTAGAGAATCTTAATCCAGAAGCAGAAATCCCTAAAGCTCGAGCTATGATAGCCGCAGGGCGAGGGGCGCAACGAGATGCCGCAATTCGTAAGCTTAGCTATTTTAAATCTGCACATAAACTAGGGCTGAAGCCTGCGGACTACATGCTGACCAAAGTGCCAGTTCTTCCTCCAATGTTTCGTCCAGTTAGCTTGATGAGCAATGGCATGCCATTGGTTAACGACGCTAATCACCTTTATAAAGAACTGTTTGAGGCTAATCAGAATTTTAGCAAAATGCAGCAAGAAGTAGGGGAAGAAGCTTCGGGATCGGAGCGTCTTTCTACCTATCAAGCATTTAAAGCGGTGACTGGGTTAGGTGATCCTATTAGTGCAAAAAGCCAAGAGAAGAATGTTCGTGGGGCTTTAAAAAATGTGTTTGGTGCAAGCCCTAAGTTCGGGGTTGTACAACGCAAACTGATTTCGTCTACGGTAGACAATGTAGGTCGAGCGGTAATTACTCCAAATCCGGAATTGGACATGGACTCGGTAGGGCTGCCCGAAGATAAAGCATTTAAGGTCTATGAGAAATTTGTTACTAGAAGATTGGTGCGACAAGGCATGTCGATGCTGCAGGCTCGTACTCAATTAGAAGATAAGACTCCGGTAGCACGCAAATTCTTGCTTGAAGAGATGGAGCATCGTCCTGTATATATTAGTCGTGCTCCTGTTTTGCATAAGTTTGGGATTATGGCGATGAGGCCAAGATTGACTAAAGGGAATACCCTACAAGTAAGTCCTTTGATCGTGAAGGGATTTGGTGCTGACTTTGATGGCGACACCATGAACTATCATGTGCCAAGTACGGAAAAAGCTAGGCAAGAAGCATTTGACCGCTTATTGCCAAGTCGTAATCTTTTTAGTGTGGGTGATATGAAGTCTGTAATGCATGCCCCTGCTAATGAGTACATTGGTGGTTTATTTATGGGTACAGATCCTTCTCGTAAATCTGATCGACCATTAAGGATTTTCCAGAATATACAGGATGTAAGACGAGCGCATGCACGTGGAGATATTTCGATCAACGATCCCGTACGAATTTTAAATGGTTAGGCAATATATCTCTATCCTAGATTTTGATTAGAACTTAGAATCATAAGATGAGATCACACAAGGAGTATGTTTATGGCAGTTAATTTGGAATTGTTAAAGATGGCCCGACAACATGTAGGAAAACGACACCTATCTAAATATGCATTTGTTGCGGCAGGCGATCCTGCTATGGGGGCTCCTATGCCTTCTGGCGGTGCTCCTCCTATGGATCCTTCTATGGGCGGTGGTGCTCCACCTCCTGACCCTTCAATGGGCGGTGCTCCTCCTATGGATCCTTCTATGGGCGGTGGTGCCCCACCTCCTCCTATGGATCCTTCTATGGGTGGCGGTGCTCCACCTCCTCCCCCTATGGACCCCATGGCAGCAATAATGCCGATGGTTCAACAGGCAGTGCAACAAGCAATGTCAGCTAATGGTGGCGGGCAACCACAAGGCGCAGGCCCCGGTCTTAAACCTAAAATTGACATCAATGTCGAAATCGTACAGATTAAGAAAATGCTTGCTAAGATTATTGATGCACTTGGCATCCATGTACCTGTGTCTGATATGGTGGTAACACCTGAAGACTTAAACCAGATTGCACAAGGTGGGCCAGGATTAGCGGCAGCTACTCCCGATGGTAAGTCGGGTGGTGGTCTTGGGCAGATTCAACCTATTGCTCCTATGAAGTCAGCGGAGGCGTGGGAAAGTGGTACAGCTTTCAGCTTGCCTGCGGATTATTACCCTCAACATACTTCTGTTAAAAGTGGCAGTGTAGCAGCGTTGGCTACTGCACTTTTAATGCGTAATAATAACAAGTAAGGGATTTATTATATGTTTATCGTGGAGGTACTTGAAAGTATTGGTAAACCTCCACTTAGGATACCTGCTTCTCAGGTTGTAGTGCGTATGCTAGATGGTACTCCAGTTAGCGTAGCTGCACTTTTTGGTGGTTCTTCCAGCGTTATGGTGTCTCATTGTGAAGATGCCAGTTTCAATGATAATTTGCGTAAACTAGGTATTAACGAAACCGTTATTTCTACTAAGATACAGGTGTAATATGGACGATTCTTTACGATCTTCTGACTGCTACTATCGAGACCGAAAACCAGAGGTTAGCCTTACAGCTATCCCTGCTCCTACTTATCAACAATCTTCTAACTTAAACTCTTCTAATAATAAGTATTATGCCGAGATGTCACTACCTATATTAGAAGATGCCCCTCTTATTGCTAAACTTCAACTTCCTCCAAAAAAAGAAGTAGAGTTAGAAATACTTGATAATTGCTATGGGCTCGCAGCCATACAAGCTGAATTTGAAAACGGAGCCACGCTTATCACAGTGAAGGCCACTGAATATATAATTACACAGCTGCAAATCGTTGTAGACATGTCGGTTGGACGGGGAGAATTAACCCGTGATCAGGCAGACTCCATATCTTTTTCTATACTAGCTCCTGAAGCTATTAAAGAAGAAGTAGTCAAAGTTGTTGAGAGTATGCCAGAGGCGGCTGCTATTATACAAGATGAACCTAAGCCATCTCGTAAGAAAGCAAAGCGTGGCAAGAGTGAAGAAATTACTCTTAAAGATATCGAAGCCGCCTTTGGTGGTGACGATAGTGACGACTAAAATCCAGATTTTAAATAATTTGCACACGCTGAGAACTATCCATGTTGAATACGACCGTTGGACAACTGTTAATTAATGATGTCCTTCCGGAAGAGTTGAGAGACTCTCATCGTGTGCTAGATAAAAAAGGGCTGCAATCTTTATTACAGCAAGTGGCACAACAACACCCAGAGCGTTATAAAGACATTTCTTTTAAGCTAAGTGGTCTTGGCCAAAGCATGGCTCAAGAGCAGGGTGGCATGTCTTTTGGTCTTCGCCATTTGCAAGTAAGCAAAGCGGCATTAGCTTCTCGCCAGAAAGTTAGAGCAACACTTACCAACATTCTATCTGACGAATCTTTGACAGATCAGCAGCGAAATGAGCAGATTATTCGTGCCGTTGGTAAAGAAAGTCCAGAACAACAAAAACAAGTACTTGCAGAGGCATTGCTAAATAAGAATCCGCTTGGGATGCAGGTAATGTCAGGTACGCGCGGTAAGTCTATGAATTTAACTAGTTTGTTAGGTTCAGACATGCTGTATTCGGATCAGCGGGATGATGTGATTCCAATCCCTGTACTGCGTAGCTACAGCGAAGGGTTGTCCCCTGCCGAGTATTGGGCCGGAACCTATGGGGCACGTAAAGGTATTATGGCAACTAAGTTTGCCACACAAGATGCCGGATTTTTTAACAAACAACTTAATCAAACTAGCCATAGATTAGTGGTAACCGGAGAAGATGCCGAAGAGGCAGAAGATGCACCTATTCGAGGATTGGTAGTAGACACTGATGACGCAGATAACGAAGGAGCACTGCTAGCTCGGGCTGTTGGCCCTTATGCTCGAAACACTCCCCTTACTCCGAAAATACTGAATCATTTAAAACGGCTTGGCACATCTAAAATCTTAGTACGATCTGCCCTCGTAGGTGGATCTCCCGATGGTGGTGTTTATTCTAGGGATGTAGGTATTCGGGAAACTGGAAAGCTTCCAGGGCTTGGCGAGCAAGTTGGGTTACAGGCTGCACATGCTTTAAGTGAACCGATTAGCCAAGGTCAGCTATCTGCAAAACATTCGGGTGGAGTGGCAGGTCAAGAAAAAGCTGTCAGCGGTTTCCAGTATTTAAACCAATTAGTGCAAGTTCCAAAGAAGATGCAAGGCGGGGCAGCGCATGCACTAAAAGATGGAGTAGTACAGCGTATTGAGGAAGCTCCTGCGGGTGGTAGCTATGTAACCATTGGAGATAAACAACATTATGTAGGGGCTGGGTTTGATCTTAAAGTAAAAAAAGGAGACGAGGTAGAGGCTGGGGATGTAATTAGCTCAGGAATTCCTAACCCTGCTACTATTACAGAGCACAAAGGGGTAGGCGAAGGAAGACGCTATTTTGTTAATGAGTTTCGTAAGGCAATGGGTGACAGCGGAATGTTCGGGCACAGACGAAACATAGAGGTATTAGCTCGAGGTCTTATTAACCATGTAAGGCTGACAGAAGAAACAGATGACCATGTACCTGACGATATTGTTCCTTACTCTACGCTTGAGCACACTTACAAACCACGAGAAGACCACCAGCGATTAACTCCTAAGCGAGCACTAGGTCAATATCTTGAACGACCTATACTGCATTACACTATTGGTACTAAAATTCGACCTTCTATGCTTAAGAATTTTCAAGATTTTGAAATCAATGAAATTCCAGTACACAAGAACCCTCCGCCATTTGAGCCCCACATGGTTCGTGGTTTGTATCAAATGCAGCATGATCCTGACTGGATGACTCAAATGTATGGGTCTGGTTTAAAGAAAAGTTTCTTAGATTCTGTGACTCATGGGGCTATCAGCGAAGAACGAGGTACAAGCTTTGTTCCTAGTTTAGCAATGGGTCTTGATTTTGGAGAAGGTAAAGACCATGCGGTAATAAAACCTAAACCTAGCTATGAGCTACCTGCAACTCCTACTCCTCCTGCATTAAAGCCTATAGCACCTAGCAACGCTCCTTTTTTTGGCGGTCGTTTTACCCCTGGCCAAACTAAGCTTGCGATGGACTCTGTTCCAGATGTTTCTAAACCACCTTCCGTTTCTAAGCCTCCTGCCGTCTCTAAACCGATACCCAATACCCCTGCTACAGAATATATGGGCGGACCAGCCCCAAGGAATGGGTCAAATTCCCCAGAACATATGGAAGGCGGGGTTGCCCCTCGTAATAATACTGAACCTCATCCTTATACCCCAGCAGCTGACCTTAGCCCAAATATCATGCCAGCTCTGCCACCTACCCCTGCACCTACTCCTGCGCCTGCACCTACTCCTGCCCCCGCCCCATCACTGTATGACACATACAAAGATACTGACGCAAAGGGCGATCAGGGCACTTCTGCTTTAGCCCCTCCGCCCGCATCTACACCTACCCCAACCTCAAATTCGGATCAATTTAATCACTTTAATTATTTGATGCAAAATAATTCTAATTTTGCAGGGCAAGCTGGGCAGATGTTAAATCAAAATCCTTTAATGGGGCTTATGATGTTAGGTGGGATGGCTGGTGGTGGTAATTTTCAACAGCTATTTAATTCGAGACCCTCACAAGGATTAGCTACAAGTAATAATAATGGGTTGTGGGGTAATATGCTTAATATGTTTGGGGGTGGTGCCCAAAACAACAGCGGACAAGGACAACAAAATTTAAACCAAAGCCCGCAATCTAATGCACCTAGCAGCAGTCCTACCCCAGCTGCAAACCAAGGTGGGATGTGGAATAGCATGCTTAATATGTTTGGTGGCGGTTCCCAGCCTAGTGCCCCTACAGCATCTGCTCCTACAGTAGACTCGCCTACAGAGGAAAAACCAGCAGCCCGCTCGGGTCCAGATACAGGTACAGCATTTGGGTATGCTGCTCCAATTGGCTACAATGGTATAAAAAATACAATTATGGCACCTAAACCACCTGCATTTCCTACCACTCCGCCTCCTATACCCGGAAGCCCGCCCCCCTTTCCTACAACTCCACCACCTGTGCCTGGTAGCCCCCCGCCATTGCCTAAAGGTCCACCCCCATTACCTAAAGCACCTGCAGGTTATGTAGGTAAAGGATTTTCAGCACTTACTAAAGGAGTAGGAAAAGCTCTGCCATTCCTTGGTGCAGGTATGGAAGCTTATAGCGTTGGTTCAGACATAGTAGATAAAGGTTGGGATAATACAACCAATGATGCAGCACAAAACTGGAGAGACATTCTTTCGTTTAAAGATGGGCTGCATACAGCATGGCAAGCCCCTGCACAAGCTCTTAACCCAGTGGCTAATGCGCAGCTAATAGCTGGGGGTGCAACTCAGACAGCGGGGATGCTTGGGGAGCAGGCTGGGATGGCCGGTGAAGCTATTCGTGACAAAGTAACTGGAACTGATGCTCGTTCCCGTGCCTCGGTGGCAGACAAAACGCAAGTTAATGCAATGGAAGTAGAAAAGCAAAAAGGTCTAGAAGCACAATTAGCTTTGACTAAACCGCAGAATTTAGAAGGTACTGCAGATTTAAAAGCACAAATACAAGACGCTAAAACTAGACAAGGAAATACAGCGGATGAAACAGCTAACTGGAGACTAGGCCAACAAAATTGGTTTGGTAGTGGCGGACACAAATTCCGTGATGCCATGCAAAATTCGGTTACAGCTGCGGACACAGAACTAGCAGAGTTAAAAGCTAAGGGGGAGCTAGACGCAGGGGGGCAAGCAAGGCAGGAGCAGTTATTAAATAGACAGGCACAGCGTAAGCAGATGATGGGTACTTACGAGCGAGAGGGTGGTTCTTCAGGTAAGGGCTTGTTTAGCACGGACATGCGTAATCGAGTTAATGGGCTTAAAGAAAACATTGTGGCAGTTGAAGCACAACTTCGAGATACTTCTCTTCCGCCAGAACAAAGGGCGAAACTAGAATCCCAATTGAGAACTAACAATGAAGATCTAGCGGAGTATCGAGGATGGGCAGAAAGTTCTAAATGATATTAGTTGAGTGCTTGTATTGCGGTACAAGCCCTTGTGTGGCTAAACTAGTCTAATAATTTCAAGTTTTAAATTTAGGTGAATATTATGTGGAATAAACCATTGCTTGGTGGGCTTGACATAAAATATGCTGCAGCATACTTGTTGCCTCCAACTACCATGAAGAAAAAGAAAAAGAAAACGCCACTAGAGGAAGAAGAAACGGATGTTGAAAAGGTGGCAGCAGCCTTGGGTAATGCCATTGTAAATGCGCGCCTTTCTTTACTTAGACAGCAGATGCACTCTAATAATCAGTAAGTAATACAATCGAGGAATGTGGCTCATGAAAATGTCTAGAAAAAATAATTTATTGAAGAATGCTAGTATCGGCGGTAAGGGAGGAGAAACAGAATTTGAACAAGCTTTCTCTAGCTTAGCCTATGCTTATCTAAAAGATAAGGCACCAAGACTTCTTGATTATATGTTGGGCTTCCAGCTAATTGATCGTAATGAAGACAATACTAAAGCTATTGGTGTTTTTGGCTTTCAAATCGGTAAGCAGTGGTTGTATGCTCCTGTCTTTTTCTTAAATGGTGATTTAAAAGGACACGAGCTACTCTACATAAAAAATAATGATTCATTTGTTCCAATGAAAGAAAATTGGATCAACTATCTTATGAGCCGGAAACCTCATATTTTAGGAGAACCTTCTGTAGGCAAATTACAAGAGCTCGGAGGCATTGCCCCTGACATTAACTCTTTGTCTATTTCGCCCCAAGGCAACAAGCACGCAAGTGATTCTCATTGGCTAGCACCTGTGCTTCCTATGCTTGCCGCCTTCAAAGTAAAATTTGCCGGATCCTTGTATCGTGGCGCAGGTAATCGCAAGTTGGATCAAAAGGCAGTTGTCCAAGTGCCATTTGAAGCGGCGCTAGCAAAGACAGCTTCAAATCTGGATTTTAACCAAGTGCTCCCTAAAAGCTTGGCATTACTTGAAGCAGCTTACGACTTAGCAGAACGCTATCCCACCATTAAAAAAGCTACTAGTGACTTTTATGGTGTTGATTGTTTTTCCCGCTGGGCTAAAGAACTTCGAAGTAACACAATCAAGCAGGCTAGCAGCATTCTTCCTACGCCTACTACCGTCACACTTGTGCCTACTACCTTGCTGGGTACGCTCTCCCAGCCCCAGCCTATTACCGATCACATTAAAGAAGGTAAGTTAGAGATCTATATGTCCGCATCGGTGGTTACGAACAAATCTGATTTGGGCACTTCAGACCGAGAGAAATTGCTGCAAGGCAAAGTAGTCATCAAAGATCGTAGAGAAGATACAGAAGTAAGTAAGCTTTACACCACTGAAAATGATATTAGCCTCACTAACCCCTCTGAAACTGAATTATATTCTGTTTTAGAAAGCTCTGGTGAATTTAGCAAAATGCTGGTGGTCTTGAATGGTATCAGCAGTCGTGGAGCAGAGTCCATGACCACAGTTGTACGGATAGATAAAAAGGATGGAGCTAATAAAAGCTGGTTAAATGCCGACAGCACATCAGTTTTTGCTACACAAGTTTCGGACAAAGACGAATGGAAAGATTGGTTTGACGGCTTATCCTCTGACACAGACTTAGACGAGGATGCAGAATATATCGCTATAAACTACAGTCGTTCGGCTACTGCGCCTTTCCGTGTAACTACGGACATGGGTGATGGTGAGTACAAAGTAGATTTTCGCACGAATAAAGATTATTCAGCTTCACGTAGCGAGCTGATGCCTAAGATACAAGATCGGTATGCTCCTTCTAGGCGGGGCATGGCAGCAGGTGCTAATCTAATAAGTTCTTTCAATAGTAATAGTAATTATGGGGCTACTCTAATCATTGGCAAAGAAGATAAGAGCGGCCTTAGACTTAGACCTGTCTCCGGGCAACTTCGTGTGCCAGCTTCTTTCAAGTTCATCAAATTGTCGGATGGTTCTTCTTCCAGCATCTTTGGTGGGTGTGGCTGTTCACCTTTTGACGATGAATCAAATCCTATTAAGTTAGGTGGCTTATCTGACATCAAACGCTTATTAGTTGAAAAGACAGCTAGGCTCAAAATATTCAATAACGGCACCGATGTGTACTTAGACTCTGTAATCGGTGCCGTTCAATTAAGCAAAAAAGCAGCATTATGCCGGTTGGTAGACACACATGGACTTCGTGAAAAAGTTGCTATGGATATGCTGCAAAAAGCAGAGAAGTCAGGGCATGCAATTTATCGTGTGCTGTATGCTGCTGGCTATGGCACAGAGAAACAAGCTGCACCTAATACTAGTGTGTTAGCTGGAGGTCCTTCGTTCCCCCTTGATACGGACACTTCTGGGGATCGTGGTAGCGAGACATTTGGGCCAAGCACATCTGCCTTGACTCGCTATCCTACGGAAAAGAATTCACCTATACCCTCAATGAGTGGTAAGAATACAAATAGATCCAAGTGGGACAACTGGCAGAACTTTGAAGCTAAAGATTTTCAACAAAATCTGCAATCAGCACAAACTGCTGGCAAAGATGGTCAGAAAGAAGTATTTGATGTTTCAATGATGGCAGGTATGTTAAAAACAGTAAGACAAGATTCACTGGTAGACCGCCACTTGGGCGACTTAATGGCAGCCTTGGATTCGCTAGGCCGGTTGTTGATGAATTTCTACTGGCATCAAGAAGAATTTGAAGATAGATATGGTAAAAGTGATCTTCCAGAATTAGAAGATAGTTTACGGAATGCCTTTGAATCTCTTGGTGATATTACACTCTTCTTGAAAGAGAAGACTATTGAGTCATCATTTGATAAAGGTGACATTAACTTAGACGAAGTTTCAAGGAACTAAAACATGGCTTCAGAATATTCTCGTGTGGTTGCATTTTCTGGCAACTCAAATGCGATCCAAACTTTGGAACTCCCTGCTCCATCTTATGGAACGCTGGACCGCTTTATTATTACGCAGACTAGCCCTGCAAGTAATACTGGTAGCGGTACCTTCAAAGTTTATGACCGCAGATCTGCGTGTATTGGATTGACTGATCTTAATGTGGAAAACTCGGGAACTGTTTCGTCAATAACTGTAACTAGTAATCTTTTTCTCGGGGAATATGCTGGTGGCGCTGATTACAGTATTGGGGACATTGTATCTTATGCTGGTGTTTTGTGGCGTAGGCTACTTGGCCCAAATACAGGTTATGCCCCAGGTACAGAATATTGGGAAGCGACCCCTATTAGCACACCGGCCAGTATAGTTTTTAGCACAGCACATGGTTTAAAAGTAGGATCTTCATTTTCGATCAAAGACTGCGATATTGCTGCATATAACACCACATATACAGTCACTAGCGTAACTTCTTCTGTTGCTGTAACTGTTTCCGTTTCTGCTGCTTCAACCGCTGCGATTACTACAGGGGTATGGCAGACAACACCATTTAACCCAAGAACTTCCCCACCAACTAGCCTAGTCTATGCCGGCACTGTAACTGCTGGAACAACTTTTCAAGCATTTGATTTAAATCGTGGATATGAGAACAAAGATAACCAAGACATCAATCTACGAAGCCGCCATACAGGTCTCTGGTTAGAATTTACAGCGGATGCCCTAGATCCTAATATAGCGTTGGGATGGGAAGTTGCTTACACCTGCAAAACTAATAGCGTTGATTAGGAGTTAGTGTTGAAAAGTTACAAGGACGTACGCCTCGCTGACCCATTTCTTCGCCCCTACTGGAGGCATGAGCGGGTACTTCGTATGCTTCGAAGTGTTCCTCCCGAGCGATGTAAACGATTTGATGATCAGTGGATTCAAGAATATAAGAAGTTCTTGTTTTTCTGGAACAAAGGTGAAGGGCATAGAGAGAAGCTTCTCTATGAAAACCCTGGCTTATACTTTGCCTATAGTTTGTATGACCGATTAGCTGTTGAACCTGAGTTGACATTGATGATCGAGGCTAGACTGCTAGCTGGGGCATCTATCGAGAGCATAGCTAATGATTGCAAAACTATACCTGAAACTATCCAATGGTATGAGCGATTATTCTTTAATGTATCTGATTTCTTGTCTCATCATGATTGGATTGTAAAGAATGTGCTTCTGCCCGCATCCGACCGATTTGTGGAGCAGGCACCACATGACAGTGATGAAGCATCTCAGCCAATTATCGCTGCTGGGCTTATGCGATCACAGTTAGACTTACCTTTAAAATTCTTTGCATATTTTGGCGGACCCTTGGTGTGCGATGTAATGATTAGTGGATTTCGTCGTAATAATCATGTATTAAATACAGATAATTTATCGGAGTTCTTTAACAGCCAGCTCACTCTTCAAGTACAGCGCCGCAGTGCACAAGCAGCGGGTCAGTTTGAAGTGAACAAGTACAATGTGATGGAATTGCTCAACACACATGTAAGGCTGATGGAATTGCAAAGATCGGATAAGAGCCAAGAAGTAAGGCACAATGAGTTCGAGAAGAATGTCAGTGCAATGATGTTAGAAATTCCTTGGAGTATTGGGAAAAACGGGGAACAGTTATATCAAGGAACCCCTGTTGGTAAGTATGATATGGGACCAGTTGAGTTGAATTCAGAAGAAGCTATTTTGATCGCAGCTGGAACTAATTTACCCGTATTGGAACACGATACAGGTGTTGATGTTTACAAACGGGAGGAGCCAGAAAAAAATGCAAGCACTAAGTAAGTCAGACGAACAGCAGCTACTGGATGGCGTTAAAATGGCCGTGGATTTGGTGGATAACCAAAACATGCTGCCTAATGATGCCATGCACAAGGTAGCTAAACATATGCAGTTTTCCCCAGGCTTTTTAAAAGCAGCTTGCAACGCTTTTAATACTGGGAGACAGCTAGCACAATGGAACGCTAATGATTCCGTGCTGGATAAGCTCGCTAGTTTTAGTCTAGCGGACTACGCTACTGTTCATGATCAGATCTGGGGGCAAAAGGTAGAGAAAGTTGCTTCAGTATCTTTTTTTCCTCCTACTTTTGCTTCGTATGAAGAGCAAGCAAGACAGCAATTGCTTAGCATGGATTTAAGTACATTAGAGAAATCAGCAGCAGAGGTGGAACCTCACCCGCTAGCAGCAGCAGAACATGCCACCAATAAAATTGCAAAAAGCTATTCAAACTTTGACTACTGTCGTCGAATGGCTGAAGAAGCTAGACGAGAAAAGTCAGCAAATGAAGATAGGCTAAACCTTAAGCTTCATTTGTTGGAAAGCTACTTCCGTAAGTTTGCTCAAGATCGCTTGCCCTTAGCACAAGTAGAACACGCAGTTTCTGTCTGTCGTGGTGCTGTAGGCAAGTCGCTTATGGACCATGTTGCAGGGCAGTTTACGAAAGAAAAAAGAGCATCAGATCACAAAGCTAGTTGGGCAGGGTTTCAACAAGAAGCAGATTGGAAAAAAGAACCCTACACCTTAATCGATGCCACGATAAAACAAGCTAAAGACTATTACAAAGCTTCAGAAGCTTTGCAAAAAGCCGAAATTAAATTAGCAGAAGCCAAAGAGCTTACAGCTTCTTTTTACCAGCCGTACTCTAATAGCGAACCTTGTTTGCCTCTCCATTCTAATATTATGGGAGAAAAACAAGGGGGTACGGCCTCAGGTATGTTTGCTAGCGGAGCTGGGTTTGGGTTAGCACGCAATCTAGCAGAGGGCGTAGGTGGCGAGCATGACAAAGATGTGGAACGCCAAATAAATAAGTTAGATAGCCCTGAGCATGTAAATGAACTGCGTAAGATTAGGGCACAGACAGTACTTACTCAGTTAATGAGTGATCCTGATAACCCTTTAAGTCAGTATGATCCTGAGGATGTGCTAAGTAAATATAATGAAATGGTTCAGCTGTCTCCTCGTCTAGCCGATCAGTCTGGGGGTATTGGGCCATTGTTGAACAAGCGTATGATAGGCAACACAGAACCTTTCGAAGTTGCTGAATTGCTTAAAATGGAAGGAAGTCTTAAAGATACTCAAAGTGACTCTAATATTTCCAACCAAGCACAAAGAGTAAAGGCAAAAAATGACACCGATAACTCTAAGTAACATTACTTATTCCCAAGGTTTGCAGCTATTGGCTGCTAGGAAGCAAGCTTTAGACTCTGGGCATATTCAGCGTATGTCCAAAGAGGCTATGGCTACTTCTTTTCCTTTAAGAGATATCGGTGCTGACTACATAGAAAAGCTTGCAGAATCTGGATTGCTTGATTCTTTAAAATCCGGATTTGGCGGAATGGACGACTCTACTCGTAATGTTCTGCTATCTGGGCTAGCTGGAGCAGGTCTTGGGGCAGGTGCAGGCGGAGCCTCTGCTTTATTGAATGGCGAAGAAGGTGCAGGCTGGAAAGCATTGCAAGGTGGGTTGGCTGGTGGTGCGCTAGGTGGTGGTCTTGGGTTGGCATTTAATCCGGATGCACTAGGCAAAGCTTTACACTTTGAAAAAAAGCCTGGGCTAACTTCTGCCCTTCCTCCTGATGCTTCTAAATCCAGACAAATAGCCGCTCACATTAAAAGCAAGTCACCAGCTGAACAATTAAATGAAATAAACGAATTACAAAACACCGCAGAAAGTAGTATGCCAGAAATTGTCAACTACACTGCACATGGGCTAAACACAGCGGCAGCTGGTGGGGCTGGGGCTTATGTAGCCGCTAAGGGAGTATATGATCCTACCGCAGCTGCAGAAAACATAAGTGCAAGATTGCAAACTTTAGGACCGCCTCCTAAGGGGTCTGCCGCTGGCACTTCCGGTCCCCCTCTAATAGACACTGCTCGATTTCAGAAGGTGTTTCCGAGTACGGGAAAACCAGCTAGTTTAACCGTTGATGAGATTAGGGCAATGTTGCCTAAAAGTTTAATTCCAGGTGTAGCTCCAGGTTTGTTGAACACTAAATTACAATCGGCCATGGGCGATGCAGCAGCTAAAGAAATTATAGAAGCCTCTAAAGTAACGGGGATGCGTAATGCACTCGGGAAGCTACGACCTGGGAAATTAGGTTTACTAGGATTGTTAGCTGGTGGTTGGGGCGTTGGAAGCGGAATCATACGTAACCACTACAGACAAGGTGATGCAAATCGCAACAGTGCTAAAGATGTATTAAATGCACTAGTCATGCCCGATCAAACAGCTAACACAATGCAGTAATGGAGAATAACTATGGCACTGATTAAATTTGTTTCTCCGTCTGGTTGGGATTTTGCAGAACAAATCGTTTCACCGATCAAGGTGAGCAGTCGTGGGTTGATTGGTAATGATCGACAAGATTTTTTAAAGCGGGCTAGTCATACCTTCTTACCTCAGTTAGACAATGTCAAGTTTGCCAAAGATGAGGTTCCTGTGCATTTGATTGCATTAGGTGCTAGTGAAGCTTATGGCCCTAACCGCAATGGTGATGGTTTTAAAGAAGCCACTTGCCGAGATCATCATGCTACCTTTGTTAAATTTGCCAAGTTCTTCCGCAATCATAAAAACAAAGCAGAACGAGGCGACCCTTTCTATGGGGTTGTTAAAGCTTCTGCCTACAACGAAGATATGCGTCGAGTGGAGTTGCTTTGTGCGTTGAATGCTAGTAAATCTGCAGCAGATCGAAATGGTGGTTTTGTTGCAGACACAGAATTAGAAAAGATTGCAAAGGGAGATGACATTCCAGTGAGCATGGCTTGCCGTGTTCCTCATGATGTTTGTTCCTTCTGCAAACACGCAGCTAAGACTAGGGAGGAATACTGCACAAGAGAAAAGTGTGCAGCAGGTGGCTGTAAGGATAATCTTACTAGATTAGTAAAAGTAGGCAGCGATGTGCATCACCTACATGTAGACAATCCTAACCCTGTATGGTTCGATATTAGCCGAGTATTTCGGCCTGCGGATCGTATTGCTTATGGGGCTAGGGCGGATTACTTAACAAAAGCTGCAGCAGATTCCGGCATATTTGAATTGCAAGATTATATTAAGTTGGCTTCTGCCTCTACCGCTCCGCTGGATGTAATTCTTTATCAATCGGGAAGAAATGGTTTATGGTCAGAGAAAAATACTGCTCAAGTTAAATTAGGATATGGGCTAGCTGCTCTTGAAAAATTTGCTGAGATGGGAGATGCTGGTACTTATCGAGCGGTAGCAACCTCAGCTTTCCCTATAGAAAGGCTGGCGAAACTAGGTTCGGAGCAATGCAGCAAACAGTTAGCTGCGTTGGCAGATAATAAAATATTTTTAACATTATTTGATTATGCACGATTGGCAGGACACGAAGAGCATATGAAATCTGCAGCTTTAATACTTCCAGAAATATATACAAGAATGGCTGCGGATGAATCTTTGCCTATTGAGATTGAACGTGGTGCATGTTCATTTATTGACAAGACAGCTAATGAAAGTTCTAAGGCATTCGCCGCTACTTTGACTGCGAGTCATTCGCTTCATCGATCTGCGGTTGAAGACCGAAGTTTCTTGAGTTGTATCCGGGGGCAGGCTGCCCCTGTGATTCGTCAAAAAGCAGCTGCATGTAATTTGGAAGGTGAAAGCCTAGCCAAAGAATATGCAATGTATAAGCTAGCAGGATTGTGGAGGCTAGCTGCAACAGACAATGACTTTACCTCAACAGTTAAGTTAAGTCTGCGTCAGAATCGAATATTTAACTAGGTCATCGAAACTCGGTGCCGTTTTGTAAGGAGTATTTTTAAATGGCGACAACAGTTAAGAATCAAATAGACTCTATTGATCGCTTTCTAAAGGCGGTTGGTTATTCCGAAAAGAATGCAGCGGCTAATACAGAAGCAGGCAGCATTGGCGGAGAAACCACCCACCCTGTGAAAGACGTGGATGATTCTACAGAAGATGCATCAGAAGGTGCACGTTCTGCAGAAAACACAGCAGATGTAAAGGCCGACCAAGGCCCAGCATCTGTTGAAAATGCTAAAAAAGCTGCAGCTAAGAAGCGAGCTTCTGCAAATAAGTGGGCTGCTGAAAAGGATCCTACTGGATCTGCTGCAGATGATCAGCTGCAGATTGGCACGAATAAGCAACCAACCGGAGAGGATCCTTCAGTGGAAACCTCTTCAGTAAAAGCTGAAAAAGACGATGTGGAAACTTCACATCCTGCTAGCACTGACAATAGTGAATTAGATGGCAATAAATATGCATCTATGTCCACTGCAGAATTGCACAAGCTTTCTAATGATCTTGGAAACCGTGTTCTTGTCTCTTTGACAAAGAACGCAGAATTCCACGATGATGACGAAGAAGCCCGCAAATCTGATTCAGATTCTGACTCTGCATCTGACATAATGGAAGAAAAAGGTGCAGTAGATCTTGCTGGCCAAGCTGGCTGGGAACTTGCAGGATTATTGAGTGGTCAGTTCGATAAACGAGCTGCTGACTCCCTTGTGTATTCTACTTTGAGCGAAATCATCAAGACTGCTAATGACGATGCAGACAAAGCCGCAGTTTACTTACACAGTTATCAAAATGAATTGCGTAAGCAAGCTGAAGGCGAAGAAATGCCTCCAGAGATGGATCCTTCTGCTGGTGGTATGACTCCTGCGAGTGGTGGTGACGAAGCTGCCATGGCTGGTGCCATGGGCGGTGGCGCAGCTCCAGAGGGCGAAGGTGGCGACGATGTAGAGCAGTTAGCAGCTGTTTTAGACCAACTTGGCATTTCTCCCGAAGAACTAGAAGCGGCCATGGCCGGCCAAGGTTCTGAAGGTGGTGAAGGTGGCGCTTCTCCTATGGATCCTTCCATGGGCGGTGGTGCTCCTCCAGAGATGGCTAATGCTGCCCCTAACATGGAAGTTGAAGCCGCTTATAAACAAGCAGCAGCTAAAAAAGGTGCAGCTAATAAAAATGTGCGGGATTACATTCAAGAAGTTCTAGAACGTTCCCGCCGTTAATCTTTCTTTAAAATCTATTCTTGGAGGATTTATACAGTGAACACAAAGTTAGCAGCTCAGATGATCGAATACATTGCTGTCACCTCGACATTAAATGATCGATTATTGAAGCACGCAAAAGCACGCTATGTGCAAGATAAGCAAGCTGCCGATAAGCAGTCTGCTGTTCTTGCTCAGTTAGAGCGGACTGGTTGTGTTGCTCCCCATCAAAAACAGGCAGCTGTTGCGATGTTGAGCAATCATGCCCAAAGTTTAGACTTGTTGGTCAATGCCGTTGACAAAATGTATCAGTTTAAAACTGCTGCTGAGAAGACTGGCTCTGACCTTGGACAAGCTGTTTCGGACAGAGAGGCAGGCATTAAGCCCGGTCTCAAAGGCCGTACCAGTTTAAATGATCCGTATGTAGGCCGACGTACTTCTGAAAAGAAGGCATCGGATGTGGCAATTTGGGCGGTTATGGACGCCCCTCGTTCTTAACTACTTTAACACTAAAGACTCGTTATGAGTCTTAATTTGGTCTTAGGAGGACAATTATGGCTGCTCCACGGCAAATGACTGCCAACACTCTCAATGCGTTGAAGGGTTGGCCACAGATGAACGCAGTAGATTACACCGCAGCATTCGATGCTAGTGTAACTTCTGTTGTTCCTGCAGGTTCTGTCGTTTCTTTGAATTCTTCTGGTAAATTCATTCTTGGCGTTGGCAACCTTAAGGTTATGCCTATGTTTCTCTTCGCCAATTCTGATGACCCAGATATTGTTAACGATGGTGGCGATGCCTCCACTGTTAAGGGTGTATTCATCCCAATTGGCCCCACCGGCCAAGCATTAGCGTTGGTTGCAACTGGTGCATATGAGTTGGTAACGACTTCGTATGTATCTGGTTCTTATGCCCCCAATGCTGCTTTAACCTCTGCTACCAGTGGTGGTAACGCAGGCAAGCTTTCTGCAGGCACAATGTACACCAACATGATTGTTGGTCTTGTTTCCCGTGGCGTTGTGGACAATGGTTACGGCAAGAATGCTTTGGCATTCTGGCCTTGCCCTGTGTTCCCTACTGCTTAATAACTTTTCTCTTAATCTTGACTCAGTCAAGCCGCAAGCTTGACTGGTATAACAAGGAGGTTCTTATAAATGGCTAATTCTAGTATCATGACTCAAGAAGAAAGCAAACTTCTTAGTCAGACAATTTTTGAAAAATTGGCTTCCCGTGACTCTAACCTAGAAAAGCAAGCTGTTGACGCTGTCAACGACTTCACTAGGACTAAGATGCGTGAAGATGGCTTCTACAGACGTATTATGCCACCAATCCCACTCAGCAACGACGATCTTGATCGTCAAGTTGACACGGACAAGCCTGTAAAGATCGTGGACAAGGAACCAGATTCTCCAGCAGCAATCTCAATTCCTTTTGCCACGCTTCCTACCAACTTGTACATCCGTGGTGATAGGTACCGAGTTACCTTTGACCGCATCGTGACCCCTAAATTCACGAAGGATGTGGATGAACTTCGCACATGGCATATGGATATCAGACAAATCCTATCCGATAATGCCATTAAGGATATGTTAGCGGAAGAAGATGGCAAATTTATTTCTGCGGTCAACACTGCTCTTGTTGGCGCAGGAACAACTGTTCCTACTTCTGGAGTAATCCAGTACAAACAGCTTAGCGGTGGGGTAACCCGCAGCAACCTGTGGGACAGCTTTAAGATTATGCCAGGCACTCCTTCTAATCTTGAAGTTCATTCCGTTTTGCTTAATAACATCACTATCAAAGAAGTTGCCAAACTCAATCGTAATGATATGGGTGGCGATCTTAGTGAAGAGATTATGCGTAATGGTTGGACCTACAGCGAATTTATGGGTGTTCAGTGGATCATCACTATTAAGAAGGGACTTGTCCCAACTGGTACGATGTATCATTTCGCTGACCCTAAATTTATCGGCAAGAGCTACCTGATAGAAGACACCACGATGTACATCCGTCGTGAAGCGTATTTTATCGAATTCTTTGCTTATGAAACCTTAGGTGGCACCATTGGTCATACCTCTGGTCTTGCTAGGGTTGACTTTACCTAAACATAGGTTTAAGTTAGCCCTACATTTGTGGGGCTAACTTATCTTAAAATCCAGAATTGGAGAAATTAACATGTCTGCGAATTCAAACGGTCTACCTAATCCTAATGATGCTTACAACTATTTGTTTAACAATGTGCATGCTCAAGTATTTTTGAACAAGTTGGCCAGTTACGGCATTGTTCCTAGTACTGAAGCAGAAGTCTCAGACTTATTTGCACTTGCTGGACAACTTCGTCACATTGAAAGTCCTGAGAAGCAAGCTGCCGACCATAGCCGTTTTGGCTCTGCTGTCGCTGGTCTTAATGCTGCTTTAACTTCTACACCAGAAGCACAGGATTTTGCAGTGAAGCAGGCAACATATGATCTAGCTAACGACCCCGCTATTTACAGCTCAATACTTTCTTTGAAAGCCCATGAAGCGGCTGTTTTAGCTGGCAATAGCTAAGACATCTACTTAGAAAAACTTTCTATAAAAGTGTGCAATTTAAGATCGACTGGTTACAATATGACCGGTCGATCTTTCATTTTAGAAAGTAGTAGTTATGAAACTAAGTTTGTTCACCCCAACACACAAACCTACATATCTAGTTGAAGCTTATAATTCTTTAAAATTGCAGACAATTACCGATTGGGAATGGGTTATTTTGCCCAATGGTAAAGATGTTAAAATACCAGAAGTTATACGAAAAGACTCAAGGGTAAAGCTGATAGCTGATGTAACTAACTCCAGTAATATTGGAGCTTTAAAACGCAGTGCTTGTGATGCGGCAACCGGAGATGTGTTTGTTGAATTTGATCATGATGATTTATTTGTTCCTGGAGATAGCCTCCAGAAAATACATGATAAGTTTGATGAAGGAGCTGACTTTGTCTATTCGGACACTGCGGTATTTAAGCACAAGGACAATATTGGTTTTTCTCCATTTACTTACTCCTCCCACCATGGCTGGCAAGATTACGAGATCAAAGTGTATGGGCATAAGTTGAAGGCTACTCGGTGCTTTCCCATATCTCCTCGATCTTTAGCTGAGATTTACTATTGTCCCGACCATGTGAGAAGTTGGTCTCGAAAAGCTTATTACAAAGCTGGCGGACACAATCCTGAGTTAGCTGTCTGCGATGATCACGAGTTGATGATTAAGACATACATAAGCGGGGCTAATTTTGAGCATACAGGTGGTTGTCAGTACCTATATCGAATGTTTGCACATAATACAGTGTGGGCTCGAAACCAATTAATTCAAGACACTACCCTAAGCTTACGCCAGAAATATGTGCAACCCTTAATCGAATCTTGGGTGCAACGAAACAGCTTACCCACGCTAGACATTACTAAATTAAAAGCCAGCGGGTGGGACGCAGATAGGCAACTGCTACAAGGATTTGGTGCTGATAACTACGGCCACATTAAAGCAGATACTGAATTGCAATGGTTAACGGGACGGCAAGTTAGAGAGTTTATGAACGCAGCTTACACTGCATTAGTGCCTGGGGGATATTTGACAATCACTGTGCCAGAGGTGCATTCTGGAATGGGGTATGGAGATGTAGAGTGGCAATCTCATTTTGGTGCAATAAGCATGGCCCCATACACTCGTAAAAATGTCGCTAAAGTTAATGGAAAGATTAATTGCAGATTTCAGCAGATTAATTGTTTAGAAGTGTTTCCTTCGGACTACCACAAAGATAATAACCTTAAATTCTTACGTTTTGAGCTTGTGGCTTTAAAAGGACAGCGACACCCTGGCCTACAGCATATTTAGGGTGAAGCCTAGGACTTCTATTCAGATTTCTTGCGTAACAAATTACAATGACATAAATAGGAGTACCTGCTATGCCGAATGAAAGTACTAATCAAAATAATCTTAGACCCAAACAGACTTTGGTCGATGGCTGCCCTGTGCTTGCCAAAATCCAATGTCATGAGATTCAAATGGGACAATATGCTCGATTACTTTGGAATTTGAAAGATCCACAAGGAATACTTGTAGATTTATCCGCAGTTGCAAGCTGTTCCGATAGTGCTGCAATCAGCCAGCCTAATGTTTCCTTTGACGATGTGGGTAACCCACCTTGTGGCGTTACTTTGCGGATGAGGGAATTAACAGGGGTTGATCCAGCTAATGACCCGATTCATTCCATAGATGTTACTATTATCAACCCCGCTACGGGACTGGTTAAAGCTGACGCTCTTCCTGACGAAATTGTACGAAATCCCGGAGTGTATTTAGAAGAGTGGGCAGTGTTTGATTCTAATGGCAACATGCTGTTTAGTAATCAAAGTTGTGCGTTTGTAAGGCGCGGTTTGTTCGGTGTAAGTGATGACATGACTAAGCGAACGCTTGGGCCTCCTACAATCGAAGAAATCCGCTTGTCTATGCGAGATAATGGCCCAGCAGATAACTCTTTGTTAGACGATGTAGAGTTTGATGCAGCTGAAATTACACAAGCAGTTTTGCGCCCAATTATGTATTGGAATGAAACTCCACCTCCTATTCAACCATTGCTTACTACAAAAACATTTCCTTTTAGAGAGATGTGGATGGTTGGGATTCAGTCTTATCTATTTGATATGGTATCTAGCCACTATCGTCGTAATCAGCTTGCCTACAACGCAGGTGGGTTATCTATTGATGACAAGAATAAAGAACAACAATACCGAGCAGCAAGCAATCAGCTAACTCAGCAATTTAGAGAAATGCTCCGTGCTAAGAAGATGGAAATTAATATTGGGTTGTTCTCTGGCAACTTAAATTCAAGTTATTCTGGCATATTCTATAATTAACGCAGAGGAGCTTGATATGTACAACAACTGCGAAACAGATCAATGCCCGCCTTCCTGCGAAAATGTTTTCGATATGGTGCATGTTTCCTACCTAATAAGAGGGGGCACCCATGTTATGTGGTCATTGCTCCCCACTTTTGTAGATCCAACCCCTTGGACTTTTCAACTACAAGTCGGGCATGGTGGTAGCCCAACTGCAGATGATTGGGAAAATGTTGGGCTTCCTCTTGTTAATGCTTGTTATGCCGTTGATCCCGGCCAAGACACCTACAGCGTTATAACCTTACCGATTTATTATCGAGTCAAACTGACTACTTCCGTTGGAGTTTACTATTCCGACCCAGTTGCAAAAGCTGGTATTCTGTCTGTTAGAGACTGGAGAATAGCAAAAGAAATTGTAAGAAAAGAAAAGCTACGATTTAAACATATTTCACAAGATGGTTATTTGCTAAAGCGTCGAGTGATGGGAGCTAATTGTCCCGTATGCTCCGATTTTCAAACATTAGAAACTCTTGATCCTTATTGCCCTCAATGCTGGGGAACTGGCAAAGAGTGTGGTTATTTTTATCCGGTTGGCTGCATTTGGGCGGACTTTTCACCTCAGTCTCAAAACATGAATATAGATGACCAAGGCATGCGAGGTACAGTTCAAGACATTAAAGTATCGGCACGAATGTTAATGCTGCCTTTAATTGGGGAACAGGATGTATGGGTTAACCGAAAAACAGATGACCGCTACTACATACAGTCTATTCAGCATACTGCTGAAATAAGAGGCGTTCCTTTAATTGCTAATGTAGTGTTACGCCCTGCTCCGTTTTCAGACATAGTTTACAAAATTGCGATACCGCAGCAAGATGACTGGTTGCAATCATTAACCTGAGATACTTATGCCATACATACCAAGATTTATATCTCCTAGCACTCCTGACTTTGGTAGCGTACCTCGTGCGCCTTCTCGCACGAGTTTAGAGAAGCCCACTGTACCTTACACTAAACCTGAGCCATCTACTGGGAGAAAGTCAAGTTCGCTAATAGGGCGATTAAGCATGATGAAATTTGATGTCCCTGCAGCTAAAATTTATAAACACATTACAGATAAGGAGTTAAATATCGATGAATACAGCAAATTGGTGTCCCCCAAGCGTCCCTCCTCCTGAGAGAGATGCTCCAAAAGTACAAAGTACGATTGACACTAGCTATTTGTGTGACAATGGCTGGCAACCTCTTCTTATCACCGGATTTCTTCGTGATTTGCTTATAAGACAATGGTCTAATCCAGAAAATATTATTACTCCAGAAATGAAGCAATACATCTGGAAAGAACAAGTCAACTCGGGTATACTCATTGAAAGTGTGTATCGTTATAGACCTGATCTTGTTGAAAAACGGCCAGCTATAATGATAAAACGCAATGCCTTTAGGGATACGCCCCTTGGTCTAGGTGGCGGGTTTATCTTTGGGGGTGGAGAAGCGGCATACGAAAACGAAAAGGGTGCGATTACTCGACATGCCACCATGTTTGTTGGTTCGCACACTCTTTTCTGCATCCATGGAACGGGTGCTTCAACGGAGGTTCTAGCTGCGGAAGTCATGGGGCATTTAATTGCCTGTATGTGGCCGATTCGCCAGAACCTTGGATTGAGAAACTTCTCAGTCACCGACGTAGGGGCTATTCAAGAACTTGAAGAGTCCACAGAGAATTATGTGATTCCGATAACTGTTGGATGGGCTTACGAGCATGTCTGGCAGCTTAAACGAGATTCACTTCCGGCTCAGGGTTTCTCTTTTACTGGTGTCTTGGACGGAGATCAAGTTAGTTTAAACTCTCGGTACCAAGGTCCATAACTCTTATACATTTTTAGGCAGGAGGCCACTAATGGCAACTTATGTTCTTCCGCAAGTTCTTGTTTTCCAAGATTTTACTATTCAACCAGCTGCAGCAGCTAACCCGCTGTCAGCACATATCTCTGGCGGTCATGCCAAACTCGTTCGTTACAGCGATGAAAACGAAAGAGAATTTGGTAACTTGGGTTTTTATGACAATGGTACTGACTCGGCTTTCCCTTGGCCTGAGCGCCCAGCTGGTGCCGTGGTTGACGCAAGCTACACCAAGCTGTTTATCAAAGATGCTTTGTTAAAGTATTTTTCTGACCCCTCTACTAGCGGTTCTACTATTACGGTAGTAAGTGGGTATCGTAACCGAGTTGCATCAGCTACTGTGAACTTTGTGTCTAATGGTGGGTTTGCTCGTAATGCCGCTTTGGGTAATCGAGATGTAAAAATTGGTGATATTGTTCGAGTACGAGGTGTTGCAGATGGTTCTGGGGCTACTTCTGATGTGCTTACCTTATGGACTTATGTCCGTGGGTTTGTTGCAAACGTAGTTGCCTCCTCCATTGATGCACCTATCGCAGCTTCTACTAATAGTGCTTCCCAAGCTGCTGTCTCTGTCGCAGTACGCACTACTGGTGTTGCTAACTCTATCACTATCACACCTTCTGGTACCTACAATGGGTTACCTTCTGGTGTAATTAATGAAGTTTATACGCTTACGGTTATCGATGGTTCCATTGGCGGAGACTTGACTACCGCTCGTTTCCGTGTAACTACTGCAAGTGGAACTGACAATCAGTCCTCTTTGGCGTTGTCAGGTGCAACTGCAGTTGGAACCCGTGGCTTGCTTGTCACTTTTGGTAGCACTCCTGACGCAGGTACTGTTGCAGCCTCTGCCGCAGCAGGTGTTAGCGATGTGGACATCCTTGTTGGTCAAGTGTTTACCATGACAGTTTCACAATTGTTCGATGCTCCTGCCTCGACATCTTGCGGAACTTATGTAAGCAACTCAGACACCAACTATATTGTAACAGTCACTAAAGGTGGTGCTTGGGGTGCTTATCCTGAGATCTCTGTTGCTACCACTGATGGTGTTGATCAAAGTGGCCCTTCAGTAATCGCTAATAACACTTGTCTTCCTATCGGAACTCGTGGTGTTTCGTTCAAGCTTATCAGTACTGCAGGTTTACGCAAAGGTGATCGATTTTATGTTCAAGCTAATGGCACTAGCGAAGGTGAAATTCGTACCATTGTGCTTGGGAATAATTTAGATCAAACCTTTGGTGGTAATGAAGAAGTCGGCATTGATTTGTACATTCGCAAACCACTTCTTGAAGTGACTGCAAATCGTATAGGTATGGCTCCTCTTACCAACTGGGAACAGTCTGATGTTGAGCTTTCTGTAAAATCCGGAATTGTAGCTTACGATGCTGAGATTGGCACAGCTACTGCACTAGATGTCTACTCGTCTGACGAGGCAGGCTATGGTGAGTTGTATGTTGAGTATCGTGCTTGGTTGCCCGACTTGGCTGGCAAGGTTAACAGCATTGTCGATGTTGGCAACATTGATGATATTTCTGGTTCTTTAACTCCCGACAATCCTCTTAAGTGGGGCGTGTTTAAGGCATTATCAAACAGTAATGGTACTCCCGTACTTTACACTGCAGTTAATGATCCTAACGATGTCAATTATTGGGATGAAGTGCTAGAAGTGTTGTTAAGCCGAGATGACACCTACAATCTAGTACCATTGACCAACGATGCAACAGTACTTGGGTTATTCCAAGCTCATGTTAATAGTTGTTCATCCGCTTCTGAAGGGTTATGGCGAGTGCTCTGGGCAAACTTGCACGGCATTCCTGAAATCCCAGTCGTAGCAGCCGGTTCTACCGTACCTAATCATACGGAAGCAACTAGCACCGATGGAGAAGTTGTTTTAGCTAGATTTGAAGCTGATCCTACTACTACTGCAGTTGACTACACCATTTGCTATGTTCCCGCAGGTAATGCTGGGTTTGAAGAAAATGGCGTAAGACCTGGAGACATCGTTCGTGCGTTGTACACTGGTGACGGCTTTGGCAACTACACTTACAGCGAATTTGTTGTAGATGAAGTTCAGTCTGAAGGTCAACTTCGAGTTAAGACTGGTCCTGCTGTAGAACAGTTGGTTCCATCTAAAATTGAAGTTTGGCGAACTTTGTCGGCTGGTGAAGAAGCTGTTGAAATTGCCAAGACTGCTGGTGCTTATGGAGATCGACGTGTTAGAGCCACATGGCCTGACCGAATCGAATCCTCAGGTACCATTCAATCGGGTTACTTTTTGAATGCAGCACTTGCCGGTTTGGCTTCCGCTGTACTTCCACAACAAGGTTTGACCAATGTGGAAATTACTGGTTTTTCCAGCACACAACGGACAAACGATAAGTTCAACAAGCCACAGCGAGATATTCTAGCTCTTGCTGGCGTGTGGGTTGTGCAACAGGATGCAGCAGGTCAAATTTACACTCGACATGCTGTAACAACTGGGGACTATGCAGATATCAACCAGCGTGAAGAAATGCTGACTCGTAATGTGGACAGCATTAGCTACCGGTTCAAGGATTACTTTGCTCCCTTTATTGGTGTTACTAATGTGACCCCAACAATGAGCGATATTATTCTTGGCGGGATGGATAGGCTAATTCGTGCGTTGCGAATAGAGCGGACCACTCCCCAACTCGGCGGGCAGCTAATCACCGCAACCGTTGATCGTTTCTTTATTTCAGAAGTGTTTAAAGATCGGTATGTCGCTTACATTACCTTGGAAGTGCCATACGCATTAAATAACATTGAATTACACCTTGTAGTTTAATGTGGCCTTTTCTAGGGGGCCTGCCAGCCCCCTAGATTTTCCCTAGTGGCTAACCGCTATAAGTGGCTTTATAGCTTTATAATTTCAAGGAGTAACTTCTATGTCAGATATCTATCAAAGACAACGAACGCAGTTTGCCGGAGCTTTTGCCTCGGATGTTGCTGCATTAACAATTGCAGGCACCCCTACTAATGTAGGCATCGTACAGAACGTCAACATGTCATTCTCTCAGCAAGTTGCACGCATCTACGATGTTTCAAATGGTGGTAGCGGTGGGGCAGCAGGTGGTGTTGTTCCTGTATTCTATGTAGGTGGTCGTACTCAAGGACAAGGTACGATTGCTCGAATACTTGGACCGCAGTCTGGTGCACTTTGTGATTTTTATAACAAAATGGGTAATGTTTGTTCCCCTCAAGATTTTTCATTCACCTTCGCAGGAGGGTGTGACGCAGCTTCAGGTACCTCAAAACCTGCGCCTTTTAAAAATGCAGTAGGGGCAGCAAACTTTAATAAAGTAAAGTATTCCATTACGGGTGCTTTAATGACTAACTTAAGCGTTACTGTTGGATCGCAAGACATGCTTGTAAATGAAAATATTACACTCATGTTTGCAAACCTAACATGTGAAACAGCATAAGTTAAAATCCGGATTTTAAACCGACTGGCTCAACTTAGGTTGGGCCAGTTTTTTGAGCTTTAAGCTCCAAACGCACCCTAAGGTGAGACACATATGGCATACAGTCCAGGATCTTCTGTTGATAGTAAACCAGCAGTGTACAATGAAAAGTCTACAGGGGCTAATGCTGGTGATCTTGGTTTAATCTCTGCACTCAGATCTAGACTAGATGGGGCTTCCTCTTGGGATCAATTACTAGCTGGCGGTCAAGTCAGCGACTCAAAAAATAACGCAGCCAACCACTCATCTCCTTTAGCCTCAGACACGCCTTTACGGGTAGGCCGTGTTCTTTTAGCTCTTCCATATGTTCATTGTTACAAAGTTCAATTAACTGGAAGGCAAGGCACTTGCATTGCAACTTCTGCCTCTAATCATTCCCGCACTCCGCTAGGTGTACGCTCGGGCGAAGTAATTGCACCTAATTCTAATGTGTTGATTTGGAATCCAGCCTCCTCAGAGTTAGCTTACATCTTAGCAGTGCTCCCTTCCCCTGTGCTCCATGATGACTTTAATGCGTCAGATCATATTCAACAGGGTGGCAACTCCGGCCCTAAGAAAGTAGATGCTTATCGTAATATTCCAAGGACAGCAGCAAGAGGGCATGGTTGGGTTTCTCAATCTTGCGGACGGCCAATGGATGGGACTATTGGTGAATATGTCCGTATGTCTGAAACGGGTATCGGCCTTTTAATTGACTCTTTTCAAACTTATCTGCGTGTGAATGAAACTTGCGGTCTCTGGTTAAACTACTTTGATAATTACACTAAGCTAGCTGGCTTATCTTTAAACATTATGTCGTATTGTACCCACAATATACAGCAGTACGATGAGGGTGAAAACTTCTCATTAATTGGACATGCAACTTATCCATGGGAAGCTGCTGGGATGTATGCTCCCCTTGAAAAGTTCACTAAGACTAACAGTGCAGAAGCAGTTCAGATGGATAGGCTATTTCCGTTTGGATTAGAGGAAGTACAAGATCAGAGTCAAACTCCACTGTATCGTTTAACTGATTACACGGGATATCTTGGTCAAGGATTTAACCGCACATTAATTAAGCCAGCTAAAGACAGTGGCAAAAGATTAATGACTGATGCTGCAAAAGATAAAGATATAGGGTTATTTCAAGAATTAATAGCATTAGATGGAAGTTATTCGGTGAGGTCGGCTAAACAGATTATGCTGGCTAAATATCCACTAATCCCCAATCCTAGACGCAAACGATTAACAGAAGATACTCAAGGCGAAGATTTAACAGAAAGACCTAACAGAGGCCAATATAAGTTTAGCGGTAAATTCGGAGGAGGTCCAAACCATGTAGTTCTAGACTGGAAAGACGATAGTGTTGCTGTCCTTAAAAATATACTGCGCCCCGCTGGCATTATGGATTTACTTACACATCATTATAACTGGAAGTCTACTCATCCCTTTTTCTATCATAAAAAAGATTATGATTACCCAGAAGAAGGGGATAACAAGAGCCCATTAACAGAGATTCGTTTTTATCGTGGGGAAATGTCCAAAGCATATGTTGAAGTTACACCGCAAAAGCTTCTCATTGATGAACGGTATAAAGATGTAAATTACTATAACACCGCTGCATTTATTACGATTGCAGAGGATGGAAGCATTGTTATTGCAGATGGATATGGTTCTCAGTTGCTGATGGGCGGAGGACAAATTAGGCTAGAAGCTGGTGGTGATGTGATGTTGATGTCGGGTGCGCGTGTAGTCACATTAGCTAACGAAGCGATAATTAGAGCAAGAGGTAGCGTAGATATTTCCTCAAACGAATACGATGTTAGAATTAAAGCTGAGCGTAATATGCAGCTGCTTGCCGGTAATTCTGGAGCCGGTGGCATGCTTTTAGAATCGAAAGGGAAGGGAGTAGCTCAAGTTTATCAAGGTCTTATTGGGGAAGAAGTAAGGGCAACAGGTATTACGCTGCTCAGTCGTGGTGGTTCTGTAAACACTATGTCAAAAACTGCCTACATTCGCACTGGGGTGGATGAAGGTAACCCAGAAAGCACTGGCGATTTAATCATAGACTGTGCCAATGGTCGTTCTAGCATGGTTTCTTATGCTAGATCGTTTGACTTTTTTTGTACTGGCGGGGTTGGCATATGGCATTCACCTTCTGGTCAAGGGGCCACGCAGATGACAGCCTCTCACTATTTTGGTGCTGGCTTTGCTAAGGTGCATGGTCCAGCCGTCATAGAAGGTCACGTGGGAATTGTTAATGGTGGAAGTCTTACAGCAGCTGGTGGCATATACTCTCTAAGAGATATTCAATCTGTTGGGGGGATGGCATGTAAAGGCGGTTACCCCAAAGTTGGAGATAGCTCCAAGAGTAATTTATCTGAAATACTTTCTAAATCCATTGCTCAATTTACAAAATCAGCTAGAGATCATATTAAAGACGGTAATCCTATTTTTTTAGGATTCTACTCTAATTTTTACTGGAAACCTTCTCAACCTGGTAACAGTAATTTACTTGGAAATCAAATTGGATTTTCTTACCGAGATACTTCGATTAGAGGTAATGCTTATGGTTATTCTGCAACTGGGTTTTTCTTATTAGAAACTAGGTGGCAACAATTGGAACGCATGGGTATGCTAGCATCAGCCGGTAGAACTTGGACAGAGAAGGTGGTGAAGTATCAAGGTAAAGAATTATACCCATGGCCCGGCAAAATTAACTGGGTAACTAAAAAAGTATTCCTAGGGTATAGCGATGAAAACAAATTTAAATTGTTTGAGACTAAGAAGGCAAGAAGTCGAAAAGATAATACGAAAAAGTATGAGGAGCCTAGTTTTCCTCAATGGAAAGAACGGGTATGTGACGGAAATTATTCAATGTAAGGAGTAGTGATGCTAGATTTGAGCCGAATATCTGATGAAGAACGACAGCTATTAGAAGAAGTGGCTAAAGCTAAAGGACAAACTTTAGAGGAAGCGTTAATTTCTCTTGGGCATGTACCTCCACCTAAGCAAGATGCAAAGATAGAATTTGTAGGTATTGCCGCTACAGAGGACACTGCTGACACACCTCCAATGGTGCTCGAACCACCTTTACGACTACAAGTAGAAACTGACGCACCTATTGTAGATGTTGTACCCGACTTACCTAGCGACTTTGCACCTCCACCGCCTCCCGCTGCTGTGGAAACAGAAGTAGAAGAAGACAAGAAAGATGACGATGAATTAGGTTCTGTTTTACATATTTGTCCCCAATGCGGGTGGGATAATAATATGCCAGTTATTGAAGAACCGAGCCATATTGACAAGCTTGGATTTCTACAAATGCTGTTAGGGCAAAAAGTTTTTACAAAGCGATACCTACTATATTCAGGACATTTACGCATAACTTTCCGCTCGTTAACTTTAAGAGAAATTGATGTACTTTACCAAGAAACATTTAGAGCATCAAAGATGGGGGTCATTGCAACAAGGGATGACTATTACGAATACTTAAACCGATTACGCCTTTACCTTCAGCTTACTAGTCTGTCTGCGCAGCAGAGTTCGTTACACATGACGCTTCCAGATGGGTTGACTAAAGAAACACATCCTAACGCAGAATCCTTCTGGGATACTTTTTTAAAAGAAAAAGGTTGCTACAAGGAAGAAGCAGATAACGGCCCAAGTCTTATAGAACAGATAAAAGATTACATACTTACTAATGTGTTATGCACAGAACATCTACATCGTATTGTTTCGCACAGCTGCAGTAAATTTAATCGTTTAGTTGTCAAGCTGGAGGTGTGCGTTGACGACCCAAATTTTATGAACGGGATCGAGCAGCTGTCTTAACTGTTCGGTCGGCGATGCGTGGCATGATTGATTACAGTAAGGCAGACTTACATAGCAGTATGTGGTGGACTCGTTGGAAATATTTAATTCGAGCACTAGAGGAAGATTCTCGAGAAAAACTTTTATATCATGCCTACGAATTCCAACTGTCATTAGTTTCTAGTTCAAAACTTTCTTCAGAGGATTTTTCTAAATTACAAAAAGAATGTAAAGAACTTTTTGCAGATTTAGAAGGAAGTTTGCGGCCTTGGCTTGGTCGATCTTCAGAAGATCGTCATACTAAGGATGTTATAAATTTTAAAGAGCAATGGAAAGCTCTAGCGGGTTTTGATCCTGACGATGCAGAAGCTAAAGCAAAATGGGAAAAAGAGATAGAAGGATTAGCTTCAGCCGTGTCAGATAGGATTAAAAAAGCTGAAGATGAAACTGCAGGAAAGGAAACCGCATTCTATACCAAGTTAGAAAACTTAAGGTTAAAGCGGCTTAGGCAGCAAGGACGCATAAAATGACCATGGATCCCAGCCAATTAGAGTGGATGCAAGATGCAACACAAGGACTAGGGATGCTCCCAGGTGGAGCATTTAGTCCCCATCCCACTGGGGGTGCTGGGTATTTAGCTCAGTTGGCACGAGGATATTCCTCTCCGATCCAAGGTAATGCATTACCCGACACATCTCCTTTAGCTCCTCTAAACTTACAACAATTTGGCATAGGTGGAATGCTAGCTGCGGGTGCTGGTAATGCTTACTTATCTCAGCAGATGCAGCAGCAAGGCTTAATGCCTATGGGTAACGCTGGTTCCTACATGCAAGCACACCGCACTCGTGAACACTTACGGATGAAAAATGAAGTAGGTGCAGGGGTGGCGGGGCAAGACTCCGAGGGTATTTATCGTTCTTTCCGAGGAGCCGCTGCTTTAGCTGGCGTTCCTTTTGATCGTAGACAACGAGAAGCCGCACGCAATATGGCGGATACTATTTCTTCGCTTGGGCCTACTTTATCAATGGTCGCTCCTGATTTCATGGATGCAATTTCTGGGGAAAAAGGCAGCGTACAAGCAATGGCTGGGCAGATGATGGAAGCAAACCGCTACCGAGCGGACCCCATCACAGGTAAAATGGGATACAGCACTGACTCCAATAAAAACTTAGTTAATAATGTTTTTGAAAACATGTTTTCTAGGGACAACATGGCCCAAATGAATGGGATGCGGGCTGGAGATATGGGGCAAGCATATAGACAATTATCCGCAGAAGGCTTGGTTGGTCCTACCGGAAGTTTGCGGGATCGCACCCTTCAATCTTTACAAGAAGGTAGAGAACAAGGGATGGATTTAAAAGCGATAGGTAAAAAAGTTGGAGTTGAAATCGGAGACGATACCAACCTTGCTAGCTTGTCCAATGAACAATTATCTAAACTGAGAAAAGATTCAGGTGTCTCAGCTAAAATGGGCAAGGACGACGCTAGGCAGATATCAGACCAACTACAAAATTATGTTGGATCGCTTTCGGCTATTCGTGAGGTGTTCGGTGAGAATGGAGATCCAAACGCACCTGTTCCAAAATTAATAAATGCACTTAAAGCCATGACCTCGGGGCAGATGCAGAAATTTACACCAGGGCAGCTTACTTCGATGGTACGAGATATGCAGGCCATGTCTCAACTTTCGGGTAAAAGTATCGATCAATTGACTGCAATGAATCAATATGCCAACTCGCAGAACACTCAGATGATGGGGGGTCATGGAGTTCATTTTAATCCTACATCGCTTAAGGTTGGAACTACTACAGGTATGGCTTTTGCAGAGCATGGTGGAGCTACTGGATTTGGAGCACTAAACCGAGAACAAGCAGAGCAGGCATCCATGGGCCTATTCTCTCGTGGGATGGGTTCTGAAATGGCTAACTCTTTAGGAGCCTTAACCCGCATCGAAGAAGCTGGTGGTTTTTCCGAGAATCAAGCTGGGCGAGAGATGAAAGCTGCATTAGCTGCCGCTGATTCTGGGGCACCGAATTACACATTTGTAGATGATTCAGGTAAATCACATACAAAGAACACCCCAACAAAAGAGGGTGAATTTAGAAGTATGGTCGGGCGAGGTGCTGTGAATGGAATGAACACCTCGGACTTTAACATGATGTTAGGGGATCGAACTTCTAACCTACGTGCTTTGTCTACTAATGAAGAGCGGCAACAGGCTGCGATGAGACAGCAGCCTGCTGAAATTGCAAAGCAAATTGCTAGAACTACCGGCAATCGTCTATCGTCAAGCAAAGCACTTCAAGAACAAGTGGCAGATCCTAAGCAACGCACAGAAATTGCAGCTGCACTTGGTAAAGCGGCCACGGATGCTACTGACGAATTGACTATGGCACAGTTGCAAGATCCAAAACAAAGAAACCGAGCGATTGCCGATGCAATACAAGCAGAGGCGGCTAACCGTGGAGTAGTCTTAAGTGAGGCAGAAGCTCAGAATATGGCTGCTACTTCTTTTGGGCAGAGGGAGACAGTACTACGCAATAAGCTGGGAATGGATGCTACTTCTTACGCACAAGTGCATGGTAAGGCTGTGCGAGAAAGCCGAGAAGAGAAACAAGCTGAAGTGGGTGCAAGAGCTGGTTTAAATGAAGCAATGTCTGGGCTCGGACCTAAAGGTAGCATTTTACAACGATTGTCTACTGGAATACAGAAGCAAGGGGATAAAGGAGAAGATGCTAACTTAGCTACTTTAATGGGAGATATGTTTGCTGGAGATATGGATGAGGCCGCAGCTAAGTTAAATAAACCATTGGAAAGTGTACGAGCAAGCCAGTCTAAAATTGAAAGTTTAACCGCTAAACTGCAAGGTGCTAGCCCTGAAGAGAAAAAGAAAATTCAAAAGGAAATCAAAGAAGAAACAGCATTGCTGAAGCAACATGTAACAGCCAGCCGAGAGATGTCAGATAGTCTAGGTCTCACAGATAAAGAAGGGGAGTTCAATCAAGCAGATATTGCTAAAGGTAAAACTGCTGCTCGAGAATTAGATCACTTTAACCGAATGGAACAAGTGCGGGCAGCTGGGTCTACTGCTGAAGTAACCAAGCAAGAAAGAAAAGATGCTGGAACAACAAAACTTACAGACAGCGATATGCGAGTACTAGCGGAAAAGGATCGAACTAAGCAATTAGAAGAAGCAGATAAGCTGTCAGCTGGTGCCATAAAAAATCTGTCCCCAGAAGCTAAAGCAGTTTATGACAAAGCGATTAAAAGCGGGGCTAATGAAGAAACAGCGCGTGCCCGAGTAAAGGAAAAGTTACGGGGTGATGTAGTCTCCGTAGATGTTCGGGCTAAAGAGATGAGGGAAGAGCTTGGAGCAGACGCAACAGTTGGGGGGTTAAAGGATGAGAAAACCCAAGATGCTATTATTCAAGGTAGGCGAGGTGGGGTGGAGCTGAAGCCGACTGCCAAGGCGGTAGATGAACGCACAGAGTTGATGCGAACAGAAGCAGCGGGGCAAAAGAAATTAACTAAAGAAGAGTTAAAGGCCCTAGATCCAGCTGCTCTCAAAGCTTACAACAGCAGTGAAAAACAATTAACTCAAAAAGCCGAAGATCAATTACTTGCAGAAAATCAATTACGCAGCCTCGGTGTGCTTGGAGCAGATGAAAAATTAAGCGGTAAGGGTGCAGATATTGCCAAATATAAGGGTCTAGATGGGGCGGATAAAGCTCAATTGAAGAAAGACTTAGTTGCAGCCAAATCTGAAGACAGAGCAGCAATTGTTAGCAAGTATATCGACAACAAACAAATTGAACAGTTTTATGGAAAAACCGAAGCAGATGTCACAAAGAAGCGGGACGCAGCTAACACTTACGCAGATTCTGCCGAGGGCAAGCGAGCGGCCCAAGATACAGAATCTCGAATAGGCAGTCTTTCAGAAATGAGACGAGAATTCTTATCTGACTCTAAAGCCGTTAGCCGTGGTGGGGCACGCGCAATAATAGCTGCTAAGCAAAGTCAAGAGTCTGAAGAACAACTGCAGTCGATGGCAAATAAGTATTTTGGTGGTGATGTCGGCAAGATGGTGAGCAGCGGTGGTGTGGCTCTTGATAAGAAGGGGCAAGACCAAGTAAAAGCCGATTTCAATAAATTGTCTGATGCAGAGAAGACCACAGTAACGGAGCGGTTGAAAGCCGCTGGTAAAGATGTTGGCACAGGCATGTTTGGCGGAAGTAACCTTACTGAAAAAGATTATGCTGCTTATCTTTCGCTTAAATCTAAAGACTTAGTTGGAAACATGAAAGATTCCGTAGAAGGTATGTCCGGAGCAGCCAATAAGACCTACGCAGATATGCTTAAGCCGACAGAAGCAACTAAGACATTGGCAAAAACAATGGTAGGTAAAGACGCATCAAGTGAACAAGAAAAAGGGCTGCAAGCTTTAAGCTCGGCTGCCACTTTAAAAGGTACGGATTTAAAGAAGGCTACTGCTGGGCTAGATCTGAAAACAATCACCAACCAAATCGCAGCGGGTAAGCCAGTTAATACAGATGGTATGACCCCAGAACAGAAAGAGCTAATCAAATCGGCAGAAGGCATGCAAGGTTTAACAGGGTTAAACAAAGATCAAATTACCTCGTTAGATAAGATGGCCAAAGAAGACGCAAGAGATGTCTCAAAAGATGCAGCAGCTTTGGGCATGAAAGAAGAAGACTATCGAAAAGCGGTTAGAGGTGGCGAGATCGATCCTAATCTTAAAATGTTTAAAGATGATCCAACAAAGGGGACAGCTAAAGCACAGTTACAAGCAGCAAGACAAGATGAATCGTCACTATCTGGATCAAAAACCCAGCTAGCAAACGCAAAAGAAATGTTAGCTAGAAATCCAAACTCCCCAAATGCACAGCAAGAAGTAGCAAGGTTGTCTGGGGTTGTTGAGAAGAAAACTGCTTCTAAGGAAGCACGGATGAAGGAAGCTGGACTCGACATCAACAAACCTGAAGATGTTAAAAAGTATGAACAACGCCTAAACAACCAAGGTGTGGTAGAGCAGCTTGAAAAACGAAAAGCGGAATACACAGCAGAAGCCACAAAACTGAGAGCTGGTGGTATGTCCGAGTCGGACATTGTTAAGAACCTTGGAACTATGACTGGTTTAGAAAAAGATGCTCAAAAGATTGCCAAGGAAGCTAAGGATAAAGACTTGGGCAGTGATTCCATGAACACGCTAGCCGATGCTTTCGGTAAGACGACTAAAGAAGATAGGCAAAAGTTTAGTGCAGATCTTGGAAAAAGTGGGGGTGTTGCTGGCGATAGAAATAGACAGATGGTTGCGAATGTACTTAAAGATGTAGGCAAACTCACAATTGGGGGTAAAGATGCTACTGCTATTGATAAGTTGGATATGCTCACAGACGAGTACGCTAAGGCTAAAACTCCAGAGCAAAAGAAGGCTTTAGCAAAGACGCATGGTATGTCTGAAGACGCATTAGACAGTATGATGAAAAAGACTGAGTTTATGGGGCTGAAAGATAAGGCTCCAGGAAAGTATGGGGAAAAAGATCTAAAAGAATCCTTAGGCCGAGTTAGTACGCAAGATATTGCTGCAGATGTTAAAAAAGAAGCAGATAAGACCATGAAGTTAACTGGTACACTGACAATCAAAGGCACAGTTAATGGCGAGGGCAATATGAGTGAAACCATTTTAGCCCCAACACGCTAAAGGAGTAAAATATGCCAGTCATTTTTTCAAGAAATACTGGGCGAGTATTCATGCTTAATGATGCAGTTGCTGAAGGTGCAATATCAATGGGGAAAGTAGTTGGTAATTCCCCAATCACTTACACACAGCACACTACTATTATTACTCGCATTGGTGTCGCTGCTGCAGGTAATTTTCAATTTCTGCATACAATCGGTAATGATGTTTATGTTTATGTTTTTGGGGACAGAATGGGTCAAGTAGACTTACACGGTATAAGCTTTGCGCAAAGTTGTGGTTCAAACGGGGCAGAACATGGATTTGAAAAACTGTTCCAATGGTATGAATTAAACCGAATCTCAGTGCGTAAGGAGCCTGTGACAGTGACTATCGGGGTTAACAAATCTTTCCAAGGTTTTGTTACGGCATTGACCGGCGACGCACAGGACTCACAGACTAGAACTATAAATTTTCAACTAACTATATCTCTGCTGCCCCCAACATAATAAGGTTAATCATGTTTAATCACGCACGCACACTGCTTTTGAATTTAGATGGAGGTCCAGGTTATTTCCCTGAGTGCCCTGGTGAAGAATTAATCCCAGGTGGTTATCAAAAGTTAGAACTTCCTACTTACCTAGATGTGTTTCGATCTCGTTTCTTCGGTGCAGATCCTGATCGAGCTATGTTAAATTACCGGTCTTGGCAGTTACTGCAATTGGTTGAGGCTACGGAGTTGCAATCGCATATCCTTGCGTTAGACTCCCGCATTACTTATGACTTAAATATTAATAGACTTAGTTTGCAGAATACATTTTTACCTAAAGTTATTCGACAAGGTGGGACTTCCGCACAGACCCTTACAATAGCAGGCACCCCAATTAAACCCGATGCTTCGGGAAAAGCTACCTTTGATTACCAAATCAATATAGTTAACCCAAACATTCAGATAAAACGCCTTACCTTTCCTTTGATAGATGTACAACATCTATTAGATTTAACTGATGGCCTTAGCCCGTATTTTGCACTGCCTTTATCTGGTTATAAATTTTGTGTCAACACAACAGATGAAGCGGTGTCATGGCGGATACAGGGATATCTTAGGCCACAAAATAGCTTATCGGAAATTGAAAAGGGATTACATAGCATAGGAGAACCTTACTTACTCCAGCTATTTGGAACATCCTCTGCTGAGCCTTATGCCACTTTTAGAAATTGTTGGGAAAAACATCCTGAGTTTGCTTATCGATTAGGTGGCATCGTACTTGCAATGATTTACCGCACGGAAGAAATTTATAATGGCAGATAAATCAAATAACTGGGCAATGGTGGATTTGTCTGCAAAAGTAGGCGGAGCAGAAGTAATTCTGTATGTAGCTGAAACAGAAATTCCAATGTCACAATTTAGTATGAGCTATGGCTTAAACGATATTCCAAGAGCTACTGCACTCGTAGCACTAGGGCGTAATGCTCGGACAGGTGTGCAATCTCCTATCTACTCGCAAGTAAATGTCATTAAGCAGATGGCTCCAGTTCGGGTATTTGTTCGAGGTGAATTAGGAGACTGGTCTCCTCAAGGAAATAATGGGGCTAAAGAATCTTTTCCAGTTGTAAACGATGCCACGATATTTATTGGGTATGTTGCAGGCATGAGCTATCGCCGTTCTTCCGGTAGGATCAGTTTAGTTTTAAATTTAGTAGGTCAATTAATAGATTTGGCTCTTTCTTCTGGTGGTAGTAAAGATGTGGTGCCAGGAGCCCCTAACGATTTAATGTTGTCTGTTTATGCAGAGGGCGCAGGAGCTGCGGGGACAGCCGCTGAAAAATTTACAGAGGACTTACCAGTCGGTATGCAAACTGATTTTAGCAAAGGTGTGCTTAAAGTTTTAGATGAGGTTTCACAGAAAAATCAAGTTCAAAGTCACAATCATGAGTTTTGGTGCGGTAATAATCCTGCAGGTGCTCCAATTAATAACACAGAAACAAATGGAAGAGCGGCAGCGGTAATAAATGGTAACGGAGGTAAATGGCAAGGTATTTCTAATTTAGCGAAAGGCACTGATGTAGATAAGTATGTTAAAGATTATCCACTTAAAATACAAAGTAATGGGTATGAAAAAGCAGCTACATTCATTGGAAACCAAGTTGCTGCATCACTTGCTAGCAATAGTATGTGGGGTATGCTAATTGGTTCAATTTTACCTAACTTTGGTTGCGGTATTGTTCCTTGGGCCTCGGGGGCGATTGTAGCCCCTATTCTTACTATGGCTAGCGATGCACAAATAATAATTAAAGCAGAAGAATATGTAGATTTTGATTTAACTACCCAATCCCAACGCCCGCTGTACGGGGTAGGTGTGCTTGGTAATTATCAAATGGGGACCATCAATAAGGCTGAAGATGCAAAGCTTTGTGCAGGAGCTATTTTTGTAGCTAAAAGCCAAGAGGGTGACCCCTTTAACGATGGCATGTGGTTGTTTGTTAATGCCCCTGCTTGGATAGACGACTGGGCAAATTTTGATCCCGAAGCTGCAACCGGAGATGCAGATATAAACAAAACACTTAATCAACCCTCCCACGATGCCACTGGTGCGGATAAACCCGCAATAAAACGAGAGCCGGGCACAGAAGTGGTTGAGTGGAATAACGTGATGCAACAATACGCACGAATGATGTATGCCGTCAATGCACTGGCGGGGCGAGAAGGGACGGTAGTTGGCAAGCTGCGATTTGACATTGCTCCTGGCACTACTGTGATGATTCAAGCTAGAGGTGATACCTATTTATCGGAAGGAGTAGACACGCTAGCCACAGATCTATACGGATTCGTAGCCAAGGTGCATATTTCCATTAATGCGGAGCAAGCTTCGGCCACTACCGCTTTTGAGGTAACTAATCTACGCACAGCAAAAGAAAATGAATCACAAAGGTTTTCAATGATAGAACACCCATTCTTTATGGAAAACTATTTCAAATATGCCCCGCTAGTACCTGCACTTACCAAAGCTAAAAAATCTGTAGCTGTAGTTGGGGTTCCAAATGACATGGTAGTTGCTGGGGAAGAAGACGAGACAAGCGCAGGAGACGATCTAGCCGGAGGCATCGAAGACCTTGGAGCTGGACCATCAATGGCTGCTCCTCCTTATAACCCAGCTTTAGCTGGTGAACCCATTACCGGTGGGGGTTTTCCACTCCCTGCGGAAACAGGAGGTGGCTTTCCACTTCCTATAAGCGACCCTGGAGAAGCGGGACAAACTGTAATAGTTTAACAAGGAGAAATTAGCCATGATGGACGATTATTTAGAAGACGAATATAAACCAGCATTTCAAAGCTGGCAGCAGAATCAAACACCAGAAGGCAACGCTGCCTTACTAAAAGCACTTGATCCAATAGTACAAAAGGGGGTCAAGATGTATGGTGCAGATAGTCCATTAACGTCTAGCCGTGCCAAGCTGTTAGCATTGGACGCAGTGCGTAAGTACGATCCAAAGCGGTCCCGCCTTCAGTCGCACTTGTTAACCCAGATGCAAGGGCTTCGTAGGATTAACCAGCAGCAGCATCAAGTAATAAGCGTACCTGAACGCATCTTGCTAGAGAATCAAAGGTTACACGGATCTACACAAGAGCTGTCAGACGAGCTTGGGCGAGATCCTACTGACGCAGAACTATCAGACAAGCTGGGGATAGCTATGCCCCGTCTTGCAAAGATTCGTAGCTATCAGCCCGGAGTTAACACAGGAAGATTAGATGCAATTGACCCATTAGCGGGAGGTGCTCCAAGTGTAGTTCCTAACCAGCAAGCTAGTGCAGACCTATGGGGTGAAGTAGTTTATCAAGGGCTAAGTCCTTTAGACCAGCGCATCATGGAACTGACATTGGGAATGCGTGGAAATAAAAAACTATCAAATCAAGAAATTGCTGCCAAGCTTAATCGCAGCCCAGGTGCTATTACCCAGCGTAAAACTAAGATACAGCAATTGCTGGATCAAGAACAAAAATTGTCTCCTTTTATTCCGAGGTAAATCATGGCACAAAAAGGTCTTATTGATGCTAATGTTGAAAGAACTTTAAAGAAGTTTGCTGCCTTAAAAAAAGAATCAGCTGCAGCCCGAACGGAAAATAAGGCTGTAGGATGGTTTCGTCCTGTAGTTGGGCGGTTGGTCAAAGTAAACTTTGACAATTTAAAAGATATAGTAGGGCATGGTCCACCTTCTACAACATTTCAAGTTTTTATAACCAGTAAAGAATCAGGCGAAAGATGTGTTGCAAATGTTACAACTGACGCAGAGGGGCGTATTGTTAGTGTTGATATACCTTTAAACAGCCAAGGAGATCGCTTTGTTGCTAATGAGTCTCCTCTACTTATGGTGCCAGTAGACGCAGAACTTGCGGCAGACTGGAATCAGCGTGGGATTGACAAAGTACCAGTAGCAGCAGCAGAAGTTACTTGGGAGGGCAGCTTGCAGACTGAAGCAGATTTAATCGCAATTCATGCTGCATTTGAAACGCAGATAGCAGAAGAAAGATTGATGTCTACTTATAATGTAAGTGACCCTGGAAATTCTTCAGATGGTATTCTTTTACCTTTACAAATCGATTATATGGCGCAGGCAGAAAGAGCTTACCGATCCCGTGCCACACACACCTTTCCTCGCACGCTAGCCCATGTTGCAAGTAGGGAAAAGGGGCACAGCCAGCCGACCGGTGTTTTCTTAGGGCAAGCTTTAGACTATTTTATACTACTATTAAAACAAGGGGCATCAGCTGAAGGGGAGGGCGTATGACACAATTATCAGGAACTCTGGCTCAGTATGAGGGGCGCACTGTTGATTTTTTAGCATTTGAAGACATGAAGGCTAGTGGGGATACTCAATTAACCCAAGCTCTAGTGCTCCCAGGGCAGGCAGGGGCTTTAATTACTGGGATTGAAAAGCTAGTTCAAAGGTTTTTACTAGAGTTATTAACTGAGCGGGGCTCACTACACTACGATCTACAACGTGGTACATTTTTTATAACTAAGATTCGGGCAGGCATGGTCAACACTTCACAGTCATTGTTTGCGGTTTTTAATGCAGCTGAGTTGGAATTACGCAATACTCTGAAAATGGAAGAAGATAAACTAAATGAACCTGCGGATGAATGCTACAAACAAGCTACGCTACTCGCTGCATCGTTGCTTGGTGACTTTGCCACGCTATCTATACAAGTACAAAGCATGGCAGAAGAATCTCGTACTGTTATTTACCCGCTTCGTGTTATAGCTAACTGAGGATAATAAGATGGCATTAAGTTTTTCTAGTGCAGACTTGTCCAGCCTAACTTCATTAAATTCAGCAGATGTGCAACAGCTGTTAGACCGGCTTGCGACTCAGCTGCAGGAATTAAATCCTAGTCTGGATCTAAAGCGAGGGGTATTTAAGGATACTGTTGCCTATTACCATGCCGTGCTAGAGGCTTCAATCCGTGCTAGTTTACGCCGTTATCAATCTGCAAGAAGCTTACAGCAGATTCAGATAGACCCTACATTAGCGGACGATACCGTAGTAGACGAAGTGCTATCTAACTGGGGTATAACTCGTAAAATTGGAACTAAAGCAATTGGGTCCATTACTATTGAGTTGAACCAAGCACGCTCCATTAATATCCCAATTAACTTTTCATTCGAGTCTAATGGTAAACGATATTTTGCTACCAAAACATTTACATCTCGGCCAGTAACCACACAAGTATCTTTAGACACTGACCGATTATTACAGCTTTTAAGCAATGGTAATTGGGCATTTACCATAGAGGTGGAAGCAGAGAGCATTGGGGCTACTTACAAGTTAAACGCTGGTGATTCGATTGTACCTACCCGATCTATTACAAATTATGTGACTAGCTATGTTACTTCTAATTTCTTAGATGGCACAGGGGCGGAAACTAATACAGAATTGCTGCAAGAACTTCAATTAGGTATTGCTGCAAAAACTTTATCTAACCGCACTAATATGCGATCTTTTCTACGATCAATACCCGCATTTGATTCAGTTACTAACCAATCTATCATTGGGTATGGCGATGCAGAAATGCTACGGGATAGGCATACAGTGTTCCCCATTAGTTATGGTGGAAGGGTAGACTGGTATATTCGAGGTCAATTGCCTTTACAGCGTACCCGCTTATTAGTTACAGCAGTATGCGTTGAAATTGCAGCAACTAGTAGCACTTGGCAATTTTCAATAGGTAAGGACGATGTACCTGGATTTTATGAAGTTACAAAAATAAAAAATGTAATAGATGCAGGTTTAAATTCCGGATTTGAACCTATTAGTGATACCCGCTCTAACGATTTAACCGCAGCGGGTTTTTTACCAGATATCGCAACGGTAGCTGAAGGTGCTTATTCGGCATTCCAAGCTACAGTTATACGCTTTGTAGATACCTCCACTTCTGTTACTACACTTACAATAGGACAAACAGCTCAATATTTTTGTGATGTTACGGGAACACCTTTTATCCGACAAATTCAAGAACTGATTGGAAGTCGGGATGTGCGAAGTTATGCTGCAGACGCATTAGTTAAAGCCCCTATTCCTTGTTTTGTTGAAGTTACTTTAACCATTAATAAAACAGCGGGTGATACTGCTCCTTCGATTGCAGCGATCAAGGCAGCTGTTGTGGATGTAGTGAACAGCACCGATTTTATAGGTAGGTTAGACGGTTCCCGAATTATTGAAGCAGTACACGGATTTTTACAAAATAGTTTAAGTGTAACTGGCTTAGACTTGTTTGGACGCATACGCAATCCAGATGGGACAATGCAGTATCTAAGAGATTCAGATTCGTTGATAATACCAGACCAACCGGCTAAAATGGTTACGGCTAAAACTGTACAGTTTTTTACAGAAATTTCTAAGGTATCAGTTAATATTGTTTCGACCATTTATACGGCAAAATAAATAGGAGTTGACATATGTCACTAGAGCAAAAAGGGCGGGTAGAAGCTATCCGTTTATTTAAGAAAAATGGAAGTGATAAAAACTCTCCACAAGCAATGCACTTTGCGATGGACTACCTAACTTTCTTTGGTTATGTCGCCATTGATTTGCTTCAGAACATGGACTATGCCAAGCTCGAAGCAGCAGTCAAAACATTTCAACGCATGTTTAATTTGAAAGTAGATGGGGTTATTGGGCCTAAAACTTTACGAGCCATGGAAACTCCTCGTTGTGGCTGCCCTGATAAGCTTGATCCTAAAAATAAACAACATATCCAGTTTATGGAAGCTCAAGATGTTGCGGAGAAGCAGCGTAATCGATGGAATAAGAATGGGCTTACTTTTGCTGTTCAACAGTATGTCACAGGGCTAGGCAAGCCAACGCAAGATAAAATACTAGCTGCAGCCTTTAAAGCTTGGGACGATGTGTGCGGTTTAAACATTACCCGAATCAAAGACGCAAAGAAAGCAGACATTGCGATTGCTACAGGTAAGGGAATACAGCATAATTTTGATGGGAGAGGTGGTACGCTAGCTTGGGCTTATATGCCAAAAGGGAATGACCAACAACTAACAATGCGGTTCGATCTGGATGAAACTTGGATTTCTCAGCCTACGGATCGTGGAGTTATGATGTTAAATGTTGCTTGCCATGAATTTGGGCATCTTCTTGGGTTAGACCACTCAAAGAATGCTGGGGCACTGATGGCCCCCTACTATAACCCTTTTGTAAGCGGTCCCCAAGATAATGATGATATTAAGCGCATTCAAAAACTATATGGGAAAAATGAAAATGCAGTAGGGGTTAAGAAAGAAACAAAAAATACATTAGCCGTAGAGTTGCACAAAGGGCAGAAATTAGTTGTCACTTGTGTTTAAAGGAGGTGTCCTGTGATTATAGGTGAAATTGTAATAGATTTGGCAGGGTTAATTCCTTGGGTTAAACCTATTTTAACCATTGTGCTGCTAGCTATTGGAATAGTTTTTTTTGCAATTCCTTGGATTAAAGAGCTAACCTCTCGCTTTGTTTCTGATATTCCAAACATTCTTCCTCCCGCACCTACCCCCGCTCCTAAAACTCGCAATAGCGATGCCCCTGCACCTGCAGGTATTGGGGAGTTTCTTAAAATTATTGAAGCGACTTCACCTAATGCTAATCCTTCCATTTGGTGGGAGTATGCGAAAGCCGAGATGACAGAAGCACAAGTAGCCATTACGGAAGCTAAACTAGCTAGACGCAATGACTGTACCCCTAATGTCGTTAAACCTGAAGAAGTAAAAAATTAACTTAGGAGACTTACTATGTCTTTGCGTTATCTAGGACTGCTGAGTGGTGCTTTTGGGCTATTCTTATTGATTGGGCCTTTTCAATGCGATTCAACTGCATTTGTTCCAAGTACCCCCGTTGCCTCTCCTAAGCAAGTATTTGCGACCTATGAGCAGCTATGGCGGGCCCATGCTCAAGCTGCAGCGGACAAGCTGGCTTCTGGCGATATTAAGACAGAACAAGAAGCTTGGGATTTTATTGCAGCAGGACAAGAACCTGCCCGCAAAGCTGCCTTTAAAGAGCTAGCAAAAAGCGAACAAGATTATTTTGTCAAACAAGGCGGATGGTCTGCCAAGGCACATGAAAAACTATTAAGGAGCTATGCAAAATGAGTGAAACAAAAATGTCAGGTAATTGGAAAAAAGAAAAAGAAGATTACAGCTTTATTCGTAGTCTTTCTCGAGTTCCCATGTCTACCCCTTTATGGAAAGCATTTGCCCGCCCCGCAGAAGTAGACATTAAGTGGCATCGCAACGAAGACCAAGGACAAATTGGAAGTTGCCAAGGTCATTCACTTAGCTCAGTGCTAGAACGATTAGCCTTGGTACGAGGTGAAACTGTACAGCTATCTGAGATTTTTGCTTATCTTTCTTCTCAGAAATTAGATGGACTTCTTGGCTCCGATGATGGCTCTACTATCTCCGGAGGATGCCAAGTTGGTCTTGAATATGGCTGTTGTCCTGAATCTCTTACTGGTTATCCTAGTGGTTATCCTAGAAGGGCAGATCGAGAAGCTATTTTAAGCGCTGCCAACTATGAAGCTGCACTTCCTTACAAGGCACTGTCTTTATGGGAAGTTCCAGATGATCATGACAAGGTATTAGATTTTATTGGTGGCGGAGGTGCAATTAACTTTGGTATTGCTTATTACGATGGATATATACCTGATGATCGAATTGTGCGGAGTTATCAACCACGACGCAGTGGCGGTGGGCATGCAATGTGTGTTTTAGGCTATGACAAAGATGGTAATCTTAGAGCTGCCAACTCATGGGCAGATGGCGGTTATTTGATTACACCCAAGGCTTGGAAACAGATGATAGAGTATTCAGATACGGCTGCAATTGGGTTGATGGGCAACAAGGAAGCTGTTCCAGTTGATTGGTATAATAATTCTCCTTACTACAAAATGAGGTTAAAACCAGAATGAAAAATCTATTAACAGTTATTCTTAATGCGTTTGCATTTGGGTTGATCTGCTTTATAAGTTTTATAGTTCTTCGACCTATTAGCTCTGCTTCTACATCTACGGAGCTACCCGCAAGCGTACAAGCTAGCTTTGATAAAGATTTAAATGAAGCTATCCTTAGCAATCAAAAGACTCAGTTAGAGCTGCTAACCGAGCAGAAAATGATATTACAAAAGATCGATGCAAATGTAAATCGGTTGGTAGGAGAACCTGCTATTGTAGCTCCTACCTCACCTAAGTTAATTGAAGTTAGAGAAGCGGTAGAAGTCGAACCTTCTTTTTCTTCGACTACTTCTCGTGGGCTATTTCGTAGAGGCAGCACAGTCCGTCAATCTACTGGTACCCCAAGTAAATGAAGTTAAACTCTAAAGAACCAGTTAGGTTCTAATGGAAACATATGAACTATCCAGTCAAAATTCCTTCATTTGCTTATGACTTGTTACGCAGTTTGCTGCAACGAGGTGTAGTGGAACACGAAGGTAAACGTTTAGATTTTTCAGAAGTGCAAGACATTAAGATCAAACAAGGGGTGATGACTTTTAATCCTCCGGCTAAGGTAAGTATGGCGGTCGGCCCCCTTAACATAAGAACTACTATGTCTTCTCTTACTGCAGGGGCTGATGGCGTGGAAGTTGAAATTGATTATTCTCCCATTAATATCAAAGTGAAACCCCAATGAACTGGACAGAATTAACAGAAGAATGTTGCAATGAGCAAGGCTGTGCAATGTCTAATTTCCCTAAAACTAGGGTGACTCTTGCAGCTAAACGGCTCACACACGATCTGCTAAAAAAGCGAGAAGATGTTCGTCGAGTTGCACTTGCAGTAAGGAAAGCGTATGAAGCTAATCCTAATGGCACAGAAGAACAAATACGCAAACAAGCTGTTAAGTTTATCACAGGCGGTCTTATCTTTTTCTTTATTGGTAGTTTCCTTTTAAACCAAGTGATGAGCATGGCATTAAACTGGTTTTTAAAACGTTTGTACCATCCAGAGCAGGGTAAATAATGGCATATCGCTACCCACAGAATGATTTAGATAATGCCGATTTACTTTTAAATCTTTTAGGAAGTTTTTGGGCAACAACTTATCAAGGTAATAAGTTAATTTCGGATTTAACCGAAGTGACAGGGCAAATGGCACAGCAAACCTATGCTCAACTTATGGAGCTTGTGAATAGCATATCTAGATTTAAGGTACCAATATTTCATCAAGACAACTGGTATGCTTTGCGTTTTCGTGAGACGGATTTAAATATAGATACAAACTTACTGCCCAAGCATAACGAGCAGACTTCACAAACTTATATTTCCGATAATTCGCTAACTTATGGTCAAGCTTTATCCACTCCTTATTTTGTGCTTACTAAACCTAGAGGGCTGGTAGAAGTAAAATTAATATTCAATCGGCTGACAAACCCTACTGTGGAACTAGTTCAAGGAGTGGACTATTGGTTAGAAGACACAACCATCGTTTTTCGAGAGAATCCATTTAAAAACAATCTAATAGCGAAACGAGATTTATTAAACGATAGCGGTGAAATTGTAGATAAAGAAATAGTATTGTGGATGTATCGTGGAAAGTGGGATTGGTACACGACTTACAAGCAATTTGGCTATGTTCTTCGCTTGCAATTAAAATCCAGCGAAAACTATAAGCAATTCATTAATGCAATATTTGATGCTTTTGTAAGCGGAACAAGCATTCGCACGCAACAGCTAGCCTTAGCTGCTGCCTTTGGAGTGCCTTTAGTAATAGAGGCAAAAGAAGTTGTTGAAAGAATAATTAGAGACGCAGATAAACTTAATATCTTTACAGATCAGCATGTTTATCGTTTCCCTCTAACAGCAACACCTACCGTCTTTATCCATCAGCAAGTAACAGCTGGGGATAGTCTTACAGATCTTCTCCAAGTATTTGAGTTTAACCAAGGCAAACAAATTGATCCGCAGGATATAGGTGCACTTTCGGCTGGAGTAGGACTTATACCTTATGGGTTCCAAGGTGAATTAGTCTTTGAAAACATTGAAACACCTATAATTGTTGAACTTGGAGTCGATGGATTTACCAAGGTATCTTGGAAAATTGGTGGATTCCCATTTGATGCCGATAAGTTTTGGGACGACACGCACGCAGCAGGGGTAGCTAAAAATCAAACGCTTGCCATGCTTTTAGATAGGCGAGCAACCCCCATAGGGCAACCAACTGCTGCCATGCTCCCCGGTATGATAAACCCACTACAATTTCTTACAGATAATGTTTTACGCAATAACGCTTATGTAGTAAAAATTAAGGCTGGAATTTCTAGAACAACTCGACTTCCTTTCGTGCCTTCTGACCAGTTACGCAAAATTCAGCCCCCACATACCTTAATGTTATTAAATGTTGAATTGGTCTATGACGACACTCATGTTATCATGGAGACCTTGGGTACGGAAACGAGTGCAGGGTATGAGGAGAATTTATCTTCTTTTCCATGTATGGTAAATGCAGAGAGCCTACTACCCGCTTTATATATGTCTGAACAAGTACGAGCTACCATAATTGGTGGTCGTTGCATTTGAAATAGTAAGGATGTTATATGAACAATTATCTAAATGGCGGTGAAAACATTAGTGGCAAGGTGCGTGCCTACAATGTGACAGATGACAACTGGACAGCACTTACAGAATATAAACATAATCTTGTGTTATATCAATGGGCAGAAATTGCTGCAAAATTATTAACAACAGGGGATGGTCGGTTCCGTATTGGCGGGTTGTACTTGGAATTTGAAAACACAGCTAGCCCAGGCGACACCGTGGCTATACCTTCATTTAATCGTACTCGTAATGTAGATTACTACAATAATTTATCTGGAAGTGCCGTTAAAGACTATTTACGGGTTCCTTTGACAGCTAGCCCAGTGGCTTCTGCCGGAACTGGGTTAACTAATAACCAAATAACATTCTTTGCTAGAAGTGGTGGAGTAGCTGGGGTACATGGTAAGCCTTTCTCTTATGCTTCTAACTCTGTTATAATCGGTGCATCTCTTGTGGCATTTATCGACGCAACGGATGCTACTAGAGACTTGTTATTCAGCAGTTTTTATTTTGCAGCAGAAGATCAGCAACAAAAGCTTGCAACTAGTCAAGTTGGCATCGAATGGGTGCTAACTTTAGAATAACTAGGGATGGCTTAAAAGGGAGAGCTCAAGGATGAGTTTAGAACATTTTATTAAGTTTATTAGGGAAGGAGAGCCAGTCTCCCCTGGTACAGCTAACCGACCACTAGAACAACTAGACCAAAATATTCAGTATCTGTGGAGCATTATTCAAGCAGCTTCATTGGGCTCCACAGTCTACGCACGGGCACAGACAATTGAAACTACTTTAAAAGTAGGTCAACCTGTTTATTTTAATGCTACTACGAGTCGGTTTGAAGCTGCATTTGCGTCTACTGAGTCTGACACTGTTACAGGCTATTTGACAGTCCCAGATCAAGCACAGGTATGGGGTATTGTGGCTATAAAGCACAATGCTACGCTAGCTGACATCTTGTTGTTTGGTTATGCCCAAATAGATATACGAGAAGCTCTCGACATAACATTAGCTCCCGGAGCTGCTGTTCCTGCGGCTACTTGGTATCTGTCTGGCATGAGTGCAGGTAAGCTTACTCGTCAACTTCCCCCAGTCACTATCCCTGTTTGTAAAACTAACAACAATGGCGGGGTCTATGTAAACCCAAGTTTTGTAGACTTCTTAGAGAATCATAGGCATTATGCTTTTTCGTTAGCAATGCTTCCTTCCGGTACTGTAACCCCACCCGCAGTAGGTGCAGCCCATGTAATTACAAATCCGGATTTGAACCTCGCTGGTTGGCTTCCTGCTGATCATGTTAGCTTTAATAACTTAGCCCCAGTAGGAGCTAAGTTTGGGTATAACTTGTCTCAAGATTTATCGCTTAAAAATCTATACCCTCCCGTGCCTTTGCAATCAGCTTGTATTCAGATGCAACGACCTAGCATCTGGGACACCGCCACAGAACATCGTTGGTATGGGCAGCAACTAATGGATGACTTAGTTGTGATTGATAGGAATGGCATTTGGTGGATGAGTGACTGCTATGACGAAGTACCTTGGCCCACAGACCTCGACACAGATAGTTCAGCAAGCAACAGCTATAGCGAATGTGCCCCTGCTGGCCGTGCATATGTTTTAAAGCTGTACTACACTCGAGTTGGGTTTGCTACTGATGTCTCTACAGTAACTAGTCTTAACTCTTTAGACCCTCGTATAGTTATAAACTGCGCAGGGCAAACTATTCCTGGATCAACTGGGGACTTAGACATTGATTTAAATTTAGCGTTCATGATTGGTAGTCAAAATCTAACTGGGTATCGTGTTTTTAAAACATTTGATCCAGTAACTAACACTTTTAATGCAGGACCTGTGGCTGAAGGAGTTTACGCTAACTCTGCTAATGTTGTATTATCCAGCCCCTACACTACATTAGATACACTTGGGCGCACCATTTATCATGGTCCAGTTGGTCTCGGTGTAATAAGCCAGCCAACGCAGGAACTAGCTAGTCAGCTTGTACGATTAGACGGAGCCACGGAAGAAAGCTACCCTGTGCTATATCTGGGGATGCCAAATGATATCACTACAAGTTATGTTGTAAAATTTGAAGTTCCTTCAGATGCTCCTTCTAATTCTAACTTTAAAATTAGACTACGCTTAATTGGAAGGGCAGCGGGTACGTTGCCTCAACTTGCTGTTAGTTATTATATTTCTGCCAGACCTACTGCCGGTCTAGCAACTCCAGTCAATGTGGTGCAAAGTTATACCAGTCTTACAATTGATACGATAGCTTTGGTTGGAGCCAATCAAGCAGTAGAAGCAAACAGCTCATTAATTGAAGTAAGCGCAGGGGCAATTATTTATGTTAAGGTGCAGCGTACACCTACCGATCTTACCGATACTTATGCTGGTGAATTAGGTATCATGCAACAAACAGGAATATTGACTGCAATATAATGGAGGGCAAGGATGCCATTATCACAGTGGAATTTAGATTTTCTAAATCATAATTCGCAGCGTAGTTACCCGCTGACGGCGGAAGCAACTAAACAAGATGTTACAGCTTCGTTTGAAATCCCAGACGATTTTCTTGTAGGATTAGATTTACCTGTGTCCCCTGCTATGGACATGGAAACTGGAAGATTCTTTATACGCCAGCTTGGTTTATTTTCTTCGGGTATACAACTAATTATTTCGTATGACACAGGGGACAGCCTTATAGATGTGGCCACTGGGTTAATCTCTACAACTAATCCTATTCGAAATAAAGTTTTTGCGATCAATGGTATAGGTGCTTATACCGACATAAGCGGTAAAGTAATTATTGGGCGCGTAGATACTATACAAGAACAGCCTAGCGGTCTATTCTCCTTCACTATTGAAGGTACACACATTGAGCCCCAAGCCATTCGCCCTATGATTAAAGGAATATCTGCAATGCGGATATCCTCAGGTACAGGTGACACTAGCCAGAATCTATATGGAGATATTGAGTTAGTTGCCGGAACTAACATTCAAATTTCTACCGCAATAAATGGGTCAGAAACTAAAATCATTATAAGTGCTTTAGACGGGGAAGGCACTATTGAAAAATGCGTGTGCGCAGGTGAAGCTGTCGCCATTCCTTGCATTAAAACTATTAACGGAATAGGTCCAACCACAGCGGGTAACTTTAACTTTGTGGGGGATGACTGTATCAGTTTTGCTCCGGTGACAAATGGACTTAAAGTCGCAGATTCTTGCTGTGCTCCTTGCTGTGGTTGTGAAGAGTTAGAGGCAATTACTAGGGATTTAGAACGCTTTGCAACGCAGCGAAACGCTTTAGAGCTTTTTGTTAACCAGTTAGCGGCAGAAACTGCAACCTTCGACACAACTGTGCTTGGGGCGCGTCTTGGAGATCGCCGCTGTTTAACTTGCGAATAAATTATGAGTAACACACGAGGAAGACAACCGGTTGGTTTAAATCAGCCCCCTAGTGGGGGTTCTGCTTATCCGTTTGTATCTCCTTCCGATGATGTTATATATTTATTAGCCGATTTCTTTGTTTCGTTTGATGACCTTGCTGACGAGGTTGTTTATCCACTGCGTATTGCTTGGATGTATGGGTTTGGAAATGTTAACGTTTCGCCTCCAGCGGGCTGGCCTTCGCCTACGCATACCCATGATCTTGTGGTGCTAGACGCAAACAATGCCATAGTGTTTAATTCTACTACCGCAATTCGATTCACTACAGAGGTATGGGATAACCGATTATTAATTCTTGAATGGACTAATGAACATAATGTATGTCGATGTAGTCTACACACAGAATGGACAGAGTCAGACATTATTGATGGGCAGTCTCGTAGCTATGACAATCACATTGTTCCTACTCGGGGTGAGTTACAAGCAGATACATGGTATAAACTTCCTAAAAGATTGTTATCGCTTCGTGTTGGATTAACCCAAATTAAGAAAAGTAGTGTAACTTTTGCAGAAGGTTATAATGTAAAGATTTCTCAAGTTGTAGACTTAGCTGCAGCTAATGTTGACTTAGCTGGAATATCTGCAACAAAATCGCTGATAGAAGGAACCCGACTTACAAAAAAGATTTTAATAGAGTCTTCACCTACCGCTGGATTAGGTGTATTTCCAGGATGCGTAGACGAAGAAAAAGTCATTCGTACAATCAATTTGGTTCGTAGTAATGTGCATCAAAATTTTATATATGACAGCGAAGGTTGCATAAGAACACAACGACCTGTATCTCTAACTTCTACCTCCCCTCGTATTTTTAACTACAGCGCAGCGGGCCTACTTACACAAGCAGAAGCCAGCTCTGCTATCCTTGTTAGTAATGATTGCACCAATTGTTGTGACTGCCTCTACTTTGCACAGACTTACCAAGGATTAAAGCGACAGTGGTATCTATTTAAAAGTACAGCAATAAACGCAGAAGAAGTGCGAGATGTCTACGCAAAAAATAAAGATCGATGGATAGCGCAAAAACAAATAAGAGAAGCGAACATGCTGAGAGTTCGAATATCACTAGATGGTAATTGTAAAATTAGGTGGGGAATTGCATTCTGCAACGCTAGTAAATGCTGTATTAATAATGTCACAGTATATTTGACTTGGCTTCAGTATCTTAATGGTGTACCTCATAACCCCATACGACCTCAGTTTGATTGTTTACCTGTTATGCTGGAGGGAGATGCTGAATGTGATGGCCCAATCCCTATCGTATCAGATCAAACAAATGTGCGCGGAAATGTGTCTAAGTTTAATTGGGACTACAGCAATCCGCAAACTGTCACAACTTTATATGGTCGGCATTGTATCCCAGATTGTAATAGCTACCCTGAGGGTGCGTTAAAGTTTAGATTACATGTGTGCATATCTTGGGAATCTGTAGCTAAAAATCCTGCAACTGGAGAAGTTTGTGTGTTTCCAGCCGTGCAATATACCACAATTCCAGCAGAAGTACGAAGTATTTGGGAAGCTTCTGCAATGACTTTACCTACAAACATTAAAGACGAAAAAATAACTCCGTTGACAGTTAGTGATAAATCAAACCCATTCTGTCGCCGGTGCAATTGTGTTGAAGCTGATGTGATTATTTAATGGAATATTAGTATGCCGATTCGTAATAATCATTGGTACAACCTTAACGAACAGCGTTATTATCCGCTGGATGATACAGCGTCGGCACGATCAGACAATGGCGATTTATTACCTAACTCTTTACTCTCGGACATGCGACTTTGTTGGCCTACCGAATATGGTCGCTATGCTTTTATTAGTGCGGCAGCTATTACTCCTAACCTAATTACTGTACTTATTGAAGTTACAAACACATTAGATAATAGTCCAAGTACTTCAGTGCTTATTGCTGGCATAACTCTTCCCAAAGAAGAGATAATCAATGGTAGAACCTATGCCTTAACTGCTTTTAAATCTGGAGTTGGCGGATTCATTGTATTTGGAGCCGATTTAGATCAAAACTATTCTGGCCGTTTTAGTTCCCCATCTCAGTCTTTACTTACCCCTAGAGCAGCTAGGTCTAGCCGACTCCCTCCTGTGCCCACAATCAAAGTGGAAGATAATGCTGTTGCTTTATCTGGTCTAGTAAAATTGACTGCAGTATCTCCTCTACAGCTAGTTAAAGAAACTCGTGTTATTAATGGGGTTGAATATTCTAATGTTGTTGTTTTTCGTTTAAAAGAAGAAGCACAAACTGCAGGAGTAACCACAACAACTGACTCAGTTTTTTCTACTTTTTCTGGGCTTTGCGGTAAACGATCTGGGGCTAAGACTTGCAGTGATCCACAGCCCATTCAATTTATTAACGGGGTGGCACCAGACTGCTCTGGAGTACTTACCTTAGATTTTCAAGGGTGTGCGGTTGTTGGTAGAAATACAAAAGATGGGGGAGTTATTGTCGATTGTTCTTTAGGTTTATCCGCCAGCTGCACCCCCGCTTATCTACCTACCTTAAGTACCGGCAAGCTTCCAAGCGAATCCCCACGAGTTATTATTATTCCCACAAGACCTCCTACTCCTCCAGTTGTGCCTGATGTTAGCATTAGCGAAGTGATACGCACGGTATTAACTTTACCTTATTGCGACACTTTTGATGAGATGATAGCAGTTGGTTTTTACCCCATGGGGGATTCACTATTTGATTTTATTTCTGAAGACAGTCCTGGTGAAAACGATTGTTGTGTAGGGGCTTTAACTGGCTATGGTTGTGACATGTCAATCTCGGTCTCCTCTTCTATCGACTACGATGTATCTTATTCTCTGTCTAATTCTCTGTCTAATTCTCTGTCTAATTCTATGTCTCATTCCGTGTCTTATTCTGTAGCCACTGTCCCAATAATAAGACAAATAGAAATTGCAAGCAGCTATGCCACAATAAACCCAAATGCACAAGCACGAACAAACATTTCTATATGGACAATGGATGTTCAATCACTGTACCGCAAATATACTACAGATGTTAAAATAACTAGCGGGCAGTTAGGTAGCAAAAAAAATGCAGGAATTGTTATAAATTATCGACAAGTATTACCTAGTGTAGTTAATTATTTAGTGGCAATTCTCGACATTGACAATAGTACTTTCGGCATTTATTTTTTTAATGGTTTAGTACTTGCTCCCCTTGTTACAGCTGGAGTTCCAAAAGTGAAAGTGAATGACTGGTATCGTATTAGTTTTGCTATTATTCCTAATAATATTACGCAGACTAGTGTGCAGTTATCCGCTATTTTGACTGGTGTCACAGACCCAACTATTTCAACAGTACTTTCTACTTCAATCTCCGCTAATTTGTGGCAAACAGATGCAGGTAATGCTGGTGTCTATGCTAGACGCTCTCGCAGTTACTTTTCCTTCTGGCGAGTGGAGGAAGTTGCAATATGACAGCTATTCGTTTTCCAGAGTTTTTAGCATCACTAGAAAATACTAAATACCCATTTATAGCTACAGCTACTTTAAACAATGGTAAAGTTTCATTGTTGGAAGGTACTTTTTTAGACGCTCATGTATACAATACAACAAGTTTTTTTCGTTACTACATCTCAGAAGTAGTGGTGGAGTCGGGAAAATTTACAATTTATATCGGGGATGAGACTACACCTAAAAGTATATATGGTGAAGTTAGCTTTCCTATAACTACTGCAAATGTGCCACTACAAGATAATTATGGGCGACCTGCCGGCATACTGGTTTCTAGCCCCACCCGCCTATCCTTGTTATCAGGATGGGGAATTGGTATTCATGAATTTGAAAGAGATCAAACAGAATTTTGTGCTACTTGTCAAATGCCTATTCCGACTCCTGGGGTTACTGGATTCCTACTGGATACTGGAGAAGTATTAAGTGGTAAAGTCTGGTTTGTTGGTGATGATGGTGTTGTCTTATCTACTTTGGTTGCAACAGACTCACAAAACAATCCAGTAACTACATTACAAATAAACGCAGTGGGAGATCCGCTTTATTTGCAGCGGCTGTGTACCTCTGATAATTTATTTACCCCAGTTAACCCTATTCGAGTACTTCGAATAGTAAATGGCACAAATGTGTACGACAGTTTACCCGATGCCCAAGGTAATTTTAATATTCAAATGAATGATTCGCTAGCTCCCGATGCCGCTTTGCGAATTCGTACAACTTCTGAAGGCATCGTAATAAATGTAGAAGGCTCCGCACCCTAAGGTTACAATATGGCAACACCTAACTTTTTTAATGAAAACATCAATCGTAGTTTCCCCTTTCAGCGGGCAACTGTGGGCGTAGACACTCCTACTAGTGGTGCTGTGACAATGCTTCAATTACCTGATAATTTTATTGCTGACTGCGGTTTTATCTTAGGACCTGAATCTGGATTCATTGATGGAGTTCATTCTGTTTTCCTTTATAAAATTTCAAGAATCAGCAGCTCTATAATTGAGTACGAATTTCATTCAGATGCTCCTAATTTAGTAAATAGTTTTTTACTGTTTAGACGAGATATTACTGATCCAATCTATCAAACAGAATTCGTAGAAAGTGATGTTCCGTTTTATGAACCAATTAGCCAATCTCTTTCCTTGTCTATTTCAGTTCCCATAGTTACATGTGGAGAACCTTACTGGTCTGGTTATCTTGTGACAGGCCCACTCGAGGCAGTTACATCTCGTTTATTTATTGGAGAGACGATTGTGCGAAGCGGAGATGCTGAAGCTATAGTTGAACCCGCATTAATTCAAAATTTAAACCAAAGTCAGGTTGTGTCTTTAAACATTTCAAATGCAGACAGAACAAGGGCAGCCCGCCCTTCTAACTGTGCTCCTAATTCTTGGGCTTTTCCAATTGGGCAAAGCTATGTACTGCGGGAGTGCCTTCAAGGAGATTTGCGGTTACAGTCCGGCTATAACATGGAAATAAAACAGAATTCAACTACCAACACCATTCAATTTGCAGCAAAAGTAAATGCCGGCTTAGGTGCACCCTGCACAGAATTCAAATTATTTCCGCAAGAAACTCCACCAATCGGTACAAGCAATAATTTATTAGCTGGGGACTATTACTGTAATGAAACACTCCGCTCAATCAATGGGTTGCAGGGGCCTAGCGTGACACTGCTAGCCGGTGTAGGTGTGTCTATATTTCCCAACGACGCAAAAAGTACTGTAATCGTAAATGTTAATTTAAAAGATTTACAAACATGTTCTTATGCCACTGTGTCTGAGACAATTTAAGAGGAATAGTAACAATGGAAAATCAATCATACTCAGCAAGGGGGCCTCAAGAACCCGTATTTGACATTGTCAAATGCGCTGTTCCTAGTATCCTTCCCGTGCCTGATGGTGATTGGTTAGTTAATCCTCAAGTTCCGCAAGCCCCTGCTGATATAGCAGATTGCCCTGTAACTGTAATTCCAATCTTAGAACCAGAACCATTGTGTCCACAGCTTACATTTCAAGGTGGAGCACAAGGTTTAGCTATTACTCGTATTGTACCTCCAGGCCAAGAAAAAGCAGTTTTTAGAATTACAAAGGGAGAGTGTTGCGATTTTGATATCGATGTGTGGGTAGATTATCCGCAAGGCCCACAGGGACCACAAGGACCACAAGGACCGCAAGGACCACAGGGTCCACAAGGTCCACAAGGTCCACAAGGACCACAAGGACCACAAGGTCCACAAGGACCACAAGGACCGCAAGGACCGCAAGGACCACAGGGACCACAAGGCCCACAGGGACCACAAGGCCCACAAGGACCACAAGGACCACAAGGACCGCAAGGACCACAAGGACCGCAAGGCCCGCAAGGTCCACAAGGACCGCAAGGACCGCAAGGACCACAGGGACCACAAGGACCACAAGGCCCACAGGGACCACAAGGCCCACAAGGCCCACAAGGCCCACAAGGTCCACAGGGCCCACAAGGACCGCAAGGACCACAGGGCCCACAAGGTCCACAGGGCCCACAAGGTCCACAGGGCCCACAAGGTCCACAAGGTCCACAGGGCCCACAAGGTCCACAAGGTCCACAAGGTCCACAGGGCCCACAAGGTCCACAAGGTCCACAGGGACCACAGGGACCACAAGGTCCACAAGGCCCACAAGGACCACAAGGCCCACAAGGACCAACTGGACCAACTGGACCAACTGGACCAACTGGACCACAAGGTCCACAAGGTCCACAAGGCCCACAAGGTCCACAAGGTCCACAGGGCCCACAAGGACCGCAAGGACCACAGGGCCCACAAGGCCCGCAAGGCCCGCAAGGCCCACAAGGTCCACAAGGACCACAAGGACCACAAGGACCACAGGGACCACAGGGACCACAGGGACCACAGGGACCACAGGGACCACAGGGACCACAGGGACCACAGGGACCACAGGGACCACAGGGACCACAGGGACCGCAAGGTCCAAAAGGCCCACAAGGACCAACTGGACCAACTGGACCAACTGGACCAACTGGACCAACTGGACCAACTGGACCACAGGGTCATAATGGTACAGACGGTTGTGATCCAGTGCTTCAAATTGGTAATGTTACATTTGAAGCAGTAGAACAAGAATATAATTATGTAGATGGCGAAGCTATACCGGTTCCGGATGCTTGGTTTCCGGGTCCTCCAGGAGTTACGGCTGACATTATTGAAGACGATGTAGCTTGTACCTATAACTTAAATTTAGATTTTTCTATCCCCGGAGGTGCCCCCGGTCCACAAGGGCCCCCAGGACAAAATGGTACAGATGGTTGTGATCCGGTGCTCCAGATCGGCAATGTTACATTTGAAGTAGTAGAGCAAGAATATAATTATGTAGATGGAGAGGCCATACCGGTTCCGGATGCTTGGTTTCCGGGAGCACCCGGAGTTACAGCAGATATTATTGAAGACGATGTAGCTTGCACCTATAACTTAAATTTAGATTTTTCTATTCCCGGAGGTGCACCCGGTCCACAAGGTCCGCAAGGTGGTGCCGGTAGTGATGGTTGTGATCCGGTGCTCCAGATCGGCAATGTTACATTTGAAGCAGTAGAACAAGAATATAATTATGTAGATGGAGAAGCCATACCGGTTCCGAATGCTTGGTTTCCGGGTCCTCCAGGAGTTACGGCTGACATTATTGAAGACGATGTAGCTTGCACCTATAACTTAAATTTAGATTTTTCTATTCCCGGAGGAGCACCCGGTCCACAAGGGCCACAAGGTGGTGCTGGTTGCGACCCAGAAATTAAAGAAGTTTTTACAACATTTGAAGTGGTAGAACAAGAATATAATTATGTAGATGGCGAAGCTATACCGGTTCCGGATGCTTGGTTTCCGGGAGCACCGGGAGTTACAGCAACAATAACAAACGACGAATCGCCTTGTGCCTACAATTTAAATTTAGATTTTTCTATTCCTGCAGGAGCACCCGGTCCACAAGGTCCGCAAGGTGGTGCCGGTAGTGATGGTTGTGACCCAGAAATTAGAGAAGTTTTTACAACATTTGAAACAGTACATGGAGAGTACAACTATGTTGACGGAGAAGCTGTAGCCGTCCCCGATGCATGGTTTCCGGGAGCACCGGGAGTTACAGCAATACTAAATAAGCCATACGATGAATCACCCTGTGCTTACAGCTTAAATTTAGACTTTTCTATACCCGAAGGGCCCCCAGGGCCACAAGGTCCAGCCGGTTGTTCTCCGGTTATTCAAATTAGTAATGTTGCATTTTCAACAACAACACAAGAAATTAACTATGTCGATGGTGAAGTTGTACCGGTTCCAGAAGCTTATGATAATGGTAACCCTGGAGTTACTGTAGAAATATCGGAAAATGAAAATCCTTGTTGGTATGATTTAAGATTTGATTTTAATATACCTACAGGTTTACCCGGTCCACAAGGTCCAGCCGGTTGTTCTCCGGTCCTTGTCGTTAACAATGTTACATTTTCAACAACAGTACAAGAATATAACTATGTTGATGGAGAAGCTGTTGGTACAGGATTTTACGATAATGGTAACCCTGGAGTTACGGCAAAGATTGAAACAAATGAAGTGCCATGTTGGTTTGATGTAAACTTTGATTTTAACATAGCTGCAGGAGCACCAGGGCCACAAGGACCACAAGGACGCAGAGGACCACAAGGACCACAAGGACCACAAGGACGCAGAGGACCACAAGGACCACAAGGACGCAGAGGACCACAAGGACCACAAGGACCACAAGGACGCAGAGGACCACAAGGATATCAAGGACCAAGAGGATATCAAGGGCCTAAAGGTAACACAGGTAATACGGGTGTAGCAGGTGCAGCAGGAGCTAACAGTACTCAACCTTACTTTTATGTAGGTGCTACAAAAGTAACGCAAGTAGGTTGTCACTCACCTTCAACTGTTAGCGTTTCAATGACCAGCAAAACAGGTACAGGAAGTCAAGGGGGTGGTCCAACGATTTATGGTTCTGATTCTTGGGAATATGTATATACGCAGGTAAGTCCTACTTCCGATATAGGCGATGCCTATATAATGACAAACTTAGACCAAGGTCTTGCCTATGACTTAACCCCTAACCGTGCAGATGGCAGTGCTCCTGCTATTGGTGATGTTTTAGTTTTTAATGGTATTGCCCCAACTTATTGGACTAATCTTGGACCCGCAGCAGGAGTAAGTGGATCTGGAGCAGTTGACAATAAATTTGAATTTTCATTTGGAATTCAATCAGGTTGCCAAGGCCCGCAAGGACCGCAAGGAGCACAAGGAGCGCAAGGAGCGCAAGGAGCGCAAGGAGCTTCTGCTTGCGAGCCTTATTTTTGGTTGTCTCCCGGCTCTGGAATAACAGTGCAATCGTTGAAGTCTAATCAAGAGCCAACTGCAACTGTGGCTTTAATACCGGGCCAAGATCAAAGCAACAAACCCTGTGGAAATGAATTTAGATTCAAATTTGGTATTCCACAAGGACCACAAGGACCACAAGGACCACAAGGAGCTTCTGCTTGTGAGCCTTATTTTTGGTTATCTCCCGGCTCTGGAATAAAAATACAAACACTGAAATTTGATCAAGCTCCAACTGCTTCTGTGTCTTTAACCCCCGGACCAGATCAAAGTAATAAGCCGTGTGGGTATGAATTTAAATTTGATTTTGGTATTCCACAAGCTCCACAAGGAGCACAAGGAAAAAGAGGTGCTCAAGGTTACGATGGAGCTCAAGGTTACGATGGAGCTCAAGGTTACGATGGAGCTCAAGGTTACGATGGAGCTCAAGGTTACGATGGAGCTCAAGGATATGCTGGTCCGCAAGGTTATATGGGCTCACAAGGATATGCTGGTCCACAAGGATATTCGGGTCCGCAAGGTTATATGGGCTCACAAGGATATGCTGGTCCACAAGGTTACGATGGAGCTCAAGGTTACATGGGCTCACAAGGATATGCTGGTCCACAAGGATATGCTGGTCCACAAGGATATGCTGGTCCACAAGGATATGCTGGTCCACAAGGATATGCCGGAGCTCAAGGATATGCCGGAGCTCAAGGATATGCTGGTCCACAAGGATATGCCGGAGCTCAAGGATATGCTGGTCCACAAGGATATGCTGGTCCACAAGGATATGCTGGTCCACAAGGATATGCCGGAGCTCAAGGATATGCTGGTCCACAAGGATATGCTGGTCCACAAGGATATGCCGGAGCTCAAGGATATGCTGGTCCACAAGGATATGCCGGAGCTCAAGGATATGCTGGTCCACAAGGATATGTGGGACCACAAGGATATGTGGGACCACAAGGATATGCCGGAGCTCAAGGATATGCTGGTCCACAAGGATATGCCGGAGCTCAAGGATACACTGGTCCACAAGGATATGCTGGTCCACAAGGATATGCCGGAGCTCAAGGATACACTGGTCCACAAGGATATGTGGGACCACAAGGATATGCCGGAGCTCAAGGATATGCTGGTCCACAAGGATATGCTGGTCCACAAGGATATGCCGGAGCTCAAGGATACACTGGTCCACAAGGTTACATGGGCTCACAGGGCTATGTTGGCTCACAGGGATACGATGGAGCCCAAGGCTATCGTGGTCCACAAGGATATGTGGGACCACAAGGATATGTGGGACCACAAGGATATGCCGGTGCCCAAGGATATGTTGGTGCCCAAGGCTATCGTGGTCCACAAGGATATGCCGGTGCCCAAGGATATGTTGGTGCCCAAGGCTATCGTGGTCCACAAGGATACGCTGGAGCTCAAGGTTACATGGGACCACAAGGATATGCCGGTGCCCAAGGATATGCCGGTGCTCAAGGATATGCCGGAGCAACCGGAGCAACCGGAGAAACTGGACCTACCGGCCCAACCGGAGAAACTGGACCTACCGGAGCAACCGGAGATAAAGGACCTACTGGAGATCCGGGCTCAGCTGGTTCTAGCGGAACAGCCGGAGCAACTGGAGCAACCGGAGATGCTGGGCCTACCGGAGCAACCGGAGATAAAGGACCTACTGGAGATCCGGGCTCAGCTGGTTCTAGCGGAACAGCCGGAGCAACTGGAGCAACTGGAGCAACTGGAGCAACCGGAGCAACCGGAGATAAAGGACCTACCGGAGATCCGGGCTCAGCTGGTTCTAGCGGAACAGCCGGAGCAACTGGAGCAACCGGAGATAAAGGACCTACTGGAGATCCGGGCTCAGCTGGTTCTAGCGGAACAGCCGGAGCAACTGGAGCAACCGGAGATAAAGGACCTACCGGAGATCCGGGCTCAGCTGGTTCTAGCGGAACAGCCGGAGCAACTGGAGCAACCGGAGATAAAGGACCTACCGGAGATCCGGGCTCAGCTGGTTCTAGCGGAACAGCCGGAGCAACTGG